GCCCCGTTCGGCGTGCAGGGCATGGCCGACTTCGGCATGGTGCATGTGCAGGCAGGATCACAGGTCGAGTACCTGCTGCAACGGTACATAGACCCGTCCAGGAAGGTCGGGGTGTAGGTGCGGGCTCACGGCAAAGCGAAACCCGCCAGCCGCAAACCTGCCGCGGTCAGGAAGACAATCAAGGCACATAAGGCCGCGAAGGCCGTCAAGGCCCCGAACGCTGGCGGCGGGGGCGTACCGCACACTAAGGGCCGCCGCCACCATGAGTCCGCGAAAACGAAACGTATCGCGGCGAGGAAAGCCGCAGCGACCCGGCGCCGGCACGCTGCGGCGAAACGCCGCGCGCTCGCCAGGGACCTCGGCTACGACGGGTGCGCGGTGCAGGCCATCGCCGCCAGCCTCTGGCTAGCCACCGGGATCAGGGCGCCGGACAGTGAACTCCGGGACCTGTTCGCCGCGGCGGGCGGCCGGCCGGCCGGGGGCGTCTACATCCCGGACCTGCTCGAGGTCATCACCCTGCAAGGTCTCGCCGGCTGCAACCTGGCTAGCTTCACGGCCGCGCACCTGGACGAGGCGGACGAGCCGGGGCTGGTCCTGGGCCTTGACCTGCCAGGCCCGCACACAGTCCTCACCGCCGCCGCGTCACCGCACAGCATTGCGTGGCTGACCTGGGGCGAAACCTGCGACCCTGACACATTCCCTGCCGCGGTCATCGAGGAAGCCTGGCGGCTGGACTGGGGCTCACCGAACTAAAGGGAGCCCGGCTGCGATGAGGATTCACGGACGCGCCGGGATCATCTACGTCGGCCAGACCGCCACCACCGATGCGTCGCCCTGCGCCTATATGACGGACTGGGACATTACCTTCGCTGCGGCCCGCACCGCCCTCGAATGCGTCGGCGACCCCAACCTCATCTACGTCCCCGGCCTCCCCGAGGCGTCCGGGGATTTCACTGGCTGGTACGACACCGAAACCACCCAGACCTACATCGCTGCCGTTGACAGCCTCCCCCGCAACTTCTACCTGTACCCGTCCGTCACCCAGGACGACCGGTATTTCTTCGGCCGGATCCTCCCCGACTTCAACGTCACCAGCAGCACCAGCGGCGCCGTGTCGGTGAAAGCCACCTGGGCAGCCGCCTCACCGGTATTCCGCAGCACCACCCCGGTACCCGTCCCGGCGGACACCGCCGCCGCCGCGGACCTGATCGAGACGGCCGGGCCGCACACCATCACCCTCACCGAAGCTGCGGCAGCAGCCGAAACGCTGGCGACGACCGGCCCGCGCGATATCAGCACCGCCGACCCGGCAGCTGCGGCCGAGGCGTTCGCCCAGTTCAGCGTCGGCGACATTGACGACCAGGGCGGCAGCCACATCTCCGACCAGGCAGGCAACGACATCCAGGCAGGCTAGAAAGGCGGCGGCCTTGACCAAGATCACCGCCTTCTCCGCCCTCGCCCCGGCCAGCGTCCAGCCCGACGACGTCCTCCCCATCGTCGACATCCACGACACCAGCATGGACGCCACCGGCACCACCAGGAAAATCGCCGTCGCCGACCTGGTGCCCGTTGACTGGGTCAACGCCTGCGCTTCCGCCTACGGCGCCGCCCCCGGCGCCGCCGACAACGCACCCGCGATCAACGCCGCCCTCGCCGACGCCGCCGCAGGAAGCCGCGTCTGCTACCTCCCCGCCGGCGTCTACAAAACCAGCACCCCCATCGCCATCCCCCCGTTCACCACCCTCCTCGGCTCCCCCGCCTCCAGCAGGATGGCACCACACGTCTCGCTCACCACCGGCATCACCGGCACCGTCATCCAGCCCGCCGCAACCTTCACCTCCGGCACCTACCCGGCAGACGCCATCGCCGCGATCCTCATCGCCGACCCCACCACCGGCGGCTACGGCATCGCCGCCAACGAACAGCACGTCGAATCCATCCTCATCGACGGCTCCCGCATGTCCGCCGCCCACGGCGGCACCGACGCCACCGGGAACGCCGTCAGCACCGCCGGGATCTGCGTCTACTCCGCCACCGGATCAACCGGCGTCGGCCGCACCAGCCTCACTGACGTCATGGTCCTCAACATGCCGAACTGGGGATACATCAACACCCCCAACGCCGGCGGCGCCATGCGCGCACAGAACGTCAACATCCGCACCTGCGGCACCCTCTCCGGCACCGGCGGCGGCTTCTCCATCCACGCCTCCGACTCCGAATGGCTGTACTGCGCCGCCTACAACTGCCAGGCAGAAGGCTTCCTCATCTACGCCTCCTACGACTCCATCTGGTGCCAGTGCCACGCCGAGCACAGCAACGCCGGCAACGGCTGCATCTCCTACGAAGGGTCTTACAACTCGGGCACCGTCGACTCCGGCGGCATCACCTTCGAGGGCTGCACCACTGACGGCGGCACCACCAACGGCATCTACCTGTTCTCCAACAGCGCCACCGCCACCGCGCCCCCGGTCAACATCACCGGCGGGTTCTTCCGCCGCCCCGGATCAACATCCACCACCAGCAACTACGCCGGCATCGCCGTCGACGGCTACTCCGGGCCCGTCAACATCTCCGGCACCCAGGTTTACCCCGGCCTCCCCGACGGGGCCGGGTCGTTCAGCCCCCAGTGGGGCCTAGCCTGCACCAGCAACAACCACGGCACCAACATCACCGTGTCCGGCAGCGTCCTCAACGGCGCGTCCGGCGGCATCTTCAACGACAACACGGCAGCCACCCTCACCATCTCCGGCGACACCATCTTCGGCCAGGGCCAGGGCGGCTCCAACCTCACCTCCCCCGTCCTCTACGCCCCCGGCGTCACCCTCCAGGCCGTCCACGGCTACGGATCCGCCAGCTCCCAGTACCTGGCCCCCGTCCAGCGGATCCTCGACACCGCCCCCGCCGGAACGCTCGCCGTCACCCACGACCGCAGCGCAGGCATCACCCAGGAACTCACCCCCTCCAACACCGGGCTGCTGTACTGCCAGACCATCACCCTCGCCGCCGGGATCACCTGCAGCAAACTCAACTTCTGGGTCGACACCGGCGCTGCGGGATCCGGCGGCACCAGCGGGTTCGCCGCGATCCTCACCGTCACGGCATCCGGCACCGCGAGAATCGCCGCCGTCTCCTCAGCGATCACCGCCGGTGACTTCCCCGACGACGACGCACCCGCGACAGTCACCCTCGCCAGCCCCTACACACCCCCAGTCACCGGCCAGTATTACGCCGGGATCAGCTTCTACCAGGGCACCCCCCCGCATCTCCTCGCCGCCGACGGCCCCCGCACCACCGCGTTCTCCGCCGCCGCCCCCGCGCTCTGCGGCACCGGCGGCACCTTCACCAGCCCGCCGTCAGTCAACACCAGCATCGGAACGCTCACCGCCAACATCAACGCCGGCTTCTACTGCTGGATCACCTGAATGTTCCCCATCAGCAGCATCCGCAGCGCCCTCGCCGGCCAGATCGCCGCCCAGATCCCCGGCCTCCGCACCGTCGCCACCGTCCCCGGCCAGATCTCCCCCCCGACCGCCGTCGTCCGCCCCGCCCGCGGCACCTTCATCACCTACGGCCAGACCATGGGCGACAACGCCGCCGACCTCACCTTCGACGTCATCGTTCTCACCGCATCCGGCTCCGACCGGTCCGGCCAGACCGAACTCGACAGCTACCTGTCCCCCGACGGCCCGCAGTCCATCTGGGCCGCCATCCGAACCGACCCGTCGCTCGGCGGGGCCGTCTCCTACGCCTACCTCGACCGCGCGTCCGGGTACGGGCTCATGTCCTACGGCGGCGTCGAATACCTCGCTGCCACCCTCTCCGTGATCTGCGGAGCACCCTAGCTGCCGCAGAAGAAGGGAGGTGATGCTCATGCGCTGGTTGGTTGGTCACCCAGGGCCTTTAGCCTGACTTCTCCGTCGCCGACGTCTGCGCCGGCTGGGTCGAGGCCCTCACCGCACTCGGCCACCAGGTCGCCAGATACAACCTCTCCGACCGGCTCACCTTCTACGGCGCCGCCCTCGTCGAAACCGGCACCACCAACGACAACGGCGAGCCCCTCCTCCGCCGCGCCTGCACCAACGAGCAAGCCTCCACCCTCGCCGCCGCCGGGCTCCTGTCCGCCGCCTACACCTTCTGGCCCGACGTCATCCTCCTCATCTCCGCGTTCTTCGTCCCCCCCCACATCATCAAGATCATGCACGGCAGAGGACATAAAATTGTCATACTCCACACCGAATCACCCTACGAAGACGACGACCAGTTGGAACGCGCGCACCTAGCCCACATCAACCTCCTCAACGACCCCGCCAACATCGACGCCTTCCGCCAGGTCTGCCCCGACACCCACTACATGCCCCACGCATACCGCCCCGGCATCCACACCCCCGGCCCCGTCACCCCCGAGCTCGCCTGCGACTTCACCTTCAACGGCACCGGCTACGAATCCCGCATGCGGTTCTTCGAGGCCATGGACCTCGACGGCCTCGACGTCATGCTCACCGGCAACTGGGCCGAGCTCCCCGACGAGTCGCCCATCAGCAAATACCTCGCCCACGAGAAAGACCGGTGCCTCGACAACGAGCAGGTCGTCGACTGCTACCGGTCCGCCCGGGCGGGCATCAACCTGTACCGCCGCGAAGCCCAGGACAACCATGTCGGCAAAGGCTGGGCCGTCGGCCCGCGGGAGATCGAGCAGGCCGCCTGCGGCCTGTTCTTCCTCCGCGACCCGCGGCCCGAAGGCGACGACCTGCTGTGGATGCTCCCCACGTTCGAGGGGCCCCGGGACGCGTCGGACAAGCTCCGCTGGTGGCTTCGCCCCGCTCAGGACCAGACCCGCGCTGATGTTGCGGTGAAGGCCCGGCAGGCGGTAGCTGACCGGACGTTCACCAACAACGCCAGGCGCCTGCTGGCCATGCTCGACCGACAGCCCGCAGTGATCAGCTAGACAGCTTCAAGGACGGAGTGGCACATGGCACGGATCCACGGCCGCAACGGAATCGCCTATTGTGGTGTGCAAAGTACCGATATGGCTTCACCTATGGCGTACGTGTCGGATTTCACCATTAACTTCACAGTTGCGAAGGTTGACGTAACTGCGATGGGTGACACGAACCTCGTCTACGTGGCGGGCCTGCCGGACGCGTCCGGTGACTTCTCCGGATGGTATGACACGGAGACGTCACAGACCTACGTGGCGGCCACAGACGGACTGCCGCGGAACTTCTACCTGTACCCGTCCACGAACCTGGCCACCCAGTATTTCTTCGGCCGGATCCTCCCCGACTTCTCGGTCGCATCCGGCGTCGGCGCAGGCGTGTCAATCAAAGCCACCTGGAACGCATCTGGCCCGATAAAGCGCTACGGCGTGGGCGGCGTCGGGACCTAGCCCGGCGCCTTAGATGGCCGATTTCTACGTCGTCCTTGATGACTTCGAGATTGCGCTGTTCGACGCGCAGGTCGGCGAGGAGATCTCGGCTGTCATCGGGCCCGCAGTGGCGGCGGGAGCGCGGCGCCGGGCTCTGGTGCGGACAGGAGACCTGCGGGATTCCATCGGCTGGAGCCACGGTCACGGCAAGGACGGCGGTTTCACAGAGGTGCATGCGATCTGGTACGACCTGTTCCAGGAACGTCCGGCGAAGCAGATCCGCAAGGCCACTCGCGCGCTGATTGACGCGATGGAACATGACGTTCCCAAACTTCTCTAGGAGATTCGCTTATGCCGGTTCCTAATGGCCGTCCTCGCTCTCGAGCCGGGGCGGCCTCTTCGCCGTCCGCTGCGGCCGTGATAACCGCAGAGGCCGAGCCGGACATGGGCCGGCTCAAGGGCGATGCGGATGAGCGGGCGCTGGCTGAGGTGCAGGCACTCACCCAGGGCCTGACCCCGGTCAACTCGGTGGAGTTCCAGGGGCGCCGGTACCGGATCGCCGCGAAGGTCGGGCTGATGCCCTTGATGAAGTTCGCCGCCGCAGCGGACTCCCAGCTGGACACGTCGGACATGGCGGCCTTGTCAGCGATCTACCACATGCTGCAGGACTGCATCCAGGGTGAGGTACCACCGTGCGGCGACTGCCCCGACTGCAAGAATATCGCCGCAGGTGACCTGACCGCAGTGTGCCCGTTCGCGGACAAGGGCGACTGGCACAAGTTCGAGGCCCATGCGATCGCGTCGAAAGCGGAGGCGGAGGAACTCCTGCCTGTCGTACAGCAGACGGTGGAGATCCTGACGTCGCGCCCTACCCTGCCGCGGTCCGGCTCCTCCAGTCCGTAGCGGGGAACCTTGCCCATCTCGACGGCATGCAACTGGCGAAGACCGGGCGCGGGGTGGAGGGCATGAACCCGCGGCAGCTGTGCAACCTGATCTTCGCTGTGCTTCTCGACGCGAAGGACGAGGAGGGGCGCGAGGAGTTCCTGGAGGAGCTGAGGGCGCCGCTGGATCCGTGGGCGCAGGCAGACGCTGTCTGGGCCAAATACCAGATGCCTTGACTGAGAGGGGTTGCCGTGCCGTCTGTGCTGGCGACCGCCTTCGTGAAAATCGAGGCCATCGGCGCGAACCTGGGCAAGGAAATCCAGGCAGAGACCGCTAAGGGCGCCGCCGGGGCCGGGGCGGCGGGCGCGAAGGCAGGGGATTCGTGGGCTAAGGGCTTCCAGAACTCGAAGCTGGTCAAGGTCTCGGGGATGATCTCGCTGGCGATGGCCGGTGCAGCGGTGGCGTCGGTGAAGATGGCGGCGACGTTCGACGCGCAGATGACCCGCCTGTCCACGCAGGCGGGGGTCGCGGCGCCGAAGCTCGCCGGGCTGAGGCAGGGGGTGCTGGACCTGGCGGGGAAGGTGGGGTTCTCCCCGGATTCTCTCGCGGTGTCGCTGTATCACGTCGAGTCGAACTTCGAGTCGCTGGGGATCACGTCCGCGAAGGCGCTGGGGATCGTGAAGACCGCTGCGGAGGGCGCGGCGGTCGGCGGGGCGAACCTCGAGGATGTGACGAATGCGCTGACCGCTTCGGTGGCAGCGGGGATCCCCGGCGTGCAGAACATGCAGCAGGCGATGGGCGTGCTGAACGCGACCGTCGGCGTCGGCGACATGAAGATGCAGGACCTCGCGGATGCGTTCGGCACGGGCATGGTGGCTGTGGTGAAGGGCTACGGCCTGTCCATCAAGGATGTGGGCGCGGCGCTGGCGGTGTTCGGCGACAACAACATCCGCGGCGCGCAGGCGGGCACGGAACTGCGGATGGCGGTGCAGGCTCTGGCGGTGCCGGCAAAGGCCGGGGCGAAGGAACTCCAGTCGATCGGGCTGAACGCGGCGTCGTTCGCGAAGACGATGCAGTCCGGGGGCCTGCTGCCTGCGGTGGAGCAACTGGTCACGCACATGCGGGAGGCGGGGATTTCCGCCAAGCAGCAGGGTGATGTGATCACGCAGATTTTCGGGAAGAAAGCCGGGACTGGGATCGCGATCCTGGCCGGGCAGTTGGACCGGCTTCAGTCGAAGTACCCGGCTCTGACGAAGGCCGCGGACGGGTTCGCGGATGCGTGGAAGAGAACGCAGCAGACCCCGGCGCAGAAGTGGAAGGAACTGGAGGCGCGGGCCCAGTCGCTGGCGATCGCGATCGGCGTCAAGCTGATGCCGTATGTGATCAAGCTGATGGCGGCCCTGTCGGAGCACTGGAAGGGCATCGCGCAGACCGCCCTGGCGATCGGCGCGGTAGCGGTCGCGGTCAAGGGGCTGAACCTTGCGATAGCTGCAATCGCCATACTGACCGACCCGGTCGCTCTTCTCGTCATCGGGATCGCGGCGCTGGCGTTCGGGATTTACAAGGCGTATGACACGTCAAGTAAGTTCCGGAACATCATCAAGGACATCGGGATCGTCATGCTCGGCGTGGCGGGAGGCGTCGTCCTGGGCGCCAAGTTCATCATGGATGCGATCCTGCTGCTGGTCAGTTCGGTCATCGACTCCCTGGCGAAAGTGTTCGGATGGGTGCCGGGGATCGGGCCGAAACTCAGAAGCGCCGCGAAGGCGTTTGACGGCTTCAGGGCCAGCGCTGACAATGCGTTCAACGGGGTGCTCGGCAAGCTTAACGAGTGGACGCAGGCCCTGGAGAAAAGCAAGGAGCCTGCGGCGAAGCAGACGACGGCCATCCTCAAGGAGTTCCAGAACCAGGCGAAAGGCGCCGACACTGCCCGGGCGGCGCTGGACAAGTACACCACCGCGCTCAGCGAAGGCTGGGCCGGGTCCGCCGCGTCGAAGGCAGCCAGGAAGTCGCTGCTGTCCGACCTGGAGCAGGCCGGGGTCGACGCCAACACTGCGCGTACGGACGTCAACCGGTACACGACCGCCGTGCAGCAGAACGGATCCCACTCCGAAGAGGCACACAAAGCCCGGCTGCAGCTCATCTACGACATCGAGTCCGCAGCCGGGAACGCCCGGCAGGGCCACGCGGACCTGGACAAATACAACCAGACCATCAAGAGAAACGGGGCTGACTCCGATGCGGCGAAGAAAGCCCGGCAGCAGGTAATCACCGACCTGGAAAACGCCGGGATCAACGCCCAGACCGCGAGACGGCTGGTCGACGACCTGACCACGGCCTACGGCAAGGTCCCCAAGCATGTCTACACCGACATGACTTACACCGCTGCGGGCAACTGGTCGATCAAGCAGATCTTCCCCGGGTCGCCCGGGCCGGGGAACGCCAGCCGCGCCACCGGCATCTGGACCGGCGCGACAGGCGGGAAAATCCCCGGGTTCGGCGGCGGGGACATCATCCCGGCGCTGCTCGAGCCCGGCGAGACCGTCGTCGACAAGCAGCGGACGAAGGGCCTGGCCGGCCTGTTCAAGGCGATCGGCGTGCCCGGGTTCCTCACCGGCAGTTACGTCGGCTCCAGCCCGCCGGGGCTGGGCAACTGGACGGTGAAAGAAGACAAGGCGCAGAACAACCAGGTCGCTGAAGCGCTGAAGAACGCCGTCCTCGCGGGGATCGCGGCGGCGCGGGCGGCGACCGGCAGCGGCAGCGCCATCGCGGAGTTCGCCCAGTCGTTCGTGGGCAAGGTCCCCTATGTCTGGGGTGGTACATCCCCATCTGGCTGGGACTGCTCGGGCATGGTTGAGTACGTTTATAACCATTTTCACCTGTACCCACCGCGGACATCGCAGGACCAGTGGAACTGGGTGAACCGGAAGAAAGGCCCGACCACCGGCGGCCTGGCGTTCTTCGTCGGCTCCGGTGACGGCGGCTCCGTCTCCGCCCCCGGCCATGTCGGCATCGTCATCTCCCCGTCGCAGATGGTCAACGCAGAAGCACCCGGCCTGGGCACGCAGGTCGCCGGGCTCGGCGGGGCGGTCGGGTTCGGCACCCCGCCCGGCGGGTTCGGCGGCGGCGGCGGGGCCGTCCCGGCGGGGGCCATGTCGGCGCAAGACGTCGCGAAACTGTGGGTGGCTGCGGGCGGCCCCGGCGGCCAGTACGCGAACATCGCCCAGGCCATCACCGGCGCGGAATCCGCCCGCCGGCCGTCCGCTGTCCAGCAGGGCCAGCCGTACTCGACGACCGGCTGGGGCCTTTGGCAGATAACGCCTGGTAATTCCGTCCCGTCGGTGGGCGTGAACCAGGCCCTGCTGATCCCGATGAACAACGCCCGCGCCGCCGTTTACAAGTTCCATGCGGCGGACGGGTTCTCGCCGTGGACGACGTACGAGTCGGGGGCGTACAAGCCGTACCTGATGGACAAGGGCGGCACGCTGCCGCCCGGCCTGTCGCTGGTGAAGAACAACACCGGGAAACCCGAGCACCTCACCCCCGCCGATGGCGGGGGGGACGGGGCGTCGCTGGATGACGTGTGCGGCCTGCTGTCGGCCCTGATCAGCGTGGCCGCAGCGGCTCCGGGATCAACGGCGGCGGGGATCACGGGGGCACTTGGCGGCGCGGCACGCACTGCCGGCTATTCCGCCATGTACCGGTAGGGGGGTGAGCGGACATAACGGACAGCCTCATCCTCGCGAACGCGATCGAGCTCATCGGCGCGGTCGGCGGGGTCCAGTCCACCGACCCGCGGTGTCCCGGCGCATCCTTCCGCCTCCAGCCCGGCTACGACCTCGGCGCCCCCGCACCCACCACCGACATGGTCGCCTCGCTGCTCCTCGACGGGGAACGACCGTTCGGGTACCGCGCCTCCAACCGCACCATCACCCTCCCCGTCCTGATCACCGCCCCGGACTTCTACACCCTCGCCGCTGCCCGCGAAGTGCTCCTGTCCGCGATCAACCAGCAGACCTGGACGATGCGGTGGACCCGCGACACGACCGGGCCGTACGCGGGGAACACCAGCCTGATGCCGCTGCTGTTCGACTGTTTCCGCGCCCAGGCATCCGTGATCAAATGGGGCGGCCCGGACCAGTACAACCTGCACCCGTACGGCCAGCTGACCCTCACGTTCCAGGCCCTCCCGTACGCCCGGTCGGACCTGCCCGTCGTCGTGGATTTCCCGTCGCCGATCTCCGGGCAGACCGCCCCGGCCGCACCGGTGCTGATCGACGATTTCACGTCGGTGACCGCCTCCGGGTGGACGCAGGCCACAGCCGGGCCGTCAGGGTCGTCAGCGTGGTGGCCGCCGCCCGGCGCCCACCCTGACGGGACGGGCGTCCACCCCTCTTACACGGTCACCGGACTGGACCTGGACCTGACCGGCCTCGCCGCGATCACCATGTGGACCGGGTTCTCGTCCACCCATTTCTTCGGCGCCTGGTGCCGGGCAGGCGGCCCGGTCCGGTTCGCGTTCACCCTCACCGACAGTTCAGCGAACACCCTGTCGTTCGCGAAATCCGTGGTGGTCCTCGGGTCGGACCAGGCCGCTGCCCCGAAGTGGACGAAAATCCGGATCCCGTTCCCGACCCTGACTGTCGCCGCGCTCGCGTTCGATTTCACTGCGGTCGCCGGATACACGGTGCAGGTCACGAACATGGGCGGCGGGGACCTGCGGTACACGAACTTCTACCTGGATGACCTGTATGCGGTGCCGCCGCCGGTCGAGCAGGATCTCGCCCCGGTCCGCGGCGCCGTCTATGACCTGGCGGGGATCGTCGGCACGGCACGCGGGCCCGCGTCGTGGCAGTTCCAGCTGCCGGGTGGCGGCGGCGGTTCCCTGGTGGAGACCACCCAGACGTTTACCACGGCCGGGAATTTCCAGTGGACCGCGCCGTACGGCGTGACGACGGTCGCGGTGGAATGCACGGGCGGCGGCGGCGCGGGCGCACCCGGCCCGATCGGCGGGTCCGGCGCTGGTGGCGGCGGTGGCGAGGCCGCATATGACCCTGCGGTCGCGGTAACCCCGGGGAATATCTACAGTTTCACCGTGTCCGGCGGTGCCGGGGTCGGCGGCGGCGGCGGGGGCAGCGCGGGCGTATCCGAGTTCACCGGCGATTCAGTGACGGTAACCGCTCACGGCGGGACGAACGGCACCGGCAGCGTCGGCGGACTCGGCGGCACCGGGTCGGCTGCGCCGGTGCATTACGACGGCGGCGCGGGCGGCCTGGCGTATACCGGCGGCGGCGGCGGCGGAGGCGGCGGCGGGGGCGGCACCGGCGGCGCGGGCGGCGACGGCGGCGACGGGGGCGCCACCGCAGGCGGGACGGGAGGCACCGGCGGCGCGGGCGGCACGCCCGGGTGGACCGGCGGCGCGGGCGGACACGGCCTTGGCAAAACCGGCGTCAGCCCCGCCAAGCACGGCATCTGGCCCGGCGGCGGCGGCGGCGGGGGCAGCCCGAACGGCAACGCCGCCGACGGTGCAAACGGCCAGGTCGTCCTCACCTACCTGTACCCGCAGACCTCCAACACCCTCCTCGCCCACCGGCCCGCACCCGGCGCCCCCGACACCCTGTGCCCGTTCGTCTCCCCCGGCCCCGACGACACCCCCGACGGCACCAGCCAGTACCCCGTCCCGTCCCTCGTCCCGTCCCTCAACGCCAGGTTCGCCGGCACCTACACCGTCGTCCTCGTCGCCAACGTCTGGGACAGCCCGACAACCCCGAGAACCCTCACCGTCACCGTCACCCAGTGGGAACAGCCCAGCGGCGGAGCGTCCTACACCACGTCAGCGTCCGCTACGGTCACCCCCAGCAGCCTGCCATCGCAGATGGCCATCCTCGGCGAGGTCACGCTCCCCGTCAACGCCCTCGCCCCCGACAACTTCGCCGCCTACTTCACCGTGGCCATCACATCCACCGACACCTCCGACACATTCCAGGACGTCCTGTTCCTTGACACGATGGGATCAACGGTCATCATCCAGTCCCCCACCGGGTACGCGAACTATTACCTGGACGAGCCGACCGTCGACCAGGACCTGGGCCTGATCATGGGCTCAGTGTTCGACCGGTCCGCGGCGGTGAGTCTCCTGGACCGGGCCATCGTGTCCGGCCCGGGCATCGGCGTCGACCCGGACAACAACCAGCAGCTGCTGGTGTACTCAACGGGCGGGGCGCCGTCCGTCCAGCTCACATACTGGCCTAGATGGTGGAATGACCGTTTCGCATGACATCTGAGAAGTCGATTGCGACGGAAAACCGGCTCAACAGCCTCATCGGCCAGCTCGGATCCTGGACCGACCCGGGCCAGTGGTGGCTCGCCAACGGCCAGAACGGCTGGACCAACGAGACCGGTGACCTGCACGCCGCGTTCCTGCTGCTCCCGTCTTCTATCGGCGCCGTGAACCTGGTTCTCACCTGCGGTTACCTGAACACCGGGACGACAGCGAACGGCACCCAGATCATGGGCACCCTGCCGGGTGATTTCCAGCCGCAGAACGCCCCGGTCCGGATCCCGCTCGCCACAACCGGCGGCACCAGTGCCATCGTGAACGTCCCGTACCTGTTCATCGGCACAAACGGGGTGTGTTCCTGCCAGCGGGTCGACTCGAGCGTGACCGCAGTCGCCTGGAACACGATCTACCCGCTCAACGCCTACGCCTTCTAGGGGGCCCGGATGATCGGCGAGCCGGGCATCTCCCAGGTCATGACGCAGACCCCCGCCGGCACCCATCAGCGGTGGCTGGGCGCTCTCGGCCATGTCACCCCGGCCGCCTACTCGTATGCGCTGCCCGGCGGCCCGGACCAGCTCACCTGCACCCTGCAGGCGGACGCGAGGTTCCGCACCGACGCCCTCGACCCCGGGCGGACCGTCCGGGTTTACCGCGGCGGCCAGGCCGTCTGGGACGGGAAGCTCCTCGAGCCGTCTCCCGGCCCGGACGGGTGGACGATCACCGCGAACGGCGCCGGGAACCTCGGAACCGATTTCCTGGACTTCTGGACCGTCCCGCACTGGACCGACGTTAACTCTCACATCAACGCCGCCATCACCCGCGGGCTCCGCTGGGTCAACCCCGGCCTGTCCAACACCGGCCTGTGGTTCGGGCAGGTCGTCGACCAGGGCTCGCAGACCATCACCGATCTCCTGAATATGTGCTGCACGTCCGGCGGCCAGGTCTGGTATGTGCGCGTCACCCCGCAGGGCAACGTCCTGTCGATCTTCCCGCTGCCCGCCATGGCGGACCGGGTGCTGATTTCCGCGACCCCCGTCGCGCGGACGCTCGGCGGGGACATCAACTCCCTGTATGTCCGCTATCAGAACTCCCTCGACGGCGCATCCGCCGCGACGTTCTCGACGGTGAACGTCACCACCCCGGCGTCCATCACGAAGCACGGGGTCCAGGAAGCGTACGAGGATTTCTCCTCAGCCGGCTACCAGACCTCCGGCACCATCACCACCGACGCCGCGAACATCCTCGCCCGCTACCAGCGGGCCAGTTTCGCGGGGCCGTTCACCGCCCGCCACGGCGAGGTCCTCACCCTCGGCGGCCAGCCAGTCGACATCGGCACGGAACAGGCCGGCCACGTTTACAAGGTCATCCTCACCGACTACGGGTACGGCGGGGAGATCGTCCCCGGCCCGGTGACGTTCCTGTCCGGCGCAGTCGCCTACGACGACGCCGCGCAGACCCTGACGATCACCCCGTTCCAGTCACTGAACCTGTCCGTGACGAACATGCTGTCCGCGGTGTCGACGACGATCCCGCCGGTGAAGATCCCGCGGGCGCCGGGGCACTGGGGCGGTCATCACAAAGGCTGGATCGCCACCCCCGGGTATCATCTGGTGCGCACGCCCACGGGAGCGAAATGGGTTAAGTGGACTGGCGCGAAGCATCACAAGAAGAAATGAGGGGCTGTTGATCGGCGAGCTCGCCGTCGGGGACGTGATCGCCGTCAGGACATCCGGATGGGCCGCTGATGTCATCCGGTTCACCGAGGCCCTCGGCGGGAAATCGAACCTCGCCTCCCATGTCGCGATCGTCCACCACCGGGACATCCGGAAACGCTGGTGGGGGATCGAGGGGCGCCCCGGCGGGGTCGGCTGGGTGGACATGGCCAAGTACACCCGCGGGCCGTTCGCGAAGTTCGGGAACTCCAACTCCGCCCAGCCGCGCACCGAGGCGCAGCGGGTCACCATCGCCACCGTCGCAGCCGGCCTCCTCGGCGTGGGCTATGACTGGGCGGGCGGGATTTTCGCCGACGGCCTCGACGACCTGCACCTGGGGTCGCTGGCGGTGCTGCTGGATCTGTGGTGGGGCTGGGCGGACAAGTCGCATCAGGCGCCGGGGCATCTGGTGTGCTCGTCCGCGGCGGCGTGGGTGTACCGGTCGCTGGGCCTGCCGCGGCCTGCTGGCACGAGCGAGCGGATCCAGCCGTCGGACTGGTGGGACTGGAACACCGCGGCAGGGTGGGAAACCTGAGCGGCCGACGCGCCGGTAACGAGGGGAAGCTGGGGAACCCAGCCGGAACGGGTTTAGCGACAGGCAGAGACGCGGCGCGCGAGAGCCGCCGCAGAGCGCGTGGTCCCGCCCCTGGCCGCCTGGTTTCACGTGAAACATCTATTGCGGGAGCAGTTCATGCCCCGGCACGACCCGGCCGAAGCAATCGCCGCGCAGCTCGTCCTGGCCCGCCAGACCATCGACGCTCAGATGGCATCCCACGAACACGCCGCTGACATCCGGTTCCAGAACATCCAGGATGAAATCGACCGGCGGTTCGCGTCCTTCCAGCGCGAAGTCGAACAGCGGTTCCTCGACGGGAAAGAACAGACCGCCGCCGCCGACACGGCTCTCGAGCGGCGGCTCGACGGCATGAACGAGTTCCGGCTGCAGATCTCCGACCAGGCCGCCCGGATGGTCTCCCGCGACATGTTCGAAGCCGCCCAGGATTCGATCGACCGGCGCATCAACGCCGACCGCGGCAACTGGGAACGTCTCCTCGCCCAGGCCACCGCGTCGGTGAAAGACCGCATCGACAAGCTCGAGGCCGAGGCGGACAAGTCACGGGGGAAATCCGGGGCGAACGCCCAGCTGGTCGCGATCATCTCCCTGGTCATCGCCGTCATCTCCGTGATCATCCTGTTTCTCAAGCTCAAGTAGGAGATGTGGTGCTGGTGCCGGGCGTGCCGGACAGCGCCGTCGTGCTCGTCATCGTGATCACAGTGTGGATCCTCGTGTCCCGGTTCATCACCCGTCGTTGAGGGGGCAGGATGCCTGCAGGCAGGCTCACGATCGGCGATGACGGCCTGCTCCGCGGCCCGGCGGCCATCACCTGGAACGACCCCATGCCCACGCCGAACGGCACGCCGGGCGGCTTCGGGACAGCCTGGGGCGGGGTCATCCACACCGAGGTCGGCTACGAGCACAACGTCATAGAAGAGTTCAACAACCCCGCGGCCCAGGCCAGCGCTTACTTCAGCATCTCCGTAACGGGCGGGATTCACCAGTACGGCACCCTGGGGCACGACTGGATGGCGTGGACCCAGTGCGCCGGCAACCCCCATTACCGCGGCGTCGAGCACGAGGACCAGGGCAACCCGGCCAATCCGATGACTGACGCGCAGCTCACCGCCTCCGCCCAGGTGTTCGAGGCCATGAGCGCGTTCGACGGCTGGCCCCTCGCGCCGGCGGACGACCCGGACGGCGGCCGCGGGATCCTCTTCCACGTGGACGGCGGCGCAGCCTGGGGCGGCCACGACTGTCCCGGCAGGGTCCGCATGGCACAGCGGACGGAGATCATCGCCCGGGCGCTGGCCATCCGCTCAGGCACGCCGCCGCCGCATGTTGTCGTCGCCCACGTCACCATCGGCATGGACTCCCTCGCCGAGCTCGCCGCCGAGCATCACATCACCCCTGCGGCGATCATCCGGCAGACCGCCCTGTCCGGCACCCCGGCCCAGAACGCAGCCTTCGGCGACTACGTGAACCAGATCTTCCTGGGCCAGGTCCCGCCGGGCACGCACATGCCGCCGGGACTGACCCTGTACCTGCCGTCCGCCTAGGAGGCCACTGTCCTGAAACTGCTGCGGCAGGAACCCGTCCTTGCTGCCGCTGTCATACAGATCATCGTCGCGCTGGCGACCGCGTACGGGTTCGGCGCGTCCGCGCAGGTGGTGGCAGCGGTCCTGTCGGCGCTGCTGGCTGTCCTCGGGGTGACGGTGCGCCAGCAGGTGTCCCCGACAGGGCCGCGGCCGCCGTCACATGCCGCGCCGCCCCCGGCGCCCGGTCCGCCAACTACCTAAGGAGGGCCATGGATGCTGACCAGGCCAGGTTCCGCGGCCTGCAGTTTGCCGTGCAGCTCTGGGAAGGCCGCGACAGCGACGGGGACATCAACGGCGAGGTCCTCGCCACCGGGCAACTGTTCGCCAGTGTCCTGCACGGCACGCCCGCCGTCCTCGTCCTGACGGCGTCACGGTGGACGTTCGAGCAGGGCCGCCCGGCTCTGCCGGTACCTACTCGATTTCTGGGAGAGAACATGTCTGTGCAGATGTCTGACACGCAGGAAGTCACCTATGCGGTTGCGGCGGACGATTCCAAGGGGTTCCCGGTCGCGGACACGCTGACCTGGTCGGAGGACTCCGGCGGCGTGGTCGTGGCCGCCACCCCGTCCGCTGACGGAAGCTCGTGCCTGTTCGTGGCGGCGGCGCCGGGGACGGCGACGATCACGGTGACGGACGGGACGCTGTCGGCGTCGGATCTGATCACGGTGACTCCGGGCGGGGTGGCGTCGCTGGTGCTGACCCCGGGCGCGGTGACGGACCAGCCTCCGCCGCCACCGCCGCCCGCTCCGTGAGTGTTATGATGTAATCCCGTCTGACAGATCGGCCCCGGTTCCGCGCAGTCTGATAATGCGCGGGCCGGGGCCGGTTTTTGCATGCCAGGGCTACCTGAGCTCGGCCAGCGCGGCAGGCAGATACTCAGCCAGGTCCTGGCCGTCGTCACCAAGGTCTGCACGTCCGTACAGGCCGGTGTAGAACCCGGCCCAGTCGAACGAGACGCCGGCGAGATCCTCGGCGCCGATCCAGTGCCCGGACCTGAGGGGCACGTCTTCCTGGTCGGCGAGGTAGGTGCGGTGCGCCAGCGTGCTCATTTGACGTCCTCATGGCAGCCGCAGTCCGGGCACATGCAGTCCATGCCCTCGAGACCCTCGACGTGCCCGCTGCATTCGACGCACGGGCACTGGCACCAGTCACTGCCTGCGACGGGGTTTCGGGCGAAGTGGGGGAAGGCGACGTGCCCGGCAGGCCATGCCGACGGCGGGCAGTCCGGGCAGTAATGCTTCCCGGCTATCTCCAGCCAGTCCTGGACGGCGCCAGCACGGACTGCGTCGGCAATGGTCCCCCAGACAGCGTTGTCGTCGCCGGGGTCGCAGTCTGCGCTGCAGTTGTCGCAGCGGACCCAGTAGTACGGCTTGCTCTGAAGGCTCATGCTGCGCTCCTTGAATGGTTCCATGCCTGGTCGTTCAGGTAGGTGCGGTGCGCCAGCGCTGCCAGCAGCTGCGCGCCGGGCGCATCCGCGATCGCCGCGATGTACGCCATCCGGGACTGGGCAGGACCCGACGACCGGTACGCCTGGAGGAAGATCTGGTCGGCGGCGGTGAGGATCCGCTGCGGGACGGTGACGCGGGCGATTGCCGCGTCGAGGTCAGTCTCGGCCTGGCGGGCGGCCGCCAGGCGGTCGTGGATGGCGCGGCGGGGGGACGTAGGATGGTAGGTGCCATTCCCTGTGGTCATGACTGGTCATCTTCTTCGGCGTGCTCGTCGGTCCTGCTGGTGATCCATGCGCGGTAGCGGGTGAGTGCTTCCGTGATGATGGCGTTGAGGGGGTGTCCTGTTTCCGCGGCGTGCTCACGCAGCCACGTTTCAAGGGCTTCCGGGGGGCGGGCGCTGAGCGGCCGCCGCAGGTGCTCGTCAGGCATCTTCGTGCTTCCCGTGCTTCGGCGGCGGCGGGGTGTAGCCGAGGGTGGCTGCGGTGATCGCCTCGCCCACGGGCAGGTTCTTGAGCACCTCGCCAAGGTGTATGACACCGGCCAGAGGCATGTGGTAGCGGGCGGCGATGCGCTCGGCATCCGCTAGTTCCCTATCGCTGAGTTTCATGGCATCCGCCATAGGTGCCCAGACTGACCTGGCGCGCTTAGCTTCCTGTCAATCTCAGCGTCTAGTGCCATGATGAGCAGGAAGTCCTCAGCCACTGGCAGTCGGCAGCCAGTACCCTTGGCGACTTCTCTCGCAGTCATCCACTGCCCGCGATGCGCGTCCATGAACGCTCTTACTGATTGTTCGGCATTGCTGAGTGTCTCGCCCATTTTTGGCTCCCTTGCTTAGCTGGTAGTACCAGTCTATGACCCGGTACTACCAGCTGTCAAGCAGCCCAGCCCGCCTCCTGTATGACAGTCATCTCGAACGTGTCGCCGCCGCGGCCGTCGAACACCACCAGCGGCACCAGCACCGGCGCGCCTACCGCATGCCGCCCCGCGGGGCGCCGGGTCAGCACAGCCGTCACCCCCAGAACCCCCGCGGCAGCCGCCACCGCCGCCATCAGCACCACACCCCCGGCCACCTGGTGCATCCGCAGGCCCGGCACCCCCCGCGCCAGCCGCAGCCACTGAACCGCGCACGCCTTCCCGGTCCCCCGCAGACGCCCGAACCCGAACATCCCGGCATGCACGAACAGCGGCCGCGCCACCAGCGACACCACCACCGGGATCACCCCCGCCGCGATCAGCCGCTGCACGATCCGCGCGTCCCGCTCCCCCTCCGACACCAGCCATCCCCCTCTCCCACGGGAAAGGCCCCTGCCCGCAGGTCACGCTGCGGGCAGGGGCCCCAGGACGAGCCCGGCCGTCGTCGGACCGCAGCGCCCGCCCTTCGCGGCGTCCTGTCAGGAAAACGCCGCGCCGGCCAGCGGCCTAGAACGGCGCAGGCGCCAGCTTCACGACCTGCGTGTCCGACACGACACCGCCGTTGATGCTGACCTGCGTCCACTTCAGCGGCTGCGGGAACAGGGCGCTGCCGGTCGAGGTCGCGACGATCGGCCGGGAGAAGTTGTCGCTTCCGCCGGAGATCACCATCACCGTGCCGGCCTGCGTGTGAACGCCGCCGGGCAGGTGATTCGACACGATCACGACACTGGCTGCGGTCTGGCCGCACGGGGTAAGACGGAACCGGTAGCCCGACGGGACCGGGGTCTGGCCGTGAAAGTCACCGACGCACTCGTTGCTGCCGCCGTTGTTCGGGTTGTAGTTGAACTCGAACGACGTCGCAGCCGTCAGGGCCGCGCTCTTGATCAGGGCGCACTGGTGGTTCGTGAACACCGACCCGGCCTGCTTCGCGCCCGATGCCTTGCACCACAGCGGGACGACTGTGCCTTCGGCGATCGGGGTGAAGTCCTCGCGCGCGTTGGTGTTGCTGCCCTGGTCGAGGTTGACGTAGGTGTTCGCGTTGCCGGCCAGGGTCGCCGACTCGGGAAGCCCGGTCGCGCCGGGGTTCTGGAAGATGACGTCAGTGCAGGCTGCGCCGCAGGCGTTGGTGGCGTCCGGGCGGGCGGCTGCGTTCGCGGCGGCTGCGCCGGCGAGGGCCAGGGCGCTGGCGGCGAACCCGGCCGCGGCGATCCTGGCGGTTGTCTTGAACATGATGATCTGCTCCTTTGAGCTCGGTATACCGTTCCCGCCCCGGGTCCGGCCGGACCCTCTCCCCGCGCGGGCGGTTGCGCACCGGCATCATCCCACGTCAAGAGTCACATTGGTACGCGAAACGCCAACCGACAGTAACAGAATAGTCACGCTGCGAGGATCTATGCGCCGTTTCCGGCCGCATTACGTAGCCGCGGGCGGCTCTCAAGGGCCGCGCTCTCGACCTTGACCGCCGCGACCACGTACCGCTGCGGCTCGCCCTTCAGCGACCGCCGCAGATTTCCCTTCGCCGCGACCTCGACCGCTTCGTCTCGTGACAGCAGCGGATCATCGGAACTGAGCACAACCCACCCCGACGGGGCGGCCGACGGCACAGGCCCGGCGGGCGCCGCGACCATCTCCCCGTCACCACAGAAATGGTCGCGGGTGAAATCATGCACCCACCCGTCGAACTCGCATCCGCCCATGGCCTCACAGCGGGCGATGATCTTCCGGCACTGGCAGTAAACAGTTGCAGTCACTGGCGCTCCTGAATGGTTGCCTTGTGCTTTCCCTGGATGTTACGCCAGGCTTTCCAGTCGTCAACGGGTTTCCGGTGGCGATGTCCACCACGGACCATTCTCTCTGAGGTGTTCCCGCAGGTCAGCGCGGAGATCCCGGAGCCGCAGCCGCGACATCAGGCCAGCTTTGATGTCGGGACGGCCGGGGTGGGTGTAGAGCCGCGCGACGCGTCTCCCGTTCCGCCTGCCGCAGTCGTCCCGCTCGTTAATGATGTGGCCGACGCGCAGACCATCAACCTCAATATCGTAAAGGCCGTGCGCGGCGGAGCGGATGATGAGTTTCACGGCGAGTCCAGCAGTCCCGCGTCGTGGAGTTTCCCGAGTTCCTCCCAGTACAGCCGCCGGTAGTCGTCGGGGTAGCGGCGGGCCAGGGCCTCCTGGGCGCGTTTGCGGGCGCGGGCCATGCGGTTGTTCCGGGCCCGGTACTCGGGGTGGTTGCGGCGGTAGTCGCGGACGTACTTCGCCCGGGCGTCTTTGGGCTTCAGCCGGATCTCAGCCACGACCCGTCACCCCGCGAAGCGCTGAGAGCCGTTTTGCGGGCTCAGGAATGCCTGGCCTAAGTGTTGTGTCCAGACGCCCCTGAACGGCCCGCAGAAATCGCAGGGATCGACGGCTAGGGGCATTCACGGGCCGGCCTCCCCCGCAGCATCCGCCTCTGCGGCCCTCAGCGACTCCAGCCATGCCCGGCCGGACTCATCCAGCGGGAACCCCCACCGCCCCGATCTGTTCTGAACCATGCCAAGACCAGCAGGATCCACACAGACGACCGCAGGCCGCCGGTTGTAGTTCACGTCCTGATGCCTGTCGAACGTGCTCAGCCCGGTGAACTCACGGCCGCACGGCGAGCATTTGCACACACTCATCGCACGGTCACCTTCGCGAAAGTTCGCGTTTCGCCGCCGATGACCTGCCGCATCGCATCGTCCAGGTCGATGCCCAACTTGTTGCCCAGCGCGTACAGCGCCAGCCCAACATCGGCATACTCCTTCAGCACCCCCGGCCCGTCTGGGTTCTTGAGCAGCTCGCCTGTGAGCTCGCCGATTTCCTCCATGACCTTGAGGGCCTGCAGGTACTTGTCCGGGTACCTGTCGATGCCGTGCTTGTCGATGATCTGCCGCGCGAGTTCGTGACCATTCATAACTTCCACTTTCTAACGATTTGACTTGATTGCTGATAGTTCGCCGATTATGGGGACCTCGGCGGCAGCAGCGCCAGCAGCCGGTCCGCGAGATCCGCCTGATCCGCCAGGCCCCACGTCGCCACCACCTCCGGCAGCACCTCGATCAGCCCGATCCGCGTCACATCCCAGTGCGCCACACCCGAGTCCCGGTCCCGCATGCCCTCCATGGCGGCCCGGATCCACCGTGCCTGCGGGTCCGGCTCGATGCTCACGCCAGCCCCCCCGCCGCTGCGGCGTCGTCAAGCCCGGCACGCCGCCGGGCCGCCGCATATGCGTTCGTGATCCTCGCCGCCAGGGCGGCTACCTGCGGGTCGGCGGCCGTCAGGCCAGCCCGCCCGAGCCGGGCCGTCGTCTGGCAGCCCAGGCACTGCGTGTACGTCTCGCCCTTCGGCCGCGGAAACGTGCTCCCGCAGCCACACAGGCCCATCTCGGCTCTCACGCCGCACCAGCTCCCGTCTCTTCCGCTTCCATCCCGAACGTGTTCCAGGACGTCCACCACTGATGCCCGCAGCCGCCGCACCGGTAGTACGCCCGCACACCATCCGGGCCATCACCGCGCACCAGATACGGCCGGGCAGTGATCGCCCGCTCCTGCGTCACGCACTCCCCGCAGTTATCGGCAGGCCGGGGCAAGGTCATCGCACACCGCCCGCCAGATGCGCAGGCGCCAGATCAACGAACCGGCCGTAGTGACCCTGGAACCCCACCGTCACCGTCGCCCGCGGCCCATTCCGGTTCTTGTCCACGATCAGGTCCGCCTCACCCGCACGCGGCGACTCGGCCTCATAGTGATCCGGGCGGTGAATCAGGATCGCGATATCCGAATCGTTCTCAACCGCGCCCGACTCACGGGCATCCGACATGTACGGACGTTTGTCATGCCGGGCCTCAGGTCCCCGGTTCAGCTGGCACAGCATCACCACCGGGATCCGGAACTCGCGGGCAATCGCCTTCAGCCCCGACACCAGCCGGGCAACCTCCTGCTGCCGGTTCTCCCCGCCCGCGCCGTCCATCAGCTGCAGGTAATCGACGATCGCCACCTGCGCCGGATCTTTCCGCGCCATGCCCCGCAGCCGGGCCCGGATATGCGCCAGCGTGATCTGCGGCGTGTCATCAATGATCAGCTTCGAGTCGGCGAACCGCGGTGATGTGGCCGCGATCCGATCCCACTCGTCCTCATCCAGGGTGGAGTCGGTGATCCGCTTCAGCAGCACCGACGACTCAGCAGCGATGAGACGGTCCATGACCTCGTCGCGGTCCATCTCCATCGTGAACAAGATCACCGGCAGGTGCTGGCGCATCGCCACATGCCGGGCAATGTCCTGACCCAGCAGCGATTTGCCCAGCGACGGCCGCGCCGCGATCGTCACCAGCTGGCCCGGCCGCAGCCACGGCACCAGACTCCGCAGATCCAGCCACGGCACCTGCACGACACCCGGCTGCTTCCCCGCCTCCAGCCGCTCGAACGACGACACGAACAATTCCGACACCGGAACCGCAGCCCCGTTATCACCCGACACTGTCAGGGCGTCATCCAGCAGCTTCCGCGCCAGGTCACCGCCGCCCTCAGGATCAAACGCCGGATCCTTCAGCAGGTCCGCGATTTGCAGCAGCGCCACCTCGCCCCGGCGGCGCACCGCAGCGTTCAGGACCGTCCGGGCATGCGCCTCGTACGACGCCGTCACATAACCGGCCAGGCCGGCGAGGATCACCCCCGCCTGGCCGGTCCGCCAAACCCCCGCCTCGACGGCGACAAGCCGCTTCAGCACCGACGGCGGCTCATGCGGCTCCCCGCTTTCCGTCACATACCGGACAGCGTCGTACACGGCCCGGTGGATCTGGCTGCCGAAACAATCCGCCGACGGCAGGATCTCGATCAGCGTCTCCGCTGCACGGCGGGACGCCAGCATCGCCGCCAGGACGGCCTTCTCGGCGAGGTCAACGTCCGGCATGACCACCGGCGGCGCGTCGATGACCGTCATGACTGCCGCCGCCTGTCGCGGCCAGTCATCGGCACCACAAGGCACATCTCGGCGAGCCGGCTCGCGACGCGCTCGCCGGTCTGCCCGGAAAGCTTGGTCGGCGGCAGGTTGCTCGTGACAATCAGCGGCAAGCACGTCACATAACGGTGGTCGATGACGCTGTAGATGCGTTCTTGCGTCCACTCTGACGCTTTCTCGGCGCCCAGATCGTCCAGGACCAGCAGGTCAGCGTACTGGCAGTCCCGAACCCGCTGACGTGCTTCATCACCAGGCCGCAGATCGTCCAGAAGATCCGTCATGCGAGTGAAAATGACAGTGGGTCTCACCCGGCCGACAGTCCAGTGCTCGTCTTCGCCATGCGGGAGCGTCCCTGTGGCCAGACACCACTCAGCCGTGGCTACCCATGCAGCATGAGTCTTGCCGGTACCGACCTGGCCAGCCAGGTAAAGCCCCTGCGCAGTCCGGCCGCGGGCCGCCCATTCCGTGACGTCAGCGGGCACATTGATCGGGTCACGGAACCGTGGCGGAACAAACCCCGCAACAGCAGCGGAAACTTTCTTTCCAGCGCAGATCGGGCACCGCGCTGACCGCCAGCCGGGGGCCTCACCTGCGACTTCCAGGTTCACGGCCCCCCGGCCGTCGCATGTGGCAGATACCGCGCCGGGGAACTTGCCGAGCAGGTTTTCGTGTGCATCAGGTCCAGCCACGCTGGTACTCCTCATCGGTGTAGTTAGTTGTTTTGCCTGCAGGTCCGTGTCCGTTGCTGGCGAACGGGACGCGCGGCGGTGGCGGGGGCTCGTCTAGCCAGCACTTCTTCCGCAGCCAGGTGGCCGGGAGTTTTGCGTAGCCACGCAAGACGTCCGGGTCGTCGTGATACGCCCTCGCCGCTGCAGTGAGCTGGGCGGGGTCTGCTTCGTCAGCGAGTGCTTCGGCCCACGCTTTCTCAGCATCGCCGCGTGATCTGTGAACCGGGTACGCCTGATACCACTCATCGAAGCGGGGGTCACCTGTCGGTGTCGTCCTACGGCCGCGTCTGGTCTTCGGTGGCCCGGCGGGCGTGCCGAAGAGGACGGCGGCGGTATTTGCACAAGATGTTGTTGAACTCTCCGTAGGAGAGTTCGGTTCTCTTACGGTTCCGGGTGCAGATTCTGCGGGGGTCAGCCGCAAAGTTTGCGGGGGTGCAGATTCTGCGGGGGGTGCAGATTCTGCGGGGGTAGGGTCGCCGACCTGCGAAGATACCGATTCGGACAAATCGTTACCCCGCAAAGTTTGCGGGGGTGCAGATTCTGCGGGGGGTGCAGATTCTGCGGGGGTCTGACAGGTGACCTTGTAGCGGTTGCAGCCTTTCGGCCCGGCGTTGTACTCGACGGCTAGCTCGCCCATCCTGGCCAGTTCGATGAGCGCGGTCTGCACGGCCCGCTCCTTGAGCCCTGTGCGCTGCATGAGCGATGCGACACTCGGCCACGTCCAGCCGCCGGGAGTCTTGGTGCTGTCAGCCAGAGAGAGCATCACCAGGCGCGCAGCATGCCGGGACTGGGAGTTTGCCCAGACCCAGTCCAAAACGCTGTTCGCCATATGGCCCCACCATCTGCCGTTGTCCAGGGTGGCTCTTCTTGTAACCTGCGATCATGACTATATATCATCGGTGGCCGTCATGCGGACCGGTCCTGTCTCGAACGCAGGCGTGGTATCATTGACCCGTGCATGACTTGTGGTGGTGACTGGTGATAACAGATGATGGAGGCGTGGACACGATGGACGAACTGCTCGCCGAAGTGAAGGCAGTGCGCCGGTCTGATGCGATCCGCCAGCGCCGCATTGACCGGATCAAGCAGCTGCTCGTCCAGGCCCGCATGGAAGATCCCGCCCTCAAGGTCGCTGACCTGGAAGAGAAGATCGGGCGTTTCTATGACAGGGCGACGATCAGCCGTATCACGGTGCCGGAACTTCGCAAGGCCGCCGGCGTGTCGCGCCCGGACCGGGCTGCCTGACCTGTTCACGCTGGCACCTTCCCCCGCGACCGCTGTACCGCCCGCCGCCGCCACGGCAGCAGTTCCCGGTTGATCCCCGCCCGTATCCCCCACGCCTCCTGCCGCCGCTCCGCGTCGTCGTGGCAGTCCCGCATGACCAGGCAGTCCCGGCACGCGGCTTTCACCCGGGGGTCGATGGGCGCGGTGCGGGACAAGGGGAAGAACAGGTCGGGGTCCATGCCCCGGCAGTTCGCGCGCAGCCTCCAGTCGTTCACCTCGGGATGGCCTCTCCGTATTTGCGTTTCCTGGGGATGGCGGGTTTGACGGGGTCGGGGGCTAACCCGAGGGCCCGCAGGACCAGGTCAAGGAACTGGCCTTCTGGGGACTGGCGGCGTCTGGGGGCGGCGCAGCCGTGGACGGCGAGCATGGTGCAGCGGGTTGCATACCGGGCTGCGCGGCGCTCTTCTGCGGCTTTCTCCTTGGCGCTGATCGAGGGCATGGAGAGGCACGCTTCGCCGCCGAGTTCACGGCCGACGACGACGGGGTTGGGTTCGCCTTTGGCGGCGCGCTGAATGCGCTCGGCGGATACCTGGTCGGCGATGCGGGTCATGCTGCGGCCGCCGTCAGGGATGGCAGCAGGAGCCGCAGCGCGAGGGCGGCCTGCTGGGGGACGACACCGTTGCCGAGGGCTTTGAGCTGGTCGTTCCTTGACAGCCCGGGGACGTCGGTGATCCACCCGTCGGGCAGGCCCATCATGAACTCGACGAACGCCGGGCTCAGGCGGTCTCCGGTTCGCCCGGGCTCAGTTGGGCTTGGCGCGGGGCGCCTGAGGGTGGCTTCCCAGCGTCTGATAGCTGGCTCGTAGGCGCCCCAAGTTCCCCGGTATGGATCAGCGTGTGCAGGCTCCGGTCCGTCGTGGACCAGCTGCGGTTGTGTGCCGTTCCACCTAGTCCGTCGCTCGCCCTGGGGGTCGGCAGGAGCGCTATCGCTTCGGGCAGGTCCTTGTCCCCAGGCGACCGGGGCCGACCGCCCCGTGTGCGGCCCTGGGTCTGGCCGGAGCCCTTCCAGTCGCACGCACCCGGTGTTGGCAGGAGCATTTCCACGACCTCGTTCAGCGGTCGGGCGTTCCGGTCCATCATGTTCGACTGCCCGGACTTCCAGTCCCTCGCGGCCGGGGTCGGCAGGAGATGTTGGACCGCTGACGGGAGCATCAGGTCTCCTGCTGAGCCTCGCTGGTTCGGGCCGCCTTTCGTCCCGTCCGTCGCCCTGGGCGTGGGCAGGAGGTGTTCTATCTGGTCGGCCAGCGTCGGCCCGTGCCCGCCCGCCCGGCGTTTGTCCGGGTGCTGACTTCCGCCGTTCACCGCCAGCTGCGCCGTCGGCGTCTTCAGTAACGTCGGCGCGACCTCGTTCAGGTTCGACACCCCATGACCACGTGCCCGCATCACAGCTATCTGCTCTGGCGTCTTCGCCCCGGCCCCATCGCGCGCCTGCGGTGTCGGCAGCAGGCCACGCGACGATGAACACCCGTTCGCGGCGGTGCGGGGCGCCAGCGTCGGCCGCGGAAACAACCGTCCACTCCGCGTCATACCCGAGACTGGCCAGGTCTCCGAGAACAGCCCCGCATGCTCGCAGAACAAGTTCGTCTCCGGCGTCTCCCACACACCACGGGCAGGGTTCCATGTTGCTGTCGGCGTAGGCACTGAGCAGCCCCCTCACATTCTCGATGATCACCAAAGGCGGGCGGAGGACGCTGATCGCGGTCGCGCAGTAGTTCCACACGCCGGTGCGGTTGCCCTCCCGCAGACCCGCCCGAGCCCCGGCGCAGGACACGTCCTGGCAGGGGAAGCCCATCGCGGCCACGTCCACGGGTTCGACGCTGCCCCAGTCCACCTCGCTGAGGTCCCCCAGGTTGGGAACGCGGGGGTAGTGGTGAGCGAGGATCTTTGACGCGCCGGGGTCATTGTCCGCAACCCAGGCGAGCTCGCCGCCGATGACTGACTGGATGGCCATGTCCAGGCCGGCGTAGCCGGAGCACAAACTGCCGATGCGCAAGGTCATGCCGCATCTCCGAGTCCCGCTAGCGAGGCGAGTTCGCGTGCGACTCTTCCGCTGTACAAATCGGATGGCCGCCACACGCCTGCGTCGACCCCGGCCGCGGCCAGCCAGTCCAGCCATTCCTGCTGGTCCGGCCGGGGTTTCTCGCTCTCCCGTTTCAGTTCCCGGATCATGAACCCGCCTGCGCCGACCATCGCCCAGTCCGGCCAGCCGGCTGCGGATTTCCTGCTGGACCACGGGTGGAACCGGAGGATCCGGTGGCCGTGGAGGTCGAGGTCTTTGAGGATGCCGCGGACTTGCTGGTCGAGTTCGTCTTCGCTCATGCGCCCGGCGGCAGTGGCCATGAGGGTGATGTTGTTTCCTGGCCGGGCCGCACTTCCCCAAGGGGTCCGGCCAGGAGTGTACCCAGGACCGGCCAGGGGGTTTTCACCGATGGCCGGCCCCGGAGTTCTGTGGGTGCCCGTCATGACGGGGGGCCTTCCGTGGCAGTGTCGACGAGGGTTTCCAGGTCCGGCAGTGCTGCCGCGAGGTACTTCGCTGCCTCGAGGAGTTCCAGCAGGGCGGGCAGCGGCAGTCCCGGCGCGTCGCCTTCCGGCAGGAACACCGCCGGGTGCACGCCGTAGAACCGGGCGAGCTCGGACAGGGTTCTCACGTTGATGTTCCGGTCGCCGCGTTCATACGTGCCGACGGCAGCAGCCTTCCATCTGCCGCCGGATTTATCCTGGACGTCCAGGAGGGACAGGCCGCGGCTGGCGCGGATGGCGCGGAGCCTGTCGCCGACCTGCCGTTCGTACGGCACGGGGCTGTTCATGACTGCTCGGTGGTCTTGCTGTCGAGGAATGCCTGGATTTCGTCGGCGAGGTAGCGTCGCTGGTTCCCGGGTGTGCGGATGGAGGAGAGCCGTCCGGTGGCGGCCCAGCGGGTGACGGTCTTGGGGTTGACGTGGAACATGGCGGCCACCTCAGCGGGGGTGAGGAGCGGCGGGAAGTCGATCGGGTCGGGCACTGCTGTCAGCTCCTTGGCGAGGGCGGCGAAAGTGTCGTACACCTGGATGTCGGTGAGGCCGCGCCAGGCGGGGTGTGCCGGGCCCGGGGTGTGCATGGGCTCGTCGATGGGGGCGACGTTCGCGGCGTAGGCGGCTGCGAGGCAGGTCGCGCACTGTTCATGCGGATGGTCGCTCATCGTCGTCTCCTGTCCTGGTGCGGGTCCCGGGCTGACTCGTAGTCGAAGGTCTGGCAGATGGCCGCGTAGGCGCGTTTCTCGGTGTCGGTGAGGGGCCTGCCGTCTTCCCGCAGTTCGGGGGCGGCGACGGGATGGTGCCAGGTGAGGAGGAGGTAGATGACGAAGGCGATGGACGCGACCATGACCGTGTCGATGAGGTAGATCACGCTGCGTCGCCTCCGTGGTCCCAGGAGTGCCGGAGCAGGCCGAGGTCGTAAGCGGCCTGGGGTTCGCTGACCGTGACCCAGTGGTGGTGAGCACGGCACAGGGGCCGCATGTTCTCCGGGTCCACGATCGACCCGCCGCGTGCCCGGGTAAGGGGCTCGTGGACGTCGTCGGCGGGGAGGGGGCAGCCGGGCATTGCACACCAGGGCCGCGCAGGCCACAGGGCTTTCACTGTGGCTGCGCGTTCCCGGTTGGCCTTCGCCCGCCTGGCTGAGACGTGTCGGAGTGGCGTGCGTCGCATCAGGCTGCCCAGCCTTTCGGGTGCTGTACGACAGGCAGCGCGTCGATTGCCTGCGTGAGGTCACGGGCGGCCAGCGCCATCGCATCCTCCGCTCGCTTCAGGTGCGCCAGCGGCGGTGTGTCGTCGGCGAGGTCCTGTTCGTAGCGGAGGACGTCGAGGGCGGCGCGGAGGATCCGCCGTTTCGCCTCGTACACGGTCGGCGACGTCATGCCGCACCCGCGATCGGCGCGGCCGGCGCGGTGTGCGACTGGCAGGCGCAGAACTGGCACGGCTCACCCGGCGTGTCATTCGCATACACGATGTGGCCGCAGATGCACCGGTAGTCGGCGTACCAGTCGTGGCGTTCGTATCCTTGCGGGCCGTCGCCGTGGCGTCCGGTCATGACACTGCCTCCGTCGTTGCGCAGGGGAAAGGGACGGGCCCGGCGTCCAGCCACAGGTCCACGGCTATCGGGTCCCGGTTCGCCGGCTCGCCCTGGTCCCACCAGGACCGGTACATGGCCAGCCGTACATGGTCGGGGTCCAGCCACGCCGACGGGTAACCGTTCAGGGTGAACATCACGCTGCCGCCTTGTCGAGGCCGAGCTCGCGGGCGCGTTCCTTCACTATCGCCTTGACCTGCACTGCATGCTCGTCTGTGCATTCGCCGGCGAGAACATGCTTGTCCACAGCCGCCCAGAAAGAGTTGAGCTCGTCGCGGGTGGTCGCGGCGGGGATCAGGCTGTCGACCATGTGCCCCATCCATTCAAGGTCCGTCTCGGCGCCGTCGGGGGCTTTCACCTCGGCACGCTTCGGGCGGCGCGGTGACCGGGCTGCCTGGACCCGCGGCCCGCCCGGTGCGGTCGCGTTCTCTGCGGTCGGGTCGGCGCGGTCGCCCTTGGCCCACAAGTCCAGAGCCACCCCGAACCTCATAGCAGCGTTCCGGAGGGCGTCGCCGATCAGGACTTTCACTGCGTCGTTCTGGTTCGCCGGCACCGACCCGTAACCCAGCCGGGTGAACCCGCCGACCGTCAGCCTGATCCACAGCCCGACTGGCTGGCCGTTCTGCCCGCAGTCGAACACCGGAAGCCCGTGGTCATCAGTGGCCAGCGGCTCCCAGTTCCACTCCGGGTCCGCCTCGAGCAGCCGCCGGGTCACGTCCGCGTGGCCGACGTAGTCGAGCATGGCGCCGCCGCGGGGCAGCTTGCCGATCTCGTTGGGCGGGAACGGCCGCTGCAATACGGCGGTGATCCCGGTGGGCTTGGTGTCGGTCATCGTCCGTCCCTCCCGTAGTGGCCGAACTGGATGACGGTGCGGGCCCAGTCCGCCTCGGCGGCTTTCAGGTCGATCGCGGTTTCCTGGTGGTCGCCGTAGCCGAGTTCCTCAGCGGTGTAGTACAGCCGCCAGTCGCCGGGGCAGGAGAGGAGCTGGTCGCGAGCCCGGGCGGTTTCGGCGTAGTAGGCCCACAGTTCTGTCAGGTCCCCGGCGTCGAGCCGGGGACCTGCGATCCGCCGCACCACCGGGGGCAGCGGGTCGCCGGTTTCCCACCGGGCAGCTTCGTCTTCGAGCAGGTCCGCGGCCACGAGCTCGGTGGCGGGAGTGTGCAGGTCGATGACCGTCATGACCGCTCCTCCCGGGCTACCCCGGCGGCGCGGGCCACGGCGAGCAGGTCGCCTTCACCCCACCGTCTTCGCCGGAAGATCATGAAACTGGCGGTCAGGACGACCAGGACCAGCACCACGAGCACATATGTCAGCGTCACGGCTTCCCCCTCTCTTCGATTTCCGGGACGGTGTAGACGTAAAGGCCAGCCCATGCCGGGTCGGTGGCGCGCCGCGCGTATTCGGCGGCCTCGCCGACGGTCGCCGGGCGCACCGCGTCCGGGTCCGCCAGGTAAGCCAGGTCAGGGCGGGCAGCCATCACGTCGTCGCAGATCATGCCGCCGCCCATGCTCTGCGGGCCTCGAGCAGTGCCCACTCGTGTATCTGCTCGGCGATCGCCGTCCGGATCCCCGGCACGTCCGCCGCGTAGACGGTGCACCCGCACCAGCCGGGCCGGGACCGTACCGCATATGTGTTCTCTGCGGTGGCCCAGATATGCCACCCCGGGAACTCGGCCTCGATGGCCTTGTATTCGGCGGCGAGCGATGGCTCGTGCAGGTGCCGAAGATCGCTGTTAGGATTGTCCTGCATATTCTTCGTGCTCCCTTGCTTGAAGATGTGCCGGGTCGCCTCGCACCACCGGGGCGGCCCGCAGTGCGTTCAGGGCATGTTGCCGGTCATGCAGCATCGTCCTGTTTTCGCACGTCAATGACCTGTGCCTCGATCGCCGAGACGGGGACGTTGAGGGCCAGGGCGAGACGTCTGCGGACGGCGGGCCCGGCGCTGCGCCTTTTTTTCTCGATGTCGTTGAGGTACTGGCGGCTGATGCCCGCACCGCGGGCAAGCTGCGCCATGGACTGGCCGTCCTTGCTGCGGATCGCCGTCAGCGCCTCGGCGTTCACTAGTAGCTGCACGTTGCTAACTCTAGCGTACTTTCGCTGACATGGGGCAACGTTCGGCAACGTGTCGCGGAAAGTTTCGGCGCGTTACGCCCGCACACTGTCAGCCAGGTATGCCATACTGTGTGAGATGTCCAGAGAAGACGTAAATGCCACACGTGCGGCCACGGTTATCATCGACACCGCACTCCGCCGCCACGTGCCCATGCTCACCCTCGCCGAAGCCGCCCGCCGCGCCGGCATCACCCCCGCCGGCTGGCGGAAAGTCATCCGCACCGGCTGCGGCCGCCAGGCCACCATCCTGGCCATGGCCCGTGTCACCGGCGCCGAGGCAGACGTCCGTCTCGCCCTCGGCCTCGCCCCGCCGCCGCATCAGGACGACGCCCCGCCGCGGGAACTCAGCCTGGACGAGCGCGTCGCCATTCTCTGGGACGCTTACCTGGCCGAACGGTGTACGACAGCCAGCGGCGGTCGGCGCACCGGCTGACCGGCCCCGGCTCTGGCGAACGGCGTGTCCGCCAGAGCTGCCTCAAACCACTCGAGCCGCTCAGCCATCTTGGCTTCACGGGCACGGGAGTCGGCGAGCTGGCCTGCGAGCTGGACGATGAGCTGATCCCGGTGGCGGCGGTGAAACACAGACGATGCCTTCCCCCTGCTGAACGGCCACGATAGCGGTACGTGTCGAGCGTCGTCACACGCTGCAACTAGGGGAAGGTATCACTTGGCACGCCAGTAACACGGGAAGGCGACGGCGACACGCGGAGTGCATGGACTTGCGCTCCAGCCATATGTGAGTTACCTGGTTGGAACCGCGCGCCGCCGCGCCAGCCTAAAGGCCGCCCTCCAGCATCCCCGCCCGGACAACCAGCTGCTCATCACGGCGGATCACCGTTTCCCAGCACTCCCCGCACGCCACCCGGCCAAGCCGCCGCCGCGCGTTATGCTCCCGTGCGTCACACATCGCTCTCGCCTTCCGGGCCAGCGGATGCCGGTCAGTGAAATGATCCGGCTCCCACGTCAGCGCCATCGCCTTGTTACGGTCCGCCCCGCCGTCCCGCGACCGGCTCGCCGCCCGGGTCTTCCGCACCGCCCGCACCGCATCCATCACCGGGACCATCCCCGCAGCCACCCGCCGCTGCGTCGCCCGGTCTAGCTCCAGCAGAGCCAGATACGTGGACACCGTCGTATCAGACATCCCGATAGCCTTCGCGATCTGCACCTGCGACATGCCCCCCGAGACGAGCTTCCCCATCGCCTCGGCCTTCTCCACCGGGCCCAGATCCTCACGCTGACAGTTCTCGATCAGCATCACCTGCACGGCTTTCGACACGCCGATGTCAGCCTGGCGGACAGTGACCGGCACGTCCGCCAGCCCCGCCAGCCTGGCCGCAGCCAGGCGCCGGTGCCCGGCGAGAACATGGTAATGACCTGCCCGGGACGGATGCGGGACGACCACGAGCGCCTGCAGGATCCCGTGCACGCGGATCGACGCCGCCATGTCCTCCAGGTCCCCGAGATCCTCGCGGATGTTATCCGGGTGCGGGTGCAGCCGGGAAATGTCCACCGGCTGCGACCTGCCCGCTGCGGGCAGCCTGGGCGCCCGAACGGTCCCGTCCAGCGTCCCGCCGTCCATCGGCCCCACGCCGCTCACCTGATCCGGGAACGGGACATCACTCATGCCGGCGCCTCCGCATGTCTAAGCAGCACCAGCCCTGAAGGCTCACCACAGCCGCCAGTCCTCTTTCCACGCGTCCTCCGACGCAGCCTGGTCCAGCATGATCCGTAACTCCACCGCCGTCGGGGCCGTCAGGAAATCCCCGCCCCGGTGCGCCGTCGCCCGATCCGACGTCACCTTGATCTCCCACCCCGGATGGGAAGCCTCCAGCTTCCGCTGCTGCCACTCCTCATATGTTTCCGTCAACACGAACCCTTCGCGCCGGGACGGCCGCCAGGTGAGCGCGCGCAGCACCCGGTCTGCGGGCTGCTGCCGGCCGCGATGCCTGCCAGCAGAATACGAAACGTCCGGTAACCGGCCCGGCAGCGGGAGCAGCCGGCCGGGCATACGTGTCATACATGACACGGTAATGCCGCCCGGCCGGGGGCCGCCACAGCTTTGAGCGAACCGACTGTAACCGTCGGGTTACGTAAAGTGCGGTCGCGGTGTGCCCCCCAGTCCTAGCCGGGCACACCGCGACCCTCACCGCCGCTGCCGGAACCCCCAGACAGCGCCAGCTAACCGAGACGGTCCCCGTAACGCAAGCGACGGGAGCCTACCGGAACTGGAAGGGCAAGGGCCCAGGCCGCCCTGCCCCCGGGGAAACCTAAGAGAGCGCACAGCCAGGACCCGATGCCCTGTGCCCGGAAACGCTAGCCGTGACCAGTCGATCACGACGCGCGTTTCTGCGAACTATCACCAGATGGTGATACTGGCAGCACCTTGACGTAGTCTGCGGACTGCCCCACTGTTGACGTGAGCTCCCGGGACGGAGCCAGCAGGTGGAACGGCACCGCTGGCCCGGCCTGTCCCCCGCGGCCGGGCCAGCACCACCCTCGCACGACCCGGACTGCATGCCGCACCCTGCGCCGCCTGTGCCGCGCCGGGGTACGCTCCCCCAGCCAGATCATCCCCACACCTATGTGACGCCCGACACAAACACGCGGTTTACACACCGCATGCAAAATGCAGAGGCCCCCGGCCCGGGTAACCGGCCGGGGGCCTCGCTCACCCGCACGTCAGCCGCGGTGCCCCAGCAGGTTCCCGAACTTCGCCCGCACCGCCTCCTGCCCGGCATCAGGCAGCAGCCGCTCCAGGAACGCCACGTGCTCCCGCAGTTCCCCGCAGTCCCGTTCAACATCCCCCGACACCACCGCCCGAAACGCAGCCACGGCCACCGTCAGCGACACCGGCGCCGGCGGTGCCGGTAACTGCCCAGACGCATCCCACTCAACCATCGCGGTCCTCCCCGCGGCGCCCCTCACGGCGCCCGCTTGGTGTACGACAGCAACCGCTGCCGCCCTCATGATCCCCCAGCATGGTGTACGACACCACCCCTAGGGCAGACGCGAAAGACAGGACTAAAGTCCCATGCCCCCCGCCCGGGTTCCGCGAACCATTCGGGGATGGCGGTAATCAACGCTACGTAACCGGGCCCGGCGCCATACGCGCTGGTAACTTGACCCGAGAAAGAGCAGTGCCCCGCCTGTTCCCGCAGGCAGGGCACCAGAAACTGCTCACCCCGAGGAGGGTGCTCACCATGAAGGCTAACCGAACCGGCGAAAGCCGCACGCCGGCCCGCCACGAAAACCTGTGGACCGTCGTCCGCTACGCCATCAGCTCCAACGCGGCCGCAGCAAGGTTCGTGCTCATCGTGCTGGTGGTGACCGCCACCGCCGGACTCCACGCATGGATCTAGGGCGAGCCCGTGTCTGCGTCACATTTTCAGGCATCGTCGGGCGGCTGCTCTGTCTACGACGAAGATGTCAGAGGTGTAGCGGCCGGTCCACGCCGCGAACAGGCTCTCGCCCAGCGTGAGCCATTCGCGCTTGGTGGCTCGATCGTCGCAGGCGTCAAGCTTGCGGCCGGGCAGCCAGCGGATGAATGTGACAGCCCTGTCCTCGTACGGCAGAGCGTGTGCGTCGGTGCGGATGCCATTCACGCTTCGTCCTCCAGGTTCCATGTGCGGTTGCGGCCGATGGCGATCACGTCTGCCGGGGCTACGTGCCGCAGGTAGACGTCAGTGGTGGATAGGTGGGCGTGCCCAAGTTGCTGCTGGATCACGTTGACGGGTACGCCTTCGGCGACGAGCTCGGCGGCGTGGGAATGTCTCAGGCCGTGGGGGTGGATCCGCTTGGTGATCCCTGCCCTCTCCGCTTGTCTCTTCAGCATTGCCCTGACGTAGCTGCCTTTGATGTCTGCGCCCTGGAGGGTGCAGAACAGGTAGCCGTTTCTGATGCGGGCGATCTTGCGGCGGTCCATCCAGCGCTGTACGACAGCGAGCGCGTCGTCGTCAATGGAGACGACGCGGCTCTTGTCGCCCTTGCCATGCAGGACCCTGATTGATCCCTGTTTCGGGTCAACGTCGGCTGGCTTCAGCGCGAGCGCTTCCGAGATGCGCAGTCCTGAGCGGTACATCACTGTTATGAGTGCTCTGTTCCTGATACCCGTTGCGGTCGTAGTTGAGAACTGTCGCATCAGAAGCTTAACTTCGCCTGCTGTGAGTGGTTCGATAGGGTATCTACGTTTAGGTGGTGGTCTTGGGCTCATCCGGGCACCTCCAAATGCCTAGAGTTGATAATCTGTGGAGTAGTGCAACTCTATCAGGCACTGTGGAGCACGCTGGAGCGGTGACACATGGAAACGCAATTATTTTGGAATTAGCGTCGGCTAATTGAATGGCTGTACAACAGTCAGCCCGCCTGTCCCTCTGGTTGGGATGGGCGGGCTGCTGCCTAGCGCCAGGTGCGGAGACGTTTCGCGTTGGCCCGCTGTGTCGCCGACAGAACCTCCGCCCGCCGGATATTGTCAGTGCCCCACCGGCGGGCCCCCCACCGGATGATCCGCCCCGACCCGCCGCACCGCTTATCCCGGTGATAGATCCAGCGGAACAGGTGGGAGTGTTTCTCGCCGGTGCCCCTGCAGGTGAACCAGCCGAGGCCGAGGATGCCGGTGTGCCGGATCCGCGGGTGGAGCCGCAGCGAGATGAAGTAGACCGTGGCCTCGAGCAGGATGGCGAGGACGAGGCCGACGGGGCCGTGGGTGGCCCAGCCGACGAGTAAGACGATGGCAGCGACGGCGAGTACGACAGGGCGAGACATACCCATAAGGTAACCGACAGGTATGACAGGACGGTGTATTACAGCACCTCGGTCGGGTACGTCTGGTCGGCGACCGTCTCGGGGAGTTCCCACAGGCCGAGCCCGGCTTTGCAGGGTACTGGCACCGCCAGCGTCCGCACTCCGGTGAGCTGCCAGTGCCACATGCCGTAGGTGGCCCACGGGTCGCACAGGTGGTGACAGCCGGGCTGGCAGCAGGGCGTCCACGCATGGTCGCACCGTTCAGCGTGATGGCAGCCGGCGAGGTGGCCGACCGCGACCACCGCGCCGGCTGCCATGGGAATGCCCGGATGGGATCTTGCGACCTCGGCGATGCGAGGGTCATCATCCGCTGCGGGGTCGGCGGCGGGGTGGGCGTGGATGGCGAGCTCGCCGCGGTAGCCGGTTGGCCAGGTCATGTTGATGATGGTTTCGCGCCAGTGGGCGATGGCGTGAGCCCAGGGGTTACGGACGGTGAGTGCTTTCACGCACAGTGTTCTACCGCACTGCGGCGGCGGCCTGCCGGGCAAGTGACACGCACTCGCCGATTACATAGTCCGTTGACCGGACAGTCCAGCCCGCCCGCTGCAGCAGTTCCAGCATGTGAGGATCATGGCCTGGCAGCGCCGGGTCCGGGGCGTCCCCCGCATGGGCACAATCGAATCCGAGCCACCACGCATCATCCCCGCCGCCCTTGCCGCAGTCAGTGTCCGCCCGGGCGAAGTTCAGGCCGCCATGTACGAACGGGTCCGGGTTGACGTCGTCGATGCCCTTGCCGTGCCACGGGTGCCCGGCCGGGATGCGCACATAGCCGCAGCGGTAGCCAAGCGGGTTGCTGACGACTTCCCACTCGTAGCCGTTCGCCGTGCCTTTGGCGAGGAGGCAGTCCGGGTTGAGGGTTGTCACGGGGTTGCACATGGTGATGCCTTTCTACTCATGTCGGCTGCCAGTCTTACGCCGCACCTCCGGGCAAAAGACGCAGCGAAGGAGGGCCGGTACCATCAGCGAACAGGAACTCGGTCTCACCGTCACCCTCGAGCAGCGACAGCTGCGGAGCCGCCGCCTTGGCTACGACCTTTGCCATGACTGGCCAGTCATCCGCCCGCAAACCCTCCGCAGGAGGCTGCCACCCCGGCCGGGCACGCGCATAATTCTCAGCCCAGGCTTCCCGTTTACCGCCGAGATAACACGGCAGCAGCCCTCCCGTGTTCGGCACAGGCACCGGCAACGTCCCGGACTGGCGGCGGACACGCTCAGCCTGCTGCACCGCCGCCGCATACTCCCGGTGCCGGTTACAGAACCCGGCAATACGCCACGTCCCATCAGCAGGATCAGTCACCCGGAACGCAGTCGACTCAGACTGCCCGCACGGGCCGGACCGGCGGACCATCGGCGCCTCACACACCCGGCGTCGGTCAACGCCATGCTCGTCAGTCGGCGCCCACCGAGGTGCGTCCTCCCTGAACATGTTCAGCAGCCCGTACGGACTCAGCTGCAGCAGATCCCGGACACGATCCCACCGCTCACCAGGCGGGGGCCTCTCGATCCCGACCACCCACAGGCCCGTGACAACGAGCATCCGCGTATTCGGGCCGCGTACCGGGAACCGGTCATCGTTGAACGCGTCGGCTATGCGCTGGTGCACGGCCAGGGTCCGCTTCAGCATGTGACCGTCCATGGGGTTCCCTCCTACCGGACAGCGGACAGGCCGTGCCGGTTGTTGCGGGACTGCCGCTTCACCCGGTGGACCGTGGACTTGGAAACATTCGCCCTGTCAGCGATCTGGGAAACCGACAGCGGCGGGACGGCGGTGAGAAGCCGCCGGATCTCCTCATGGTTGTCCCCGGCCGCCGACGCCACCGGCGCAGGCTCGGCCGTGGCGGGAGCGACGGGCCTGTCGTCGTGTATGACAGGCGCCACGGCACTCTGCCGCGCCGCCCGCGCCGCCTCGCGGCTGTTTGAGCGGACGATCACCGCCAGGGACTCCAGCGACAACACGAACGCCACCGCCGGCCACCCCGCCACCAGACCGCCCGCCACACCATGACCCAGCCCCGCCGCCACGTTCATCGCCAGAGTCACCCCAACCCCCGTCGCCAGCGACACCACCGCCAGCCGCGGCTTCGCCTTCCCGGACGACGCTGCGTCCAGCAGCGACGCCGACGCCCCCAGGATCACCAGGTCCGCGAGGAACGGGATCAGGTACACCACCGGCGGCGTGGCGCCGACCGCGCGGACCACGGCGAGGGCGTGCAGGTAGGAGATGACGGCGGCGATGAGTGACACGCCAGCCAGCGCAGCCGCCGCCGTGTACCTGGTGGTGTTGCCCGTGCGCGTCATGACTTGTCCTTCCTATCGCGGCGCGCCATCCACCAGGCCGCACCCCAGCCCATGACAACCCCCACCGCGAACATGGCCAGATCGAGAATCACGCTGCCGCCTCCAGTACGATCCGGTACGCATCCCGGCCTGTGACCGTAGTGTCCGGGAAGCGTCCCACATGCACCCCCGCCGGATGCCGCTGACACACCGTCCCCGGCGACGCCCAGCACAACTCACACCGAGCCGCCAGAGCCTTGTCATACACACTCATTGCGTGCTCCCTGTCCGCTTACGGCCAGTAGACGGTGAGGGGAATGGCGCCGGGAGTTTCCTTCGTGACGTCCTGCCAGCTGACCGCCCACTCGCACCAGCCCTCTGGCGGGACGGTCACGGCCCAGACGTGCCGGACTACGTCCAGGACATCGTCCAGCGCGAACCCTCGCTCGTCTGCCAGGTTCCGCAGACCACACTCCGTGCGCGCTACACGGTTGCAGGCAGCGACGAACCGCAGCAGCGGGACGTGGCCTTCGGCGGCCATGCCACCGTCTTCACCGAGCCAGGTCAAGCGCACACCGTAGGCGGTGGACGGGAAATCGGGCTGCGGGGCGGCCCGCACTGCTGGCCCGGATATTGCATTCATCTGATCGATTCCTTTCGTGGAGTTCATGACGCATCCCTTCTCTTCGCCGCTCATAGCGTTGCCCCGTTGTCGTGATCCAGGGCTCCGCGAGTACGCCCATGAGGGCATCGCGCACGCAGGTATGGCTCTCGCGCCACCTTGAAACGATCGGTTCGCAGTGCGGCGTGTACCGCAGGTCCCGGCTGCCGCCAGCAGGCGACGGAGCCGACAGCCTGCGCGAAGCTGAGCGCAGCCTCCGGGTCGGTGAAGCAGTAGCCAAGGCTCAGACCTGACCGGGCATGGACCACGGCATACCGTGGCGGGTCACGGTGGAAGGCCGACTTAGCGACCACAAGACCGGGGACACCTGTCGGGAAACCGGTAAAGGGCACTAGTTCGCCATCGGCAGTCAAACCGGTCAGAGTGACTGGAATGTTCATCGCCTAGACCGGTCCCGCCGGTCGTCGCATTCGCTGAGCTTGGTCACTGCGTGTGTTCCCTTCGGTTGATTACTGGGGGTAGCGGTCCATGCTCTCTTCCTGCGTGCCGGGAGCCGTTCCTCCGACACCTCGAACACGCCCTCGATCACCTTCACCGGATGCTCCTCAGCCAGCTCGCGCGCCTTGAGCACGTCCAGGGTCATGTCACCAGTCCACGGCTGCCGGATCTGCGGCACAGTCCGCCGACACCACCACACCGCGAACACCGCCCCGGCAGCGGCCACCACGACCCCGGCGGCCAGCAGCGACCAGAGAACAACATCCCCGAACGCCGCCCACAGGATCAGCACGGCCACCCCGGCCACAGCCAGGACGATCACGGCTGGTCCTCTCGCGGCCACGACCGGCCCGGCAGCTGCTTCCGCTCCGTCGCCTGCTGGCGCGCCGTCCACACCGGCGCGGTGTCCTGCTCGCCGCCCAGATGCACATGCAGCGCAGGCCGGTTCTCCAGCGCCCGCAGCCGCCGCCCGATCGCCGCATTCGACGGCCCCCGCACCGCCGCAGACCGGCGCATCGCCTCACCGAACGGCAAGATCTGCTCCTGGCCCGCAGTGTCCTTCAGGACCTTCCGCAGGAAGATGGCCATCAGCACGACGACGACGAGAGTCGTGACACCGGCGATGGTCAGGACGAGTGCGGCGATCGTGGCGATCGTCGCACCCAGTTCATAAGCCAGCGCTGCGGCAACACCGGCGACCACCAGGCCGCCAGCCCCCACCTCGCCGCACCCTGGGCAATGCAAACCCGGGCAAGATGACATGATTCGTGCTCCCTTGACTTGAAACGACTATCTAGTAGTTAATAGAGGGGATAATCCCCCCCCCTACAGTTTGTGACCGATGCGAAAGCCCCCGATCTTGATCGACCCGTACGGCCCCCACTTCGAGGACCAGTAGAACCTGGGCTGGAGTCCGCGTGACCGGCGCCGGTGATGCTGTCCGGCGCCCAGGACGTGCAGCAAGACGAACACGATGACCGCGACGACGATGAGTGTGCTCACGGGACGATGCCCCCCCTACTGTCGTGCTGCCGCCGGTCCACGGCCACAATGGCGGTCATCGTTGGCCGCCTCTCTGGCTGCGGAGATACATGAGGCCGGATGCGACTGCGACGCCAGCGAACCCGGCGGCCCACGCCCGCGCCAGGCGGGCGTCGCCCAGGACGCACAGCAGAACCTGGGTGACGATCACCAGCAATGACACGGTGATGCAGGCGACCACGAACCGCTGGCCGCTCATGCGGGCACCTCCCCCGCCTGACAGTTGATGTTGGTGGTCACGGGACGATGCCCTTTCTTTTTCCGATCTCCACGACGCCTGTCACGCCGATGGCCTCCATCACGGTGAGATAGTCATCTAGCGGCCAGTCCTGCAGGTCCAGCCACGGCTCATCGTGCGGGCACAGGTCGAAAGATGAGCCGTCGTATGTCCAGATGTTCCCGTCGTCGCTGAGGTATGCCGTTACGCCGTCATGCTCTGTCAGCAGGCGGCCGTGGAACCTGGCGGTGTAGATCCGCTTGTGCTTGTCTTGTACCTCCAGTTCGTGTACGCCTGATTGGTCGCCCAGGTTCATCCGCACGGCCTGGCGGTGCTGCTCGCCCTCTACTGCTCGTCGCAGCATGTAACTCAGGTTCAGGTCCGCTTTCTTCGCCCAGGTGCCGATCTCTTCTGGCAGGTACACCGTGATGTTCAACATGGCCTCTCTGTTGGCTAGGGAGTGAATCTCTCTGCGCGTAAGTATACCCACTGTACGTGGCACGTGAAACCATGTACGTGTACAGGATGTCCCCCTGCCTTGAACCTGACCTTTGTTTTTGTTGCTCACTGTGTGTGACTCGGCTCGGCAGCCGGTTTGCTGTGTATATCAAGCAAACAACTCGTCTCCCTGGGCTGTCCCAGAAGGGTGTCCCAGTTTGTCCCATCTGGGACGGGTTTGGGGGGAGGCCACGCGCCTTTACGCCGCTTCGCGGCGGGCCTCCCCCCGCGAGCAACTCGCCCCAGCGTAGAACGCCCGCTTATGCCCCTTATGTGGCTGCGTACTATGGTTAGCGGTGAACGATCTTGGGCGAGTTTCCAGTTCGATCGGATTAGCGGGCCGCTCACTGTGCGTGACGTCAGGCCGGCGTTCACTGTGAGTCACCGACCTGGCGGAACAGGCGCCTCAGCCGGGACACTCGGCGGCGGCCGCCATCCGGCACGTTTCCGCTGGTCACAGGGTGGTTGCGTATAACACTCGCGGGAGGGTCCCCGGCGAGTATCACGGGCGGTGTCCCGCCGGCGAGCGAGTAGGTGATGGTCTCGATCAGGCCGCCGTGGTTTTTGGCGTGGCGCACCAGGCCGTCCGGCGAGCTGTAGCCCAGCTGCTCAGCTGCCTCGGCCGGGCTGAGGCCCGAGGCGATGAGGCGGGCGCCGGCGATGCCCAGCTGCTCGATGCACGCCTGGCAGCGGACCTTGCTGCCGTTGACTACGGGCCGGCCGTGGGGCTCGCAGAGGACGACCGGTCGCGGCGGCCTCGGCTCGGGCGGGTTGTTCTCGGCCTGGTCGCGTTCCTGGTCCTCCCGCGACCCGTAGCCCAGGTTCCCGCCGTTGGCCTGCCGTTCCTCTTTCGTGGCGCCCGGGGCCCACCTGTTGTCGAGCGGCTGGTCGTTGTAGTGGCGGGTCTCGGGCTGGCCTGCGGGCCTGGGGCCCTCGAAGGCGAGCGTGACAAGCCAGTGGACGGGCCTGGTGTGCTTCGTGCCGTCGCCGGCGGTGACGTTGACTTGCTCGTAGGAGTGCCTGGTGCCCGCGCTCGGGCCGCGGTGGGAGAGCCGCGCGCTGAGCACTACGCCCTTGTAGGCGCGGCCGTTGGCTGCGGTGCGGTCGACGCTGCGGATACGGCCGCGTGACGACGCCTGATAGGCGCCGAACGGGGCGCCGACTGGGCACCAGATCTCGCTGGTGCGCCACGCCCCGAGGGGGACGGCGGGGATGTCGTCACGGCTGGCGAGCACGATCTCGGTGAGTTGGCGTGTCATGCCGCGCCGTCCTGCTGATCGTCGTCACTGTCCGCTATCTGGCTGGTGTCGTCGGGGCGCGCGAGCTTGGCGCGGAGGTCGGCAGGCCAGTACAGCTTCGCTGCGCCCCTGTGTCCGCATGACGGGGGGAATCCGGGCCGGGTGCTGGCGCGGCGGGCGGCGATCAGACCGCACGTGAGGAACCCTGTTTCCTCGTCGCATGCCTCGGAAAGGGTCACCGGAGCTTCGATCGCGGGTGTCTCAGTTGAGACTGTCCTAGGCGTCTCAGGGTTCTGACCTGGGGTTGAGTCCGCGTTTTGCGAAAGTTGCAGTTGTCCTAGGACGGGTTCGGCGATGGGTACCGGCCACAGTCTCTGGGGGATTCCGTGCTTGCCTGTGGGCAGTGCTGCGACTTGGCCGCTGACGGCGTACTCGCGAGCCCATGCGACTGCCTTGTCGCCTTCTTCGTCACCCTTGTCCTGGTCGAGGCACAGGTAGGGGACCTGGGTTTCCTGGACACCGCGGGCGGTTACCAGTTGTATGCGGCCGGGCTCGGTGGGCTCGGGGGGCATGGGGAACCGTTTGCCGATCTGCATGTTCCAGTTGTTGGTGTCGTAGCGGACCATGGCTTTGATTCCGGCGTTGGCGCGGACGGTGGAGTCCTTCACTCCGGTGCATTCGACGGTGAGCATCTGTGCCCAGAGCATGATGTGGATGTCGACGGCCCGCCCGGCGCAGGACAGGGCCTGGAGGGCTTTCAGCGCGGGGGACCGTTTCGGCAGGCTCTTGTCGCCGGCGCGGCACTCGGTCCAGTAGTCCTTGAGGTCCTGCATGCCGAAGTTGAGTTCTTCGCAGTTGACGAGGATGCGGGCCCACTTGGGCCTGGCGCGGCCGGTGCCGCGGGAAGCGTAGAACACGGTCTGGTAGCGGCGGTGGAGTTCTTCGCCGAGCCAGGCCAGGGCGTTGTGAACGTCGGGGATGGAATGGGCGGAGATGACGTTGGGCAGGCCCTCAGACCACAGGTGGGAGTCCCAGCGGGGGTCGATGTTGAAGAGGATCGCGCCGCGGTGCAGTTCCTGGAGGATGATGAGCGCGCCCAGGTTGGTTTTCCCGCCGCCTGTTCCGCCGGAGCACGCGAGGTGCGGGCTATCGGTGGACAGGGATGCCTTGACGATCGCGTAGGTTTTCCTGTTGCCCGTCACCTCGGGCCGGCCGAGGCCGAACACGAGCTCGTTCCGGTCGGCGCCGGCGACGGCTTCAGCGACGTGATCCCAGCCGATCAGGCCGGGAGGCGGCTCGGACTGGACGTATCGGACAACCCGGTTGCGTCCTTTGAATTTTGACCCGGCCTGTTCGGGGGCTTCGATGGCTAGGCGGTCGGTGAGGCCCTCGAGGATGAGGGGCTGGTCGCGGGGGCCGAGCTGCGCGGCGACTGGCCATTCGATCTCGACGTCTACGATCTTGAGTTCCCGCCAGTCCTTGCCGCCGGGGTTGTCTTCGCGGACGATGGTGATGCTGACGGGTTCCCAGCCGGTGAGGTGCTTGAGGCGGGCTTTCAGCGGCCTGATTTCGTGTCGTTCGGACTGCCAGGTGCGGATGACGCGGATGGCTTTCCAGGTGCCGTATCCGGCTGCTGCCGCAGTGGCGGCAGCGATGATGGCCAGGGTGACGGCGGGTGCGGTGAGGTACCCGTAGATGGCGCCGATGACAGTCCAGGTGGCGGCGGAGCGGTAGAGGCCGCGGCGGCGCCAGCGGAGGTGATGCCACCGGGGCGCGTATCCGCCTGGGATCGGGTGGAGGACGTTTTTTGCGTCTTTTGACCAGGTGGCGTCGGTGCGGAATTTGCCGTGGGGGCCGTGGAGGGGGTAGCCGGAGTGCCAGCGCCAGAGGAACCGGATGGTCATGACGATGGCGTCCATCGCGGCGGTTTCTTTCTTGCTGGCACTCATGCAGGGCTCCTTTTACCGTCCGCGGCTGCGGCTGCGGGTGACGGGGACTTTCTCGGGTTCCCGGTATGGCGGCGGCCATTGCTGTGCTGGTTTGCCTGCGGTGATGGCTTGCCGCTGGGTGGCACGGGCCTGGGCCGGGGCTGCCGCTCTGGTGCGTGCCTGGGCGGTCGCGGCGGGCTGTCTGGCTGGCTGCGGGGGTGCCGGGCGGCGCAGTGTGGCGCGTGTCTGCTGCGGGGGGGCGGTGCGTGCTGGTTTCGGCGGCCACGCTCGCTGCTGCTGTGGTGCTGCGGCAGCAGCAGGTGCCTTCGCGGCCGGTTTGGTGTCTGTTTTCCTGGCGGCCCTGGCGGCTTTCCGGTCAGCGCGGGCAGATGCCTTCGCCGCCGTCTTGGCCGGTGTCTTGGTCTTCGCGGGTGTCTTGGCGGGGCCGTCGAGGGTGATGTCCTGGTCCGGGACTGCTTTCGGGCCTTTGGTGTCGTGGGTTTTGATGACCTTGTTGCCGTCCGGGCCGATCTTGTGGGTTTCGCGCCAGAACGGGCCGTGGCTTACGTGTACGCGGCCGTCTCCTGGTACGTACGGGTCACCGCCTTTCTGCGCCCGCCAGGCGTTGGCGATGGCACATCTGAACGGGTTGCCGGGTTCGGTGCCACGGTTGCGCTGGCTGATGCGGAGGTTAATGGACATTTGTGTGTCTTTCTGTGTTAGCGGTTACGGTCGGCGCGGCGCATCTTGATCACAAGCGGGATGCTCGCGATCACGCCGAAGACGAGCATCCGGCCCCAGTGGACAGGACCGGGGCTCGTCACTATCGCCCATGTGGCGACGACGGCCATCAGACCGAAGAACCCGATGCCTACGATGGTCCGGAAGGTTTTCATGTTCTTTTTCTCCTGTTACCGGCTGCGGCGAAGCCCGGGAGCGCGGCGCTGCGCCGACTGCGGACCCCATTCCAGGTCCCAGATCAGCTTCCGCTGCGCTTCCAGCGCGTCATGTTGTGCCTGTTCGGCGGCAAGACCACGCAGTGCGGCGAATCCCTGGCGGATCGTCGGCGGGTCGCGGTCCGGGTCCTCGGTCGCGTGGACGCTGTTGATGGTGGCGTCGGCCCATGCGAATTCCATTTCGGTGAGTTTCTGGCGGGCTTCGCTCAGTGCTTTCGCCCTGTTGTCATCCATGAGCGTGTTCTCCTTTCTGTTAGCGGCCGCGGATGGGGATGCGGACCCGTGGTGCGCGGATCTTGACGGGGTGCACGGCTGGCCTGGGCGCCCGGGCCCTGGGTGCGCGGACGCGGATGGGCGCTGCGGGCTTGCGGGGCCTGGGCGCGAGGCGGGCTGCGTGGTCGCGTGCGACGGTCTGCGACGGGAGCGGCACGGGTGTCCTGGCGGGTGCTGCGGGGGCCCGCACGGGGGTCCTGGCTGCGGTGGCGGCGGGGGCGCGGGCTGGCGCTGGCGTGGTCCTGGCCGGCGCTGACGGGGCGGGCGCCGGGCGGACGGTCCGTGCTGGCTTAGCGGCCGGCTTGCCGCCGATGTGCACCACCTTCGCCTTAGCCGGTGCCGGGTTGCGCACCGTCACAGGCCGGGCTTTCGACTGGAGTTTCGCCTGCACCTTCGCTGCCCGGTCCCGGACGCTGCGGCGGAGCGGCTTCGGCCCGGCTGCTACCTTCCGTGACTGCTCGGGGGTGAGCCCGGCAGCTTTGTGGTAGCCGTCGCGGGTCATCTTCGGCCCCGGCTTCCTGGCCTGCCCGCCAGCGGCGTGCTGCCGCATCAGCGGCTCCTTCGCCCGCGTCGATGCTTTCCGGGCCTCCTTGCGGGCGAACTCCTTGCCGTACTTGATCCGGTCCTTCGCACGCTCGGCGGCTTCCTTCGCGCGCCTGACGACCGCCCGCTTGCCTTTCTCGATCTCACGGGCCAGGGCCTGCAGAATCGCCCGCTGGACGCCTTTGTCCTTGGTGCGTTTCAGCAGGCTGAGCAGCTGCTTTGCTCTGCGGGAGAGCGGCGAATAGGTGCTTTCGCTCATCGTGGTGTGTCCTTTCTCCGGTCAGGCCGCCGGCTGGGTGCCGGGCGGCAGTGCGAGCTGGATGTCGTCGGTGACCGCCGGCATGTCAGCGGGCGGCGGGCAGGTGGCCTCGGGCAGCGGCAGATAGTCCTTCCGCTGCCACACGGGGGTGACACGGGCTACCACCGGCCGCGTGGACCGGTGCAGGATCAGGGCATGCCAGGCGGGCAGCAGCCGGATCCGTTCCGGCGGGAACAGCCGCTCGCTGCCGGGCTGCCTGGTCGACCCGCCGTCGCTCTTGACCTTGTGCCACGTGTCACGGTCACCGCACACCGCTGACAGTGCCTCCAGATCAGCGTGGTCTGTCAGCCCGCCGAAAATCATCTTCACCGTGGAGTTGGAGAAGATGGTACGGCCGCCTTCGTCGCCCCACCGGGCGCGCAGCTGTGACATGGCCTGCACGCCTGCCAGGACGGTGACACCGTGACCGCCGGCCTCGGACGTCCACCGGTCCAGCGGGACGGGGCAGATGATCGCCGCCTCGTCCAGGGCCAGTGTCAGCGGCGGGTCAAGCCTGCCGTTCCGCATGTTCGATGCGACCCGTTTCGCTGCCTCGAAAATCTCCGCTGTCAGTGCCGCGAAATAGGGTGCGTAACTGGAGTGGGGCTTGTCGGCGCCGATCATGTAGAGGGTGCCGCGCGACAGGATGAACTCCTCGGCGGAGAACTCGGTGCCAGGGTCCGGGTCGGCGACCTGTGCCATGGCCGGGTCGGCCAGCCACGCCAGCGCCGCCGCGGCGGAGGCGACGATGCCGGACAGCATCTCCCCCGCGGATTCGATGAGCCGCGCATGCTCGGCGGCCCAGCCGGGGGCCGCGTCGGGGAGGGCTAGCGCGGCGGCGAAGCCCGGGTCGGCTGGGTCGCGGACCCACTGGGCTGCGTCGCGGATGGTGCCGCCGTCGACTGCGGCGGCGTGCAGGGCGAGGCGGAGGAGCTCGTGGCCTTTGCCTTCCCACCAGGCGTCTTTCCCGGACGAGTCTTTGGGCGCGGCGGCCATCAGGTAGCCGGCGCGTTCCACTGCCCCGGCGGCGGTGTAGCAGCCGTCGAGCGGCGACCAGGCGAGCGTGGTGGGGATGGACCCGTCCCCGCCGGGGTTCAGCACCCACGCCGGGCCTTTCGCAGCACGGACAGGGGCAGTGTGAACGAGGACGTCAACCCGGCTCGAGGTGGCGACACACGCACCGGGAGCGTCCTGTACGACACCCGCCAGCCATCCCGTCTTTCCCGTCCTGGGCGGGCCGACGATCAGATACGAGTCCTCGTGGGTGCCGCACAGCCGGCGTCTGGCGCGGAGGGTGCGGCCGAGGAAGACACCCGTGTCGGCCAGCGTTACCTTCCCGTCCAGCGACGGCCGGGTCACCGCCGCCCGCTTAGTGACCGCAGCCGGTGACAAGTGCTTGTGAATGTCGCGCAATGTGGCAGCGCCCTGATACTTCCGCCGCCGACGTCGCGCGGCCCGGCCGCCGGTCCGGCGGAACTCCACCAGTTCCCACCCGGCCCGCGCATAGTGGTAGGCCAGGATGGCGGCGGCCATCAGCGCATACGGCCATCCTGGCAGGTGCATGACACGGTGTGCCGCCTGTATGACACCCGCTGCCAGGATGACACCCCCCGCCCATGCTGTCCGCCGCGCCGCATGACTGTCACGAACCTGGGCCTTGATATGGGAAGTGGTGATGATGTTCATGACCGCCGTCCCCTGATGTAAGCGGCGGCCCGCGACACGCCCGCCACAGCCACGGCCAGGGCCAGGGCGACCACAGTCCACGCCGCCCACAGGACAACCTCAGCGGCCGCCGCAGCGGCCATCACGGCCGCCGCAGCCTTGTGCTTGCGCCACAGCCGGACAGCGCGCCTGACGTTCCGGTGCGCCCGCCCCGGCTGCAAAACAGTGGTCGTAGTCATGCCGCACCGTCACGATCCCGGACCTGCTCCTGCATGCCGTCGATGATGTCCAGGAGGAACCTGATGTCTTCGCGGGCGTGGGCGATGAACTCGGCGTCCGGATGCGTGGTGTCCTTCACATCGTCGCGGTACACGTGGTCAGACCATTCGAGTACCTCGGCCTTGGCGTACTTGTTGACCGGCTCGCAAGCATCGTTCGGTCCCCAGACCCAGACGGTATCCAGATTCTCGGGCTTCTCACACTGAAAGGGCTCGACCAGTTCCCCGGTCTCGAATGCCTTGCGGCAGGTCTGGCATGGGTCGTCGTGCAGGAACAGGCCGATGTCTTCGGTCCCGCCGATGCACGGGTCCTGCCGCATCGTCGTGATGATCCGCTTGCCGCCCTGGCCGATCGTGCGCAGTTCAACGGACTGGCTCAGGTGTCCGCGCCAGCCCCACGGGCCGGGCGTGGCGGCCTGCTCGCGGGCGCGGATCTCGTTCAGGCGGGCTGCCCCGGGTGTCGTGTCAGATGGCTGGCTCATGGTGTTCCCTTCAGGTCTGTCGTGGTGGCGGGCGTATTTCTCGCGGGCGTTCATGCCGCCTTCTCCTTCCGCCACCCGCGCGCCGACAGGCACGCCTTGCAATCCGGCCGCCGCCCGTCCCGTGAACGGGAATCCAGCGAAAACTCCGCATAGGGCTTCGGGTGGCGGCAGCGGGTGCACCGTTTCATGCCTTCCGCGGCCAGCGCCGCCGCCTCAGCGTGCTTCCTGGGCGCCAGCTGGGCCTTGACCCGCATGCGGGCACGCTGACGTTGCGACGTCCCGCCCCAGATGCCCTCCAGCTCGCTGCGGGGCATCGCATACGCCAGGCACTCCGCTTTCACCGGGCACTGCGCGCAGATGGATTTCGCTTCTTCGGCCCGTTCGCCCGGCGCGGGGAACCACAGTTCCGGGTCGGCGTACTGACAGTCGCCGTCATCCGCCCAGGCCATGTCAGTGACATCCAGCACAAGCTGCGGGCTGTACGTCGATACGGTGTGCATCACCAGTCCGTCCTCTCGTTATTGGCGCACGCCTCGAGGAGGTCGAGGCCCTTGGCCACCATGTCGTCCCAGGCTTCGTCCTGCACGGCGGCCGCGGCGGCGCGGACGTAGCGTTCCTCTTCTTCCTGGTCGGCGACGGCCCGGTCGTAGGCGGCCTGCCGGGATGCCTCCCACCGGTCCAGCCGCCACGCGTAATACCGGCGGCGCACACCGACGATGTCGAACGCCCATTCGCCGGCGGCGAAGACGAGGCACAGGAATACGAACATGGCGCCGAGGACAGCCCAGGCGGTCATGGCTGCCTCCGCTCGCCGTTCGCGAACGCCTCCACGTCGTCAAGACCGGCGGCGATGTAGGCGTCGAACGTCTGGCTGGCCTGGTCTGCCTGGCCCTGGGCGTAGGCGGCCTGCCGGGCTGCGTCCACGGCCAGGGCCACATCCGCGTCCCGCAGCCGCGGCCTATCAGCCCGGCGGCCGCCGCCGAGAAGCTCGGCCACCACAGCCACGCCGAAACCGACGATCACAACCAGGAACAGGGCCATCGACCCGCCCATCACCCAGATCATGACGCTGCCTCCGGTTCTGGCACGCCGGGGCACATGAACATGTCGAACGCGAACACGTGGCACCAGACGCCGCCGTGCTCGCGGCGGACCGGCTGGTGACAGTGGGCGCATTCAGCGCACAGGGCTGTGACGGTCTGCACGAGTTCCTCGTCCAGGACGTTCGCGTAATAGTCGCCGTCGGGGGGGACCAGCCGCAGGAACTTGCCGGGGCTCTTGCCATACCGGGCGGGCGCCGACATGGCGATGTGAGGGCTTTCAGTGTTCAGGTCGCAGTCAGACATCAGGAGCCGCCTGCGGGGATGAAGTCCACCGTCTCGATCCACGCTTTGTCATGCATCCGTTCGCGGCCGGTGCGGTTCCACTCGTCGGCCTGCATTGCGGCGTCACGCGCGTCCACGCAGACACACAGGATTACCTGGTCGTCGTATTCGCCGTAGCCGACGAGATATGCGATCGACTTGACGGGGCTGCCGGTAACGATCGGCGTGACTGCTAGTTCGTCAGGCATCTAGACCTCCGGTGCTTCCAGGCCGAGCTCGGCGGCGAGGGAGATGTATGCCTCGGCGCGGGCCTCGTCGGCGAAATGCTCGACACAGGCCCACGGGATGGGCTCCCACATGCAGGCCGGGCAGTCGTGGTGGGGCTGCCGGAATGTGATGGCGTCGGCGATGGCCTCGGTGAGTATGTCGGCCTGCTCCACGGTGAGCGGGGGGTGTGCGCTGGTGATGGTGGGGGCGCTCATGCTGCGTGCTCCCTTCGGTTGCGTTCCGTTGCTGTCTGTATACAGCATACGCCTGCACCGTACACAGCACAAGCACTCGTGTACTAGAATACGGTTGGGCAGTAGATCTATGAGTACGCTGCCAAAGGACCCCCACCTCAGGAGGCGGACCTTAATGCCACGCGCCGACCGGCCACTACCTGTTTACGTACAGGTGGCGGATCACTACCGCACCGCGATCCTCGATGGTGACCTTGTTCCCGGGCAGAAGCTCCCGCCCATCAGCCAGATCGCCACCGACTGGGGCATCTCAGTAGCCACGGCCGCCCGGGCCATCAGCCAGCTTCAGGTAGAAGGCGCCATCTGGACCAGTCCCCAAGGGTCTTTTGTCGCCGACAAGGAGATCATCACCAAGTCTGCCCGTGACCGTATTACAGGCGGCGGGCCGCGCCGCTCCACCACCAACGGCGAACGGATCATCGTCAACGCCGCAGAGACGGTCACCGCACCCAACTATGTGGCTGAACTGCTGGGCATCCCGATCGGCACGGTGGTCAACCGACGTGAAGAGGTCACTTACAAGAGGGCCCGGCCGCAGATGCTGTCGGTGGACTGGGTGCCGCCGATCGGCTCCAGCCCGCTCGCAGCTGAGCTCACATCACCGGAGCCGCTGGCGGACGGCACTGTTCGTGTGGTTGAGTCGGTGACGGGGCGGCGTGTCACGCACGGCCGGGATCATCTCCGCGGCCGGGCGGCAGATGCGCGAGAGGCGGGTGCGCTGCGTATTCCGATCGGCACCCCGATCCTGGCCACGACGAACGTATGGTCCGACGATGCTGGTGTGCTGATCTACGGTGAGCACGTGCTGCCCCCTGACCAGGTAGTCAGTTACGACTACGCGGTGGACCCGGAGCCTGTCGGGTAGCTCTCGTCTACGACGCGCTACCGCTCAATGGCAGCGCAACATAACCGCACGACAAGAAAAGGGAGCACAGTGCGCACGATCCCAGTCATCCACCGCAACGCAGTAACCCGCTACAACCGCCAGGCGCGCGAACGCAACGGCGGCCGTGGCGCGTTCGACGCCGAGATCCGCAGCCTCGGCCTCGAACCGCACTCAGAAGTCGAGGTCAGCCGCGTTCCCGCGTCGGCAGACGTCGCCCGCGTGCTGGGCATTCACGAGGGCGTGCCGGTGGTGGCCCGTCGTCGCCGCATGGCCGCGGACGGGGTCACGGTCCAGCTCGCCACATCGTTTATCCCGACTGACATCGCAGACGGCACCCGGCTCGTCGACCAGGACTCGGGGCCGGGCGGGATCGTGTCGCGGTTTGCTGAGCTCGGCTACGCGCAGACCAGGATCACCGAGGCGGTGAGGTCACGGCGGCCCACCGAGGCCGAGGCGACCGCGCTCGGCTTGGACCCTGACCAGTTCGTGACGGAGATCTTCCACGTGGGCTGGACTGCTGAAGGCCGGGCGGTTGAGGTGTGCGTGCATGTTGTGGCGGCCTCCCAGTGGGTGCTGGACTACGAGTTCACGATCGACGGGTAGCCGCGGGGTGTAGGACAGGGCGCCGTGTTCCCTCGGGAGCGTGGCGCCCTTGTCGTGTGTCGACGTAGCGGAATGTCACTGGCAAGTCAGGCCGCACAGTGTTCCTAAGCACTGAGCATGTCCTGGATGATGGTGCAATCCCTCCTGGGTGCCCTGGCAGCGGCAGGTAGTGGCCATCTTCGCGCCAGGTCACTTCGCCCACTCTGCCGGGCGGGCAGGTTGGCCCGGCAGTGACCCTGCACTGTCGGACTCCAGCAGTACGGTTACAGCATGTCTCAGCTAGTTGTCCCGGTGCGTTACAAGCGCGCCCAGGTGTACGCCGCCGAGTTATCGCCCGCCCAGGCTGAGACATTCGCCTTGCAGCGCGCCGGGGTGACGGCGTTCTTCAATGAGGCTGTGGCGTCGCAGCTGGACCGGTGGAAGCATCACGCCGGGGTCGAGTCGTGCATGAGCCTCAGCTATGCGGTGTCGGTAGCACGCAAGGCGGGGTGCGAGTTTCGGCATCACGGCCAGACCCACCCATTCACCATAGTGCCGTCGGTGATGCTGCATGGTGCCCTGCGGCAGTTGTCGGCGTCGTGGACGCGGCATTTCACGATGCTGAAGGAAGGCAAGCCGTCCAGTCCGCCTCGGTTCCGGTCGGTTCATAAGGGCGGGTCGTTGTACTGGCAGACGCAGGAGGGCTCGGTGCGGTGTCCGCTGCCGGGTGTTATCCGGCCGGGCCGTCCTGGCCGGGCCATGTTGAAGGTGCCCGGTGCGATCGGCCTGGTGAAGATCCGCTATCACCGGGTGCTGCCCGAGGACACGCTGGTGGGGTTCGCGTCGCTGCGAGTGGATGACACAGGCCGGTACTGGGCGACTGTCCAATATGACACTGCAGAGGTGCGGCAGCCTGCGACGTCCGGGGTGGTGGGCGTGGATCGTGGCGTGACGGTGACGGCGATGACGTCGGATGGCGAAACATACGACGCACCTGGCTTGTCTGCTGGTCAGCAGGAGCGGAAACGGCGGCTGCAGGTTGCGATGGCCCGCAAACGGCGGCTGAACCCGTGTCGGCACGACACCTGGACCCAGCGGAATGGGCGCGCGCATCTGCTCCGTGGCTACTGCCCCCCGCCAGGCGCTGATGGTCACGATTGTGATTGCTGGAAGCATTCGCGCAGGTATCTGCGGGACAAGATGGCGCACCTGAAGCTGATGCAGCATGAGACCAGGCAGCGCACCGCAGGCGCTCACCTGGCCTCCAGGGCGCTGGCGGCCAGATACGCGACCGTGGTGATGGAGAACCTGGACGTGTCCGCCATGACCGCATCAGCGAAAGGCACCGAAGACGCCCCGGGCCGGAACGTGAAACAGAAGACGGGGCTGAACCGAGAGATCCTCGCCGGGAACTGGTATCAGCTCCAGCAGTTCGTTGCCTACAAGACGACCCTGGTGAAAGTCCCGGCCCCGCACACGTCGCAGACGTGTCCCGGTTGCGGGCTGGTCGACGCAGCGAACCGGCCGAGCCGGGCCGTGTTCCAATGTGTCGGATGCGGATTGTCAGGGCACGCCGACATAATCGCAGCAGGTAACATTAAGGATCGCTTTACCGCCGTGGCGCAAACGGTGGCAGCACGGGAGATATGCCAACCCGTCAGGGAGCAGCCCGTGAACTCTCCTAACTCCATAGAGGCCGCGCGACTCCCGAGCGCCGCGGAGCCGTCTGGCGCGCTGGTGCCGTCTGCCTGGGGCCTGGGGCCGCCGCGCACACGTAAGCACCGCCGCAGACGGCGGGCCCGTACGCAAGGCTGCCTGACCGCTCAGAGGGGCGACATGAGGGCATGAGGCTCCTCAGCGGCCGCGAAGTCTCAGGGCGGGATGGAGCCGGAGGGCCGGTGACAGCCAGCCGGCCTGTTCGAGCTGGCGCCAGCAGCGCTGTGTGGTCCGGGTGGCGGTGGCCATGCGTGCTGCTGTAGGCCCTCTGCCGGGCCTCGCGGTCGGGGAGGTGTGACACTGGTTTGCACTGGGGCCGGGCAGTTGGTGCCGCGTGAGGTGCGACTCATCGGCGGACATTGTGGTCGGTCCGGGTCCTCCCGCGCCCCCCGCGCCGAGCACAGCGCCCGAGGCCAGGGCCCTGCGGCGCGGGCGGGAGAGGTGCGACGCCTCCTCTGACCCGAGCCAGCGCGGAGCGGGTGCGAGAGGTGCGACCCCCACCGGCCTTTGCTGATGCGATGCAGCCGGGACGCAGCCGGCCGGGGAGCAGTGGTTCTGTCGGCCTCTTCCGGTACTCTTTCCATATCTGGGCCTCTCTTGACGGTGGGGATCCGGTGCTGTTGGACGGCTCTGTTGAGGGAGCCGGGCTGGTTTGGCGGGCGGCCGGGCGTGGTAACCCCGGCCGTTCCGCATATCCGGGGTCACCCCGGCGGTAACACACGCGCCCCCGCAGAACGGCAGCCGTCGTCCGCGTAACACCGGGAATGGTCACCCCGGCGATGACGACGGCGAACCAGCTGGTCACCGACACAGGACACGTAATCCAGGAACATCGTCCCCGGACCGCCTACACCAGCGTTGTCATGAATCCACCGGAGCCCCTCGTGAGCCGCTGCGACAAGACCCCTCTCAGCCAGGGTCTGGCAAGCCGGGCAGACAGCGGGGACACCGCCACCGGCCTCATCGCTGATCAGCCAGCGCAGAACGTCGGGCATGTCCGGGGCGTCGATGCCGCAACGGTCGCAGGCGATACGCAGGTCGGTTCTCACGCCGCATCACCAGAGTCCCCGGCCACAGCCCTGGCCCTGGCGGCCTGGCCCTGCCGCTGCCGTTCAGCCATCTCCTCGGACAGCCGCTTCGCCGCGAACCGCGCCAGCTCATCCTCCGCCAGCGACGGCCACGGCAGGCGCGATGTCCCGTTGTCCCTGGACTGCGTGTCAAGGGCCGCGCGTCCGTGACATCAGAGTGTCCGAGGGTCCGTATACCCTGAGGTCATGCATATCCATGACTTCGTGAAGGTGTCCAATGACCGGCCGTGTACATTATGTCCCTGAACATCGCGACCTGGATCTCGGCAAGCTGTCCGGCGCGGATTACCGGGTTATCACCAGTCTGCACAACGAGATCAAGCGCGATGATCGAGTTCTGCTCTGCTTAGAGCATGGTGGGGACGGGGCGATGCACGTCGTTCGACGGCAAGCCACATCCAGCGCACCGGAGAAATACTTTGCGCGGCACTTCGCGGGGGAAGGCCACGACCGGCACGACGATGATCATGAGATCAGCAGGAAGAGCGCTGAACATCAGAATGAGCAGGACTACTGTGCTCGGCCGCCGCAAGACGCCGGGATGACCGTTGGCCAGGAGGTTGTGGTCGACGGAGGCGTTCTCGATGTGGCGATCACAGGATGCGTCGTGCCAACGGACATCGAAATCCAGCGATACGAGCAACATTCCAGAAAGATCAACAATCGAACTAAAACGTACTACGCTGCCGGGTATCTTCCAGCGTGGTTCAACGACTGGGGCCCACGGCCTCGGATGCTTGACTCCGTACCAGCTTTGGGCTGCAACAATCCGAGGATCTTCAGCGAAGGTGTACCGCCACGCCGCGCGGTCACAGCGACCGGCCTCAGAGTTGTCGAAGCCCGCAAGTGCGCGACCTTCGACAACTTGCTGCCCCGCTGCCCAGACGGCAGTCGACGTCCCTGCGGTCGCGAGCATCCAGTCCTCACGCCCGCCCTGGGATTGTCTGTCGATGATGTCGTCGTCGGCGTGCCAGCCGGCGAGATCGTTCCGCTGCGCAGTTGGGACGGCCACGCTTACCTAGTTCATTCGTCTTGCTTTGAGCGTTACCAGCATCTGACTGATGGTCAAGGCACATGGATGCCTGGTAGCGCGTTTCAGACGAAACGAACCCAACGGTATAAGTCTGGCCGATGTCGCTATCATGGTCACATCCCATGCCTGTGTGACATGCGCCCTGGGGAACCCGATCCCGTGGCGCTGGCGGAACTAGATCGCTGGCGTACGGCTAACCCGCACGACCACAAAACGGGACGCGGTAACCGCAGTCCAGGTCCTGGACAGCTTTGCTGGATCTGCGATCTCAATCTGGTCGAGAACATGCGGCAGGAGAACGCCGAGCCAGTGCTGCAGGTGACAGGTTGCATAGTGCCTGACTGCACTCAGCCGCCACGACTATACGCAGGCGGGAAATGGTGTGATTCACATAAACCATCACCAGGTGGATTCATTACCTATGGTGCTGCTTGAGTGTGTGACATGGCAAGTATAAGCACGGGGCCTTCGCGTGGTCGAGCGTGATAGTGTTCCTTACTATCCTTGACCTTAGGCCGTGGCGCAAACGGTCATCGAAGCGCAGGAGATACGGGAGCCCGTGGGGGCCCGGCCTGCGAACCCTTAGCAAGGGATGCGACACGGTGTGCCGGAACGGCGACCCGACAGCGCCGACGCCCATGACAACCGGCCCGATCATCCCGTAGGCGGTGGAATGAAGAAACGGCGGGCGGCTGCGATCCTGCTGGCTGCGATTATGTTCGCCGGCGTCCCGGTGGCGGTCAGCGGCTGCTGGCCGGCGCACAAGCACCCGTCGTCCGGCGAAACTGGCGGCGGCGACGTCAACGGCTAACCTTGATCAATCCGGGTAGATAGGTGGTGGAATGGTGAAGTGGCGGCGGTTAGCGTCAGTCCTGGCGGCTGCGATCGTGTTCGTCGGCGTCCCGGTGTCGTCGGCGCGCTCGTGCAGCCGTGTGCACGAGGACTCCCCGGATGTACCCGACGGCGGGGGCGGGTACAACGGCCCGGCGCCGTCGTTCTCGGGGGCGCCGGCGCTGCCGCAGCAGACCGTCGACCCGTACGCGCCGCCGCCTGGGTGACTGTGGCCAGCGTAGGCTTGTCTGGCGCGGGGCGGCTTCGGTCGGCCGCCACCGCGCCACCACCGCCACTGTGTATGACAGCACAGCCGTTTAACCTGCGGTGATGGCTGGTATACTCAACGTAAGTGGCCTGGCGACGTTCGAGCGTCCCAGGCCGTGACCCACACCGACCACGCGAACCCGGTGCAGATGCGATGATCCTACCTGTTTCTGTCATCTTCCCGTCCGCATGGCTGGTGTCCGTCCAGCGAAAGGGCGACACTTGAGGACACGCACCATCCTGGCCACCGCAGGAACACTCAGCCTGCTGGCCGCACCCGCAGCAGCCCGCGCATCCACGCAGCCACCACCCAGGCCGGCAGTAGCGTACGCAGCGCACTACAGTTCCGCCATCAGCTGCGCCACATGGAAAGGCACCATCGGCTGGGGCACGCACCCCCTCGGCGATCACTACCTCGACGTCGACGGAACCCTCAAATCCACCTGCCGCACAGGATGGGCGAAACTCCACCTCCACTACGACACGGTCAGCAACCCCAAGGACATCACCGTCGGAACCGCGGAAAACGGCGGGACCGCCGGCACGCACTTCTCCACCACCGACACCCTGTTCGCCTACAAGCACATCTACGTCGAGCTTTGCTCGCAAAACCGCGGACACTACACATGCGGCAACAGGAAAGGACCACAATGACAAAACCCGAGCTGATGTGCCCCGCCTGTCTCAGGGACTGGCAGGAAGGCCGCCCAGTCCACCTCGAGCCCAGCCCGGGTCTCGCTCCGGAAGGCTACTTCGTCGCCGACGAGTGCGACCACTGGCCGACATCCGACCCGGCGTGCGGTGAGGACCTGGCCAGCCAGCTGACCGCCGCAACGGACAGGCTGCTGGCAGTCATGGACCGCGCCCGCCACGGTGAACGCCGCAGCCTGCGGGTGGACGTATCCGAGGCCAGGATCATCCTCGACATGGTCGAGTCCTGGCACGGGAAGGTGCGGGCGTTCGACAAGCCGGTGCTAGCTACGGGCTAGCTGTCGTCGATGATGTCGCGGGCCGTCCTCCAGTGCCGGATCACGTGGAGGACGGCCCGCAGCAGCACAACACACGCCACCCCGGCCAGCCCGGTCAGCAAAAGTCCGAGAACCTCAGCAACGTCCAACCAGCCCTCCTCAGCAGCCGTCGTAACCCGCCCAGGGCTGTGTGCCCCACTTCGCATACGCGGACGCGAACACCTGGTTCTGCTCGGCCACCGACGCATGCCCGAAGTCGCCGGGGTTCCCGCCCGCCGCCGCCCATGTGCCCGCGGCGAACTGGTACAGGCCGTAATGCCCCGACGAGTTCATCACCTGGCTGTTCCCGCCCGACTCGCGTGCGATCACACATGACTGGAACCCGCCGGAGCCTGTGTATGACACCGCGCGGGCGGGGGCCTGCACGGGTGCCGCGGGTGCCCGGTATCCCTGGACGGGCGCCTGTGGGGGAGCGGACGCCCGTCCAGGAGCATCATGGTGGAGTTTCCAGCACGGCATGTCGAAGCCGTCGCCGTCGCCGTCACCGCAGTAATACGGATGCCCGTAAGTGCCCTGCAGGTGCGGCACGGACTGCGCCGGCGCAGCCTGCACTGGCCGGCTCGGGAACTCGGCGCCCACCGTCAGCCGCTCACCCGCCAGGATCAGGTTCGGGTCGCCGCCGATCACCTGCCGGTTCTGGCCGTAAATCTCTGTCCATCCGGCCGGGTTGTCCCACACTCGGCCGGCGATGCCTGACAGGGTGTCGCCTGGCTGCACCGTGTACGTCCCCGCTGGCGCCGACAGGGCAGCCATGGCCACATGCTGCACGTCAGGCAGCACCGCAGGCTCCTGCGGCGGCGGCTGAGTAAGACAGAAAGCCGCCGCCACCCCGGCCAGCGCGGGGGCAGCAGCGGCACCAGCGGTCGCACCTGTCAGCAGGCGTGACGGTTTCCTATGGCGGCCCATAAACGTCCTTCTCGCGCGCTTCGCGCCCATGCGGACGACCGCCGGTCCTGCTGGCGTTCCTCCGAGCGCCTGATGACGCGGGAGCCTAACGACACCCCGTGTCCCGTGTCTCACGTTTCGCTACGCTGGCCAGGTGCCACGGTCCGCCGGCAAACGAGCCACCCTGTCTGTCAAGGTCAGCGCGCAGACCCTCGAGGCCATCGACGACGCCCGCGGCGACATGACACGGTCGGGATGGCTGAGGCACGCCATCTCACTCCGCCTGGCGCATGCCCTCGGCGCCAGCACCGCCACGAGCAGCACCGGCACCACCACTATCCCGGTCGTCGTCCTCAAGCAGGGCATCCCCGACCCAGCCGACCCCGGCAACCTGTAATACAGTAGAAAACGTGGCCAATTCACCCGTCGTGCAGGCCAGAATGCCCGCGAAAGTCCTCGCCGCCGTCAACGACGCCCGCGACGGCGAGCCCATGTCCTCCTGGCTCGTCACCGCCGTCATCATGCGCCTCGCCGCCGAAGGCCGCATCAAACGCAAAGACACCAGCACACTGAAACGGGACAAACCGCTGCCCATGGTTACCTTCAGGCCCCCGCCCGACACCACCTGGTCACATGCCGACTGACCGCCGCGAATGGGGGATCATGCACCCAGACGGTAGTGTCTCCACCGGACCGTCATACCAGAATCGGTATGGCCTGGCCGCCGAGCGTGACCGCCTTAACCGCGACTGCGGCTGCAATTTCGGCGCGGGCGGACACACTCTGGTCATGCGCGACTGTTCCCCATGGCACGTCGTTCAGGCCGCTGTAGTCCCGGACGAATCCAACGCTGCTTATAACCCAGACCGCAACCTAAAACTTTACGCCGGGAAAGGTATAGGCTCGCGGATCGCAATGCGTGACGAAATTGTTACACACGGCGACAAACCACAGGTCACAGTGCGGGGAGAAGGCGAAGTCACCGAGCAACCCGAAGACACCCATGCCGGCTGAACGGCCATCCGAGCTCGCCGACGCCTGCAACGACCTCGCAGCCTGGATGCCCAAAGTCGAAGCGCTCATCACCCAGCCCGACGAGGAAGGCGTCCACGGCCACGGCCAGGCCACTTCCGCGCCACCGTGGAACCCCCGTGTCGCCGCTGTCATCACCGACGTGCATGAAGGATCCCGGCGCCTCGAGGCATCCATGCGGCTCGCCCTGACCGGCACGCCAGGCAGGCGCCGCGGCGGCAGCGACGCCCACACCCTCGCAGCCATCGACGCGATCGCCATGCTCGGCGTCCAGCTCGGCACCGACGCCGAGACCACTGCCATGCACCTTGTCTCCCGGTGGATCACCGCAGCCCAGCAGTTGCCCGCCATCGACACCGCACCCGTATGGCGCCGTCTGCTGCCAGGACCCGACGGCCTCCCGCCACGCTGCCCATACTGCTCCACATTCTCCCTTCGCGTGGCACAGCGCACCGGCGTTGTCATGTGCTGGTACGGGGACTGCGCCGACAGTTCCGGCCGCCGCCCGACAGCTACCATGGAGATAGGGCAGGCATCCGGCGAGCCGATGCTCGTATGGGCAGACGGGCAGATACAAGTGCCGCCAGTGCCACCGCAACCCGACAGCGAGGCGGACTGATGGGCAACATCGGCGAAACTGAATGGGTCCGCGAATATGAACGCTGGCCCGACCACCCAGCACAGGAACCAGCACCCGTACCGCAGCCAGCACCGGCGCAGCCTGCACCCGCCAGGGAACCCATCCCCGCATGAGCGCAGACGGATTCCACGAGAACGGCCCGGGGTTATTCACCGCCGGGTCAGTGTTCGGCGTCCGCACCTGGACGCTCACCGGCGAAGGCATGCTCCGGGGATCCAACTGGTACGTGTGGAAAGACGGCGACAACCAGGCCGTCTGCTCCAATGACCGCACCCACCAGCCGCCCGTCGACTTCGACTATTACAAAAGTCCCGCGAACCTCCAGCCCGCCGGGTTCACGTACCGCTGCGGCTGCGGGTTCTGGGCATACTGGCAACGAGCCCACGCACCCATCTACGACCCCGAGAACGCCATCATCGGCGTCATCGAAGGCGACGGGAAAGTCATCGGCGGCCCGCTCGGCTTCCGCTCCGCGCGGGCACGCATCGTAGCCCTCGCCATCGACCACGAAAACCTCATCCCAGCCGGCGGCGGCCAGCGGCGCTGGACACCACATCCGAACATGTTCCGCCGCGGCCCCGCAGGCGCAGCCACATTCGAGGCACTCACCGGACATGCAGTCACCCAGCGGCTCGTGCCGTCACCCGACACAGACCTGGTTAAAGCCGAGATCGAGGACAAACTCAGCCGCCACTACCCGTCAGCGGCGATCTACACAACACCCGAGATCATGCTGCGGCTACGGCCAACATCCGCCGAATACGCACAGTCACCACACAGCGCTAAAACAATTACACACCGCTAATCTGGACCGGTGTCCGCACCCGCAGAAGTAGGGTTCACCCTCACCGAAGCCGCCAGCTTCCTCGACCCGCCCATCACCACAAGACAACTCCGCGCCATCGTCCGCGCACTCGGCCTCCTCCCGACCGGCTACCGCTACACCGGCCGCCGAGGACACCCGGAACTCACCTACAACGCCCAGGAACTCCTCCGCCTCCACGCCGCCCTCGGACCCTGGCTCGCACGCGTCTTACGGACGGTTAGACACCACCCCGAAATGTGTGGTGATATTGGGCCTGACACCTCATGCCCGCACAGGGAAACCATGACCGGTCCGCTACCTCGCCGGCCTCGCACACGCCATACCGACTAGGCGCTGACCCATGCGGATGCCCTTCGAGCGACTCATGGAAGAAGTCCAGTCGCTGCCTGACGCCGACCACCAGCTGCCGCTTGGCGTACTCAGCGAGCGGTGGGGCGAGCCTGTGCTCAGGATCATGGACGCCATCACCGCAGTGCGCGTCCTCAACGGCGAACGAACCTACATCGGCTGAACGATGGCACCCAAGGGCTCCAAATACGGGCCTGCGCACCAGAAGATGCGCGCCAGGCTCATCGCCCGCTGGCGCCCGGGCCAGCCATGCGCACGCTGCGGCCAGCCCACGTGGGACGCCACTAAGCTGCACCTCGGCCACCGCGACGGCGCAGGCCCGCGCGCTTACCTGGGACTCGAGCACGACCGGTGCAACGAGTCAGCCGGCGGTGTCGTCGGCACCAGCAGGCAGGGCAAGAGAACACGCCAGCGTGTCTGCCCCATCTGCCACGTGACCTACCGTGCCACCCGTGCCAGCCAGCTTGCCTGTAGTCGTGAGCATGCTGACGCAGTGAAGCGTGGCGACCAGCCGCAGCCTGTCAGTGGACGGTCCTGGTGATTAGAGGGCCACGGTGAGGGAGTGTCAGCGGACGGTCCTGGTGATTAGAGGGCCACGGTGAGGGAGTGCCTGCCAGCAGGGGGGTGGTGCCCATGGCAGGGGGGTGGTGCCCATGGCAGGGGGGTGGTGGCATGCCCTGCCCGTATGCCTGCCGCATGCGACCATCCACACATATGTGTGCATGTGACAGCAATCATTACACGATAAGCATTCAAGATAAACAAGATGGTATGACTATAGTAGTTCCCATTTAAAGGAATGGGAGTCGGTGACCGAGTCCCTGATTCCAGTACCTTCGGGAACCTCCCGGCATGTGCCTGCGATGAGACCCCGGACCGAACGACTGAGGGCGCGCGCCGAGGACTCAGACAAGCCACCCCCCTTCGCCCGCGATGCGATCAAACAGGACAGGCCGGACAGCACCCGGAGAACGCGAGCAGCCCGGCGATGAACGCGGTCGTTTTTTTCATGATCGCACTGAGGATGCCCAGGTGCATTTAGGTTTTTCTCTCCCTAGGCAACTTTCAGGGGCTATTTCGGACATTCAGAACCCCCTGGAAGGTTCAAATCGGACATTCGAGCTTGCAGGAAGTCCTGTTTCCGGAGCAGCCAGGCGCGTTTGACCTGGCGGGCACCCGGACGAGCGCCCTGTGGCTGTCCAAGCCGCCTGGCCACCTTGACGACCTGAACCTGCGGGCCGTGTTCCCGAGCTCAAATGAGTGGGGTATTCCAGACGTCGCGGCGGAGTACACAGTGCCGGAGCGAATGCTGGCGTGGACGGACCGCGCGGCCCTGGCCGATGCCGGGCCGAACGCGGCGGCGCATTCGTTCCTGGATGATTACCGGTTCGAGTCGATGTGGGCGCGGGCGGAGAAGTCGGTCGCGCGGCTGAAGACGGCCGGGTGCATGGCGCTGTCGCCGGATTTCTCGTTGTGGCGGGGTGCGCCGTGGGTTGTGCAGTCGTGGCAGGTGTACCGGTCTCGTTGGTGTGCGGCGTGGTGGCAGTCGCATGGTGTGCGGGTGATCTGTACGGCGCAGTGGGCTGGGCCGGAGACGTTCGGGTTTGCGTTCGGGACGATGCCGCATGGGTGTCCGGTGGCGGTGTCGGCGGTGGGTGTGGTGCGTGACCGGTCGGCGCATGCGGGGTTCCAGGCGGGGCTGAGCGCGCTGGCGGAGCGTGTCGCCCCGTCGGTGCTGCTGGTGTACGGGAAGCTCCCGCCAGGCGCTGATACTCACGGTGTGCCGGTCAGGCTGTACCCGACGCGGTGGCAGGGGGCTGACGGGAGTGGGCGGTCGAGGCGGCGGCGGGGGTAGGGGCCGTGCTGGCGGCCGCGGCGGCCACGGTCTGAAGACGGCTGCTGGGCTGCTCGGCGCTGGGGCGGTGCTGGGTGCTGGGGGTGCTGGCGGCGGTCCGCCGCCGGAGGGCCTGTCCGACGACGAGAAGAAGCGTCGAAGGCGTGCCGCCGCAGCCCGGCTGCGGCGGGAACGTGGCCGCAACCCGCCGGGTGGTTAAGGCAGGGGAACCGAGTGGATGATGTGACGGCCTGGGCGGAATCAGAGCAGGCGCGGCTGGCTGAGCTTGAGCGGTGCTGCCAGGCGGTGCTCCGCCAGGCCGCGGAAGCCAACAACGCGACGATGGTGCTGCGGGCGGTGGACCGGCTGCTGCTGATCTCGGAGCGGCGCACTGCGGTCGGCCCCGCGCTGGCGCCGGGCGAGACGGAGTCGGCTGTTGTGGCGGATGTGGGTGTGCTGCCGGAGAAGTTGCGCATGTCTGCGTCGGCGCGGCTGGCTGGCCTGCTGGCGCGGCGGCTGGACGGTGGCGTGAATGCGGGGGATCTGACAGCGGTCGCGCGGGAACTGCGGATCACGCTGTCGGAGCTTGCGGCTCTGGCGCCGCCGGAGTCGGAAGGGTCGACGGTTGACGAGCTCAGGGCGAGACGCGCGGAACGCGCCGCCGCCGAAGGCTGAGGGGAATCCCCGGCCGCGGGTGTTCTGGGCGCCGCCTGCGGTGTCGCATGCGCAGGGCGATGACGCGGTGGAGCTCGCTGCGTCGGCTGGGCTGGTTCTGGATGAGTGGGAAGCGTGGGTTCTGCGGGAGTCGATGGGGACTCTGCCGGGCGGTCAGTGGGCAGCGTTCGAGGTCGGGCTCCTCATCCCGCGCCAGAATGGCAAGAATTGCATAATTGAGGCGCGGCAGCTGGCGGGGATGTTCCTGCTAGACGACCTGCTGCAAATCCACACATCCCACGAGTTCAAGACGACTGAGGAACATTTCCTGCGGATGCAGGCCCTCGTGGAGACAACCCCGGACCTGTGCCGCCTGGTCCGGAAGATCATCACGTCGCATGGTTCCGAGGGCATCGAGCTCTACCCGACGCCGACGATCATCATGGGCTCCGACAGCGGTTCGGTGCGCCGCGGCCTGGCCTCCCGGCGGCTGAGGTTCCTGGCCCGCTCGAGGTCGAGCGCGCGCGGGTTCACGTGTGACTGCCTGTACTACGACGAGGCGATGATCCTGTCCGCTGAGGCAGTCGGCGCGTCGATGCCCACCATGTCAACCAGGCCGAACCCGCAGCTGTGGTACACGGCGTCTGAGGGCCGCGCGGACGCCTTCCACCTGGCGAGGATCCGCCGCCGCGGCATGGACGGCGGCGCCAGCGACCTGATGTGGGCTGAGTGGTCCGCCGAGCTGTGTCATGAGATGTGCGAGAAGAACTGCACCCGTCATGACGACCCGGGGTCGCCGGCGACGTGGGCGAAGGCTAACCCGGGGATGGGGATCCGGATTTCGCAGGCGTATCTGTCGAAGGCGTATGCGTCGATGGATGCGGGGACGTTCGCGGCGTCGCATCTGGCTGTGTCGGATTGGCCTGCTGATGAGGCCGGGTGGATGGTGATCAGTGAGCTGGCGTGGGATGCGTGTGCTGATCCGGTGACGCGGCGGCCGTCGGGCCGGGGTCTGGCTCTGGCGGTGGATGCGTCGGAGGGCGGGGCGACTGCGGCGATTGCGGTTGCGGGGCGGCGGCCGGATGGGAAGGTTGTGGGGGAGATCCCGGCTGGTGATCACCGGCCGGGGACTGCGTGGGTGGTTGACCGGCTGGCTGAGCTGACTGCGAAGTACCGGCCTGCTGCGGTTGTGATTGATCCGCATGGGCCGGCGGGGCATCTGATTGACGAGGTGGAGCGGGCCCGGATTGAGGTGACCCGGCCGTCGTCTACTGAGCTGGCTCAGGCTTTCGGTTTGTTCCTGGTTAGCGTGAAGGATCGCACGTTTGTGCATCTGGGGGATAGCCAGCCGAATCTGCGGACTGCGGTTGCGGGGGCAGTGCAGCGGGATCTTGGTGACGGGAATCATGCCTGGGGCCGGAAACTCACGCCAGTGGACATAAGCCCGCTGATCGCAGTCACTTTGGCTACGTGGGGTCACAACAAGTACGCCCGCGTCACTTATGACCCGCTTGCGTCAATCGCCTGAACTGTTTCCGGGGGGCAACTGATGGGCCAGGTCCGGCAGCGTGCCGTGGTCCGTGCGTCCACGGTCGGCCAACTCCGCGCCGCCGCGCCCATGCCCGAGCCTCCGGACACGGGTACTCCCGGCGAGGTGACCTGCCCGACCTGTGACGGCACTGGCACCATCATGAACGGCGGCCGGGAATGCCCCGACTGTGGCGGCTCCGGGAAAGTCATGCCCGAGGAACTCAACTCGGCACCCAGCGGCGGTGTTTTCATGACCCGCATGCCATAGGCGTCCGTGGACCGGCTGTGGCGGGTGCTGGCAGCTTACGGGCTGAACGTCCGCCGCCCGCAATGGTGGAACCCCGTCGATGTCGTCGTCCGCTACGGCTGCGACATGTACCTTTTGCGGCTCCACGGGCATCTCATTGGCGTCCGTGCCGGCCGGCGCATGTACATCCTCAAACCGCTGCACCGCCGCGTCGAGAACGCCTGCGGGCAGCACCCGACCTACGAGGCGCCGTGGGAGCACTACATCCGTCACCATCCGCCGCGCGAGGCAGGGAAGGACCGGTTATGGCGCTGGCCGCTGATCTCACCGAACAGCTTGACCTGACCGGTGTCTCCGATCCGCGGGCGGCCGGCAGGCATGAGCGGCTCGAGCAGATTTCCGCCCGTGCCCATGCGGCGGAACCACGCGAGGCGTTCCTTACCGGGGTTGCCTCCGTCTTGTACGGGGCTGCGTGGCTGGTCGGCAAGGTGTTCACCGTCCTGTTCGCGGTGATGGCCTGGTCGTGGGCTGCTGCTGCGCTGGGGTGGAAGAACGGCCGCGGGCAGGGTCCGTCCAAGGCTGACCTGGTGGAAGACAACCTGGCGATGCGGGCCGCGCTGGAGCGGATGGGTGGCGACCAGCCCGCGATGAACGCCACCCGTGAGGCCGTCCGCCGTGCGAAGGGCCGCTAGCCAGCCAGGGATGCCCGGTGCGCCCCCGGCGTCGACAGGATCCCTAGCTTCGCCTCTACCGCGTCCAGCAGGTTCGCCCCGTACCAGCGGCCGGTCAGTGCGAACATGGTGATCACCACATCTGCGGCTTCCTCGACCAGGTCGCCGCGGGGCATCTGGATCTGGGCTGCGTCGGCGACCTCGCCGAGTTCCGCCATGGCCTTGAGGATCACCTCGTGGGGGGTGCAGACCGGGAACCGGGCCTCATGGTAGGCAACCACCCGGTCCTGCAGGCTCATGACACGCCCGCTGTCTCGAACAGGTCAGCCTGGCCGGCCTCCTGGTCGTGCCGAATCTCACGGAGGTTCTTGACGGCCTGCCGGTAGTAGGAGGGCTTCAGTTCGATGCCGATCGCCCGGCGGCCGAGTTCCACCGCCGCATATGCCTCTGATCCGACCCCGAGGAACGGTGTGAGCACCACCTCGCCTGGGTTGGTGCGCAGGTCAACGACCCGGCGGATTACATCCAGCTGCAGTGGGTGGACGTGCTTCTCGTCTTCCTCGTCGCGGGACTCGCGGTAAGGAAGCACGGGTGCTATGTAGCCTTCCTGGCCGGGGCGCTTGTCCCACTGGCCGAGGTTCCCGCGGATGTCATCCCACACCGACGACGCATACTGGCGCCATACCCACTGTGAGTACCGGTTCTCGATCTGGTTGCCTGTCCATCCCTGGTATCGGAGGACGTCGGCTGGCGGGCTGCTGGCACCGTGGTAGGTGGTGAACCCGTTCGGGTGTGTCACCGGGACGGGGCTGGTCCCGGTTTTGCGGAAGATCAGCAGGTAGTCCGCTGAGGCGATCCCGGCGAGCCCGGAGTCCTGCACGGTGGTCTGATGGGTCAGGTCTTTGACCATGGTCCGGTTCCGGACCGCCAGGGGCTCTTTCCAGATGGAGTGACGGCCGACGTATTCGAAGCCGAGGCGGCAGTGCAGCCGGATGATGTCGCCGGGGAAGTCTGTCAGGGAGTCTCCGCCGGAGTTCCCGGACGGGACGTCCATGCAGTGCACGGCGCTGATCCTGCCTGGCATGGTCAGCCGGGCGATCTCCTCGACCATGAACTCGTACTGGGTGAAGAACTCGTCGTAACTCCGGCAGTTCGACAGGTCGCGGTCTGAGGAACTGTAAACGTACAGGCCGATGAACGGCGGGCTGTATACGGACAGGTGTATGGAGCCGTCGGGTAGTCCTGGCATCACTTCCAGGCAGTCGCTGTTGTACAGGGCCCACCGGCCGGTGATTTCCTGGTCTAGGACGTTACCCATGAGGGCACCTCTGCTTCCTGGTTGAAGGTCTGGCTGCGGCGGATCGACAGCGCGTCGTTGACGTGCGCGGTCAGGGAGTCGAACATGCGGTCGGCGGCGGCTGCTTTGCGCTCGAGGTTCTTGAGCACGTTCGCGCCGCCTTCGGTGGCGACCATGTCCACGGTGACTGGCTGGGTCTGGCCGAACCGCCAGCATCGCCGGATGGCCTGGAACATCTGCTCGTAACTGTGGCTCGGGAAGAACGTCATCCGATGGCAGTGCTGCCAGTTCAGCCCGAATGATGCGATTTTCGGTTTGGTTACCAGGACGCGGATCTCGCCGCAGGCGAACGCGGCCAGTTTCTCTTCTTTGTCTTCGTTGCTGTCCGATCCGGCTACTTCGACGGCTCCGTCGATCAGCCTGGCGAGAAGTTTTCCCTCGTCGTTGAGGTGACACCAGGCGACACCATGGTCGTCGGCGGCGAGGAGCTCGGCGGCTTTCTCGCATCGTTCGGGCAGGGTGCGGCGAGCTTCCTCACGTTCTTCCTGCAGGCCGTGCGCGGGCAGGTCGAACAGGGTGCCGTCGGCCAGCGTCCGGGCCTTCACGATATGCAGCCGTTCCTCAAGCGGCGGGAGAATGAACCCGTTGTCGTCGAATCCGAGATCGGATGGTTTCCGGGCTGTCCGGGCCCACGACGACACCCACCGCCAGAACTGGTCCTCGGCGTGGCCTTTGAACCGCCACGCCTCGCCTGTCCGCGGCCGCCACTTCCCGCCCATGGCTTTCATCGTTTTCTCTTTGTTGGTGAAGAACGCGGCGAGCATGTCCATGTGGCCGAGATATCCGAGTGCCTCGGATGACGTGCCGAGCTCGATGTAGTCGTTCGGGGCTGCTGTCGCAGTGCCCAGCAGCCGGTACGGCAGGGTCCGCGCGAACTCAGTGATCCTCGTGCGGCGTACCCCGTCGAAAGACTTGAGGACGCTGGATTCGTCGCAGACCACGCCGCCGAACCGGCTGGAGTCGAACTTTTCCAGCCGCTCGTAGTTGGTGACCGTTATCCCGGCGGGTGCCGATCCGTCCCGCGAGATGGCTGCCTCGATGCCGAACTTCTCCGCTTCGGCCTGCATCTGGAATGTGACCCCGAGCGGGGCGAGCATCAGCACGGGTTTCCCGGTGTGCTTGTAGACGTTCTGCGCCCAGGCCAGTTCCTGGCAAGACTTGCCGAGACCGCAGTCTTCGAACAGGGCAGCGCGGCCCTGGCGGATAGCCCATTCGGTGAGGAAGACCTGGAACGGGAACAGGGCGGACGGCATCCATGAGGGCTCAAAGCCAGCGGCACCGTCTAGCTGGGCTTTGGCGGCGAGGAACGCCGCATAGCCGCCGGTCATCGTCCGGCCTTTGCCCAGGCGCCGATGGTGTCCAGGGATAGTCCGGTGAGCTGCCGGATGCGCCGGTAGGAGCATCCGGCTTTGACTGCGGCGACGACGAGCGGGTGCAGTTCGGCGTCAGCGTCGGCTGCGGTGGTGACTGCGGCGCGGCGGCGGCGACCGGGCTCGATGAGGGCCGCGAGGGCGTCGGCTTGCTGTTGTTCAACCATGGGTTCCATGCTCATGTCTGCCACCGTACACCGTGATGGCTGTCGGTACACCGCAAACAGGCATGCGACACGCCGGAGGGGGCGCTGTGGGTCTCCTGGACCGGATCGCCGCCTCCCGCGAGGAACGCAGAGCGATCCAGGTACCCTGGCGCCCCTGGGATAGCCCCTACGTGCCCTACAGCGCGGGCGGGCCGGCGCATCCCTCGCAGATGGTCGTCGGCGTCGAGCACGCCCTCCGCCTCGGCCCCCTCTACGCCGGCGCCCGCCTCATCGCCGACATGGTCGCCTCGCTCCCCATCCAGCAGTACCGGAAACTCCCCAACGGCGACCCCGTCAAAGTCACGACCGGGCAGCTGCTGACCCAGCCGTCCGCCATGGGCACCATCTACGACTGGGTGCACATGGCGATGGTGTCCCTGATCCTCCAGGGCAACGCCATGGGCCTGATCACCGGCCGCGACGGCTACGGGTATCCGACGGGCATCGAGTGGCTGCCGATGGACCGGGTCGAGGTCATCGAAGACGACGACCAGCCCTGGAACCCGCTCAGGGCGCGGATCCTGTTCCACGGGACGCAGCTGAACCGGGCGGACCTGTTCCACATCCGGGCGTTCTCCGTGCCGGGGAAAGTCCTGGGCCTGTCGCCTCTGCGGCTGTTCATGAACCTGATCAACTCGGGTCAGGATGCGCTGGAGTACGGGGCGTCGTGGTACCGGGCCGGCGGGTGGCCGCCGGGAACATTCCAGAACACGGAAATCGAGGTCGACAGCGAGCAGGCGGATGAGATCCGCCGCCGTCTGAGCAACTCGATCCGCCGCCGTGAGCCATTGGTGTACGGACGGGACTGGGATTACAAGCCCGTGTCGGTGCCGCCAAGTGAGGCGCAGTTTCTAGAATGCGCGGTAGGATCAAGTATGTTCTCCCTACCGAACGGCGCCCTTCGGCGCGCCGATGAACTCGCAGTTGGCGATGAAGTTCTGTCGTGGGACGGTACACGACTGGTGCCCGCCACGGTCGCTGCTGTCGCCAAGAAGCCAGCAGGCCCGGTGAACCGGATCCGCACCCAGTGTGGACGTCAACTGGAAACATCCCCGCAGCACCCGTACTGGGCGTCCCGCCGCCCGCGGTCCCCCGGTAAGCGCTATTACGGATCCCTGGACGATAACGCCCGATGGGTCAAAGCAAGCGACTTGCGGGTCGGCGATTACGTCCGGGTCGCACTGGACTGGGATGGCGGCGGAGACCTCGACACGGAAACCGCATGGGCGCTGGGCGCGCTTGTCGGCGACGGTGGACTGACCGGGCGCCACTCCTCGTTCACCGGCGATGAGCCAGCGATCATCAGCAGGCTAGATGACTGGCTTGGTGAGCGCGGTGGGGCGCTTATGCCACGGAGGCGCCCCGGCAATTACCGAATGAAAACTGGCGGACATCCTGGGCGTCTCAGCGGACTACGTAAGGAACTGAGCGACTTCGGCGTCCTCGGGTTCAGCGCAGAACACAAGCGTGTACCCGAAGCTGTCCTGACTGGCGGCCGTAAGGCCCAGGCGTCGTTCCTCAGCGGATACCTGGACACGGATGGCTGTGTAGTAGCTGAGACTCGGCCTCAGCCGATCGTCTACTGGGCCTCAGTGTCCCGTCGGCTTCTTGATGAGTGCCAGCACATGCTTGCCATGATGGGCGTCCAGTCGGCCATACGGCTCCATGAGGCCGCCCATGTCCGGATGGTCATGGGGCAGGAATGCAACGCCAAGGACTGCTGGACTCTGACGGTCTGCGGCCGCGGCAACGTTGCTCGTCTAGCTGGCCTGCTGACGCCCGCGCACCCAAGAAAGGCGGCACGGCTAGCTACCTGGGCCGCCGCGGCAACGGGGTACCGCACTAACGGCGCCCGTTCGGACGTCCGATGGACCAGGGTTGTCGCTGTCGAGGATGCCCCTGATCAGCACACTTACGCGGTCACGGTGGCTGGCACGCACACGCATGTCACCGAGGGCCTGATCACCCATAACTCCATGCAGCTGAATGCGACGCAGATCGCGGCGATCCTGGGGCTGCCTCCAGAGCGTATCGGTGGGTCAAGAGGTAGCAGTTTGACTTATTCCACCCAAGAGCAGGAGTCCATCAGTCTGGTAACGGACACGCTGCGGCCGTGGCTGGTCCGGTTCGAGACCGCGCTGTTCGGCATCCTCCCCGAAGCCCAGTACGTCCGGTTCAACACTGCAGCAATGCTGAAGACGACGACTGAGGCCAGGTTCAACATTTACAAGCTGGCCCGTGACATCGGGATGATGACGGCGAACGAGGTCCGGGCGAAAGAAGAAGAGGAGCCGCTGGCCGGGGCGATCGGGGATGACCCGATGCCGCTCGAGGTGCTGGTGGCGATGGCACGCGGGATCAAGGAGATCCCGGTGTCGATGGAGAAGCTTGTGCAGCCGGGGCCTGCGGATCTGCTGGCGATGAAGTCGGCGGAGACGATCGCGAAGACGAAGCCTGCGCAGGCGCAGGCTCCTGGCCAGGCCGCGCCTGCGGCTGCGGCGAACGGGAAGGGCGCGGCGGGGAACCCGCAGGCCGCTGCGGCTGCGGCCCGCGCTAGGTGGGACGGGGACTACGACCTCGACCCGCTGGACCCAGATGCAATACGCAAGATCATGGCGAACGGCTGGCATTAACCCGATTGGGGCGCAACTATGACACAGATGTCCACATCGGACATTAACGACCTCCCGGACAGTCAGTTCGCATTCGTGGAGAGCGGCGGCTCAAAAGACGCAGAGGGCAAGACCGTTCCGCGTAGTTTGCGGCATTTTCCGATACATGACGAGGCTCATGTCCGGAATGCCCTAGCTCGCGCCCCTCAGTCCCCATTCGGTGACAAAGCCCTTCCGAAGATCAAAGCAGCGGCCGAACGCATGGGCATAAAGGTCGCGTCCGATGCGGGGCGGTCCATGCTCGAGCGTGTCCCGGTGGAGCGCCGCTATACCCGCGGCCCCGTCGAATGCCGTTCCGAGGTTGAGGGGAACCGGATCGTCGGCTACGGCGCAGTGTTCCACACCACGCAGCGGCCGGTGACGTCGCGGAACCTGGGCGGGTTCGTGGAGCGTGTCCTCCCGTCGGCGTTCAACCAGGCGCGGCAGGGCGGCTGGTCGGGTGCGGTGTGCCGGTACAACCATTCCGATGACATGCTGCTGGGCACGACGGCGGGGAACACGCTGAGGCTCGAGGTTGACCGGGTGGGGCTGCATTATGACGTGCTGCCGCCGCAGTCCCGGGGCGACATTCTCGAGCTGGTGGGCCGGGGTGACGTGCAGCATTCCAGTTTCGCGTTCCGGGTGCCCTCCGGGGGCGAGGAGTGGGATCTGACGGAGGACACGAACTATCCGGTCAGGTCGCTGGTCGAGGTGCAGTTGGTGGATGTGGCCCCGGTAGTCGACCCGGCGTACCCGGATGCGTCGGCCGGGCTGCGGTCGCTGGCGGATCATATGGGTGTTGAGGTGGATGAGGTCCGGAAGCTCGCGGATCAGGATGAGCTGCGGCGGTTCTTCGTGCGGACGGACCGGCCGTCGGTGGCTGTGAAGCCGCGGCCGCAGCCGAAGCGGCTGCTGGGTGCTGCCGCGGCGGCGACGCTGCTGGGGCGCCGTGAGGACCCGTGGGCCGACGAGGGCTGATCTCCGTCATCACGCCCACCTGGCACAGGCACGACCTGCTGCTGGGCCGCTGTGTCCCGTCGGTGCGGGCGCAGACGTATCCCGACGTTGAGCATGTTGTCGTCTCCGACCCGGACCCGGAACTGCAGGCCCTGGTCGCCGGGCTGCCGGTCGTGTACGGCGAGACGGTCACTACGGGGCCGGGCGGGGCGGATGCCCGCAACCACGCTCTCACTCTCGCCCGCGGGAATCTGATCGCCTACCTGGACGACGACGACGCCTACCGGCCGGACCATCTCCGGCTGCTGGCTGATGCTCTGGAGTCTGACCCGGCTGCGGGGTTCGCGTACTCGCGGGCAGTCATCAAGTGCGCCGGGGACAGCGTGCTGCGGATCGGCGACGGGCCGCTGGCGCACGGCCGCGTGCTGTCGTGCATGCTGCTGCACCGCCGTGAGCTCCTCGACGTGGCGTCGTGGCGGAGCCTGATCCGCGCCGATGACTGGGATCTGGTTTCCCGGTGGCTGGACGCCGGCATCACGTGCGCGTCGGTGGACGCGGTGACCTGTGACTACTACCCGTCGGTGCCGCTGACGGGCACGCCGGCGTGCTTCCCGCCGCACCGTCCTGTACCGCACGCAGCTTCCCGCATGTAAGCGGAAGAACAAGCACAACCCCGCGCACGGCGCCTCCAGGCCGGCTCGACACCACCTGGACAGGCGTGACACGGACGCATCACTGGCACGGACTCCCGGCCGCGAGGCAGGCACCGGGACACAACACAGGGCCGCGCTGGATCGCCGTTTCGGACACCTCGCTACTGAAACGGAGAACTGTCACATGTCCGAAGTGGCCAAGACCCTGCGTGACCGCAGGCTGAACGTCTGGGAGCAGGCAAAAGCCATCGCCGACCGGGCAACGGAAGAGAACCGGGCGCTGACCGCCGAGGAGCAGGGTTCCTGGGACGCGGCGAACGAGGAACTCGACAACCTGGACAAGCGCATCAAGGCCGTCCTCGAGGCGGAGAAGCGGTCGAAGGACGCGGATGCGGCGTTCAACTCGATTGTCGGCAAGGACGTCGACAAGAAACGGCAGTCGGCGTGGCGGCAGCCGGAAACCAGTCCCGGCGGCGGGTCGGACGGCGAGATCCGGGCCTGGTTCCGCGGCGACGCCGGATCGCCGCGGGTGCTGGAACTGCGCCACGACCCGGCCCGGGGGCCGGTGAACTACCGGGCCCTGATGACCTACTCGGCTGCGTCCGGCGGGGCGCTGACCCCGACGGACTTCTACGACCAGCTCATAAGCCACCTGATCGAGGTGTCGGGGCTGCTGCAGGCCGGGCCGACGATCCTGAACACTGCCGGCGGTGAGAACCTGACCGTGCCCCGCACCACGTCGCACACCACGGCGGCGCTGACTGGGCAGATCGGCTCCATCAACGAGGTTGACCCGCAGTTCGACGTCGTCACGCTCGGCGCCTACAAGTACGGCGTGCTCCTGTCCGTGGCCCGCGAGCTTCTCGACGACTCGGGTGTTGACCTGGTCGGCTACCTGGCCATGTCGTCGGGGCGGGCGATCGGGAACGCTTTCGGCTCGGACCTGATCACCGGCACGGGCACCACCAAGCCGGACGGGCTGCTCAAGAACGCAGGCCAGGGTGTCCTCGGCACCACAACCGGCAAGACCGGCGCCCCGCAGTACTCGGACCTGGTGAACCTGGAGTACAGCGTTATCGCTCCTTACCGTCAGTCCCGCAGCTGCTACTGGCTGGCGGCGGACAAGACGATCGCCGGGTTCCGGCTGCTGCTCGACGCGAACCTGCGGCCGATCTGGGAGCCGTCGGTGGTCCTCGGGTCCCCGGACCTGCTGCTGGGCAAGCCGCTGGTCGCGGACCCGTTCATGCCGGCGGTGGCGACGTCAGCGAAGTCGGTGGTGTTCGGCGACTTCGCCCAGTTCTTCGTGCGGCTGGTCGGCCCAGTCCGGTTCGAGCGGTCCGATGATTACCAGTTCAACACTGACCTGGTGACGTTCCGGGCCGTGATCAGGGGCGACGGCACCCTGGTCGATCGGACCGGCAACTGCATGAAGTACTACGTGGGAGGAAGTACCTGATCCTTCCTGTACGCCTGTATCTTCCTTGGCTGCCGCCACCTGCAGTCAAGGTGCGCGCCGGGCCGGGCGACTGTGAACGCCCGGCCCGGCGCGGTCCAACGGAAACCGGCAGCGAGGAGCTGTGATGGCTGACCTGAAGTACAGGGGCCCGGACGAATCCGGGGACGGCTTCGCCCCCGCGCCAGGTGTCCCCGCGAACCCGAATGACTCGACGCTGGCGCCCGGCCAGGACCCGGCGTCGGCGTTCGGCATCCCGCTTTCCTACTCGACTGGCGCGGGCGGTTCGCCGTCAGTCGCCGGGGAGGCGTCTGACCCGACGGCTCCGCCGGGAATTTACCCGGCTAATGACACGCTGGCCGGGACGCCGCTGGGCGGCACGGGCGCGCCCGGGTCCGGCGGGGCGCCGGCCGGGCAGATCCAGCAGCCCGGCATGACCATCCAGGTCACCGACCCGAACGCCGTGTACGGCAAGCCCGGCGGCGGCACCGGCAACTATGTCGTGTCCGCGGTGGTCGGCCCGGACTCGACCGCCCCGGCGGGGACGTACCCGCCGGCGCGGCCCCTCGTCGAGGGCGGGTTCTACCCCACTTCTGACGGGGCGGGGCAGGGGAACATCATGGTCGGCGGCTGGAAGAAAGGACAGCGGTAGATGGCTACGTTTCCCGGCGGTTCCGGTGTCCGGCAGGGCGCGGTGGCCGGCATGCCGGACCGCAGCGATCCGGTGAACTACGGCGGCGCGCAGGACGTGGACCGGCCGCAGCCGACCGACCCTGGCGGCACCAACAACGCCGGGTTCATGAAGACTGCGGACTATCCGTATCTTGACGGCGACTCCGGCCCGTTCAGGCAGACCTGATGGTGCAGCACCTGACCGCCCCGCCGCTGGTCCCGTCCTCGATGAGCGCGGGCGGCGAGGTCCACGGCGATCTCGGCCAGTCCGGGTCCGGGTCGGTGCCGATCTCGAGCCCGTCGCCGGGTGATCCTGGCGCGGGCCCGGAGGTCTTGCCGCTGCCGGTCCTGCCGCCAGGCGCCCCGGCGCCGGTGTCCACCCTGATAGGGAAAGACGGCGGCAAGAGCCCCGCCGCCGGGCCCGCCGCGCCCTCGGGCGGGTGGACGCAGGGCATTCAGCCCGGCGGCCTGCAGGGCGCCGGGAACCCGGGTGCGGGGAGTTCGGGGCCGTCCCGGTTCACCTGGACGAAAACCCCCGCCGCCGGGTAAGCATGCATCTGGCGTGGCAGGAACAGCCGGTCGGCGGCCTGCATCCGCAGACCATCCCGACCTCGGTCCTCCCGGAAGAAGCCGCCGCGCTTGCCCGGATGGCGAAAGACCAGGATGTCCTGGAGATCGGCTCAGCGTTCGGGTACTCGGCGATCGTGATGGCTCTCGGGGGTGCCCGGTCGGTCACCGCAGTGGATCCGCATGATTGGCTGGACTCGCTGCCGGTGATGACCGCTAACCTGCTCCTCGCCGGGGCGGCAGGTAAGGTGACCATCCTCCGCCATGCCAGCCAGGATGTTCTACCGGGGATGGCTGCAGCCGGGACCCGGTTCGGGTTTATCTTCATCGACGGCGACCACGCCGGGACGCAGGTCGGGGCTGACGTGAACCTTGCCCTGCCGCTCCTCGCCGCAGGCGGCACCCTGGCCTGTCACGACAGGGAGGAACGCTGTTGCTGCCGTGAGGTTGCCCCGGCGCTGGACGAGATCCTTGGCGAGCCGGACAAGATTATCGGCAGCATGGGGATCTACGCCGCTGCCGCTGCCAGGGCGGCAGCAGGGCGTTAGGAGACCACGATGGGCAAGATCAGCGAATACGGGGCGCTGGCCGGGTCCAGCCTGCAGCCCGGTGACCTGTTCCCGGTGGTCGACACCAGCGACTTCTCCATGGCCGGGTCCGGGACCACCAAGAAGATCACCGCCGGGAATCTGCTCGCCACGACCACGGTGACCGCCGGAGGCACCGGCGCGCCTGCGCCAGGCAGCACCGAGACGTGGACTGTCGCATCGTCGGACGGGTTCCCGGTCCCGTCTGCAGGGAACCCGTTCTATGCCGGGGATCCGGTGCTGTCTTCCGAGATGGTTGCGGTCACGGACGTATCCGGCGTGACGTGGACGGTGATCCGCGGCGCTTTGGCGTCTGTTCCTGTCGCTCACGCCGCAGGGTTCACCGTCCGCCAGGTCGTTTCCGCCGGGGCGTTCACCGGTGTTCCGCTTGCCGTCAACGCCACCCAGGGCATCTTCAGCCCGATGTCGTTCGGTGCCGCCGGCGACGGCGTTACTGATGACGACGTTCCTGTCCACGCGTGCTTCGCCGCCGCACAGGCTGCGTCCGGCATCGTGGATCTCGGCAACAGAGGCTTCAGGACGTCGACTCCGATCTCCATGTACAGCGGCATGCATGTCCGCGGCTCGAACATCGACGGGCCGAACAGCAGCAGCGGCGCCGGCGGCTCGATCATAAATTCCGTGTCGAGTCTCTTCACCATGTACAAGAACACTCACGACATTACTTTTGAGCATTGTTTCCTGTATGCTTCGGGGAAGGGTGTTACGGGGGCCGTCTCGCCGTCAGGCACCGGAACAGTATCCCTGTCGTCTGCGCAGGCGGCGTCAAGCGCAAGTGTTTCCTTCACCGCATCTGTCGGCTACCCGTCTCCGACGACAGCAACAGGCACTGCCACGCTGACGGGAGTGGCCGGCGGCCCGTACACGTTTCCCGTCCCGGCCGGGACTGCTTACCTGGTGCTTTTCAACAATCAGGCATATGCGCCTGCGCCAGGGCAGGCCCCCATGCTCAGCATCACCGGAGCCGGCAGCATCAACGGCGGATCAGTCACGATCGCACCGGTTACCGGTCACGTATGGGATATCACACGGCGCGCCGATACCGGCTGCACGACCAGTAACGGCTCAGCCACTGTATATGACCCGTCGGCGGTCTCCACCGACGTCGGCGCCCCGATCAGCGGAACTAACATACAGGCGTCCACGGTTATCTCTTCTTACATAACACCCGGAGACGCCGGCCCCGGATACGTGCTGAGCAAGCCTGCCACCGACAGCGCCGCAGGCACTGCCACCTTCACCCTGGGCGGCAACGTCGGGCTGTCCAAGTTCCGCATCTGCGGCGTCCAGGCTCAGCAGGATAATCCGGCACACAGCGTCTGGTCGGAATTCGGCGGCACCGCTATTGATCTCGTGGTGTACGGCGAATGCCGTATTTACGGCTCCGCGCTGGCCACTAATTCCGCCTGGAACTCACTGCAGGTAGGCGTCACATCCTGCTCCTGGCAAGATCTGGACACCGGATATTTTGGCAACAATAACTTTGTGCCATTCTTTAACTTTGACATGCAGAATGCAGCCGGATACGCACAGGATATGCTATTCCGGAACATCGTCGTTGAGCTGGCCCCCGCAGGGCTGATCAACATAGCAGCCGGATTCAGTGTTACCATAGAGCACGTCCGCGGCTGGGACGCCAGCTCGTGGACGGGAAACGCATTCCAGTTCACCAAAAGTACAGCTGGCACTCCCTGCCGCAACATAATAGTCCGGCAATCCGGTCAGCTTACGCACAATCTCGGCGCCGGCGTCTACTTCCACGTCTACGCAGACAGCAGTACCACGGGCCTGCTGCTCGACACGGTCGGCAACTGGGGGCTGCAGCCGCTGCTCAACGTGCCGCTGCAGCAGACCACCATCATCAACTGCGGAACCGGGCCTAATTTCCAGGAGGTCGCAAGCGCGCAGGCGTTCGCTGCCGCTGGCCTTGTCGCGGCCAGCGGCGGGAGCATGATAACGGGGGCCGGTGCCGGGAGCCGCTTTGTCGGCGCGACTGTCAGCGGCAAGCCGACGTCGGGAACCTACCTGGCCGGCGATTTCGTCATTGACCAGACCGGGTTCATCTGGATCTGCACCACGGGCGGGACCGGAACTCTTGCCACCTGGGCGCAGGCAGGCCAGAGTCTCCCTGACTACGCTCCGGCAGGGCTGCCGGGGGCTACCGCAGCCAGCCGGTATGCGGGAGCGACGGCGGGCGGCGCCCCCCGGTCGGGAACGTACCTGGCCGGCGATTTCGTCATTGACCAGACCGGGCTCATCTGGATCTGCACCACGGCCGGGACGGGCGGTGGCACATCCGCATGGGCTCAGGTCGGCCCGTCCAGCGGCTACGCCAGCGCCAACGACCCGCTGCAGAACGGGTTCAATTCTAATTTCAGCTCAGTCATGTCCTGGACTTCCGCGTCGCCTATCAGCTTCATGGCGGCGGCCTACACGCGGCTCAAGTCAGCCGGGTACAGTTCCGCTAATATCGTCATCGAGTCAGTGGCCGTTTCCTACGGGAATATCTCTGTTGCCTATTACAAGAACAGCGGGTCAGGTCTGAACGCCAAGCCGAACGGCGGCATGTACCTCAACGCGACCAGCGGTAATATACCGTGCCCGGCAGCGGGTCAGCCGGTAATACCTCTCGGGGCGAGCTGCATACCGCAGCTGGCCGACTGGCTGGCCATATCATTCGACAACCAGACTATTTCCGTCTCCGCGTTCTCTGGCGGGAACAACATCATGACCGGGCTCGTCTGGTGCGCTAACGGATCCGGCAGCCTCGGCTGCACGGCCCAGGCGTCGCCCAGCCAGAACATCATCCTGTGTCCCAGCGCGGCAGTTGCCAATATCGGACGGGGCATCATCGCCGCGACAGCCCGCAGTGACACCAGTTGCACCGTACCATCCACCGGCGCGATAACCGACGCTGCCGTTCTGGCAACTGACGTCGGCGCGACAGTCTTCAACAAGACAACCCCGGCGAATTTCACCCCGGGCACAGTGATAGATACTGTCACTCCCGGGTCGCCGTCTACCTTCACGACCTCCCCTGCGCAGGCCACCGGCCAGGCCAGCGCTGCCCAGAACCTGCTGATTGGTCCATGCGGCCCCAACCCGGCCCGCAGCTGCCCCGCATGCACGTTCAGCACGAGCACTGCCACGGTAACCGGGGTTCCATCCGCCGTTGCCGCCGACGTCGGCGCGGTCGTCACCGATGCCACCACGCCCGGGAACATCACGGCAGGGACCATCATCATCGCCGTCCAGGCAGGCACCGGCTACACGCTCTCCCAGAACCCGGCCGGGAACAGCGCCGGCACCGACACCCTTCTCGTCGGCGTCCAGGTCATCCCGCCCAGGACCACCATCACCAATGCCGTCGCCAACACCAGTTACACAATCTCCAGCCCGGTCACATACGCCACGGGCGGTCTGACGGTAACCACCGGAGGTCATCCTCTGCTCAGCCCCCCGGCGCTGGTATCGACAGGTGCTTACTGCCAGGCAGTCATGTACGGGATCACCTGATGGCCTTCATCCAGCGCATCCAGCCTGGCGGTCCCTGCCGTCATGGCCACGACAACTGTCAAGTGATTGACTGCATCACCACCGAGCCTGTCATCAATCCTGTTACCGGTGATGTGCTGCACCACGCCGGGGCCGTCGTCTGGCACTCCCATATGACTACGGAGATCCACCCTGAGCACCGGCTCAACCCGTGCCACCCCGCCGAGGATCACCGTGGCCGCAGACCAGTCCCGGCCGCCGCCACGCCGTGGTGCGAAGACTGCAAGGCACACCCGGCCGCCGCATACATTTTCGACAGCAGCCCCGCCTGATGGGCGGCTGGCCTCTCATCTCGGTGATCACGCCGACGTGGCAGAGGCACGCGGAACTGACTACCACGTGCATGCCATCGGTCCGGAACCAGACCTATCCCGGCGAGATCGAGCATGTGATCGTGTCCGACGGCCCCGACCCGGGCCTCGCCGCCGCGATGATCAGATCCGGGCGGCCCGGCCGCAGGGTGTCCCTGGTCCTCGGCGAGCTCGCCAGCCATGACCCGGCCATCCGCTGGGGGTACCGGGCCAAGCTCCGCGGCGTCCAGCTCGCCACGGGCAGCTTAGTTGCGTGGCTGGACGACGACAATACGTTCCGGCCCGCTCACCTGCACCGCCTCGCCAGGCTACTGCGGGACCACCCGGAAGCCGGGTTCGCGTATTCGCGGATCGAGATGCATCACGCGCACCGGTCAGTGATCGTCGGCTCCGATCCGCCGATGTTCGGGGGGATCGACACGTCCGCGATCCTGCACCGCCGCGAAATCCTGGACGTAGCGACGTGGCAGACAGGGGTGCCTGCCGATGACTGGGATCTGGTAGAGCGCTGGATGAAAGCCGGGGTGACATGGGCATGCGACCCGCAAATTACCGCAGATTACTACTACCGAGACTGTAAATACCCATCGCCACCTATAACCCGCGAAGTACGTTTCTGATGGCATTCACCGCGCACAACATCCGGCTGCCGGACGGGTCGGAGACGCTTCCGGGCGTGCCGCTGACCGCAGACACGGGAATCTGCCAGGCCGCTCTGCGGGACCTGAAACTGGCGCTCCCCGGCGGCGGCAGGATCGCCGACGTCGGCTGCCTCGAAGGCGGCTATGCGGCCGAGTTCGCCCGCGCCGGATACGACGTAGTCGGCGTCGAGGTCCGGGCCGTCAACATGGCCAACTGCCAGCGGATCGCCGAAGCGCTGGATCTGCCGAACCTGCGGTTCGTCCGGGACGACGCCCGGAACCTGCACCGGCACGGCGGATTCGACGCCGTGTTCTGCTGCGGCCTCCTCTACCACCTGGACGGGCCGGTAGCGTTCCTGAACATGCTCGGCAAGATCACCCGCAGGCTGCTGATCCTCCAGACCCACTACTCCGACCGCCCCGGCACGGAGAACGAGGGCCGCCGCGGACACTGGTATCAGGACGATCCGGCCGCAGACAGCCGGTGGGGATCATGGGGGAACCAGCGATCGTTCTGGCTGGCTATCCCAGACCTGTGCGATGCGATCCGATGCGCCGGGTTCCCGCTGGTCTTCCGGCAGTTCGACTACCTTGATGACATCACCACGGGCTCCTACGCCTACTCCGGGCACCCCGGAGACCGGGGCATGTTCACCGGAGTCAAGCCTTGACCCAACTGGTGATGATCTGCCCATCACGCGGCAGGCCGCACAGCGCCGCCGAGCTCATCAGGCTGTGGCCGCAGGTCACAGCCGCCGCCATGCTCCTGGTAGTCGCCGACGCTGACGACCCGCACGCAGACGGCTATGCCCGGCTGTCCCGGTGGCAGATGGCACAGGTAGCGGTCATCAGCGGGCCGCGCGGGCCGGGGCCGGTCCTCAACATGGTCGCCCCTGGCCTTGCCGCCGTGTTCCCGGCGGTCGGGTTCCTCGGCGACGACCACCGGCCCCGCACGCCCGGATGGGACAAGACCTTGACGGACGCGCTCATCACCCGGCCGGGGGTTGCCTACGGCGACGACGGCCTGCGGGGGGAGGAACTCCCGACCGCTGTGGTCATGTCTGCCGCGCTGGTCCGCAGGCTCGGCTACATGTGCCCGCCGGGACTGACCCACCTGTATGTCGACGCCTTCTGGAAACAACTGGGGACTGACATCGGGAACCTGCAGTACCGCCCGGACGTGCTCATCGAGCACCTGCATCCGTCAGCGGGGAAAGCCGCAGCGGATGACGGGTATGCGCGGATGCTGGCCCTCGAAGCCGCCGGGACTGACCGCAGAACCTATGACGAGTTCCTGTGCCAGCGGTGGCCCGCAGACCTGGCCCGGCTCCGGGACAGCCTGCCCCGGTGAGGATCTTCGACACGTTCCTGTTCCGCGACGAGCTGGACATCCTCGAATGCCGTCTCACCGAGCTCGACGAGTCGCCGGTGTACCGGCATGTCCTCGTCGAGGCACGCACCGACCATCAGGGCCACCCGAAACCGCTGATGTTCGCGGAGAACCAGGACCGGTTCAGCCCATGGCTCGGCAAGATCATTCATGTGGTGGCGGAGGATCTGCCGGACACCGCGAACCCGTGGGACCGGGAACACGCCCAGCGAGACCAGATAGCCGCCGGGCTGGCCGCCGCCGCCGGTGATGATCTGGTTATTCTCGCGGACGCCGACGAGATACCGTCACCCGCCACGATCACCGCCCTCACAGCAGGTGGCCCGGCGGTGATGGAGATGGACACCTGCATGTTCTCCGTTGACTGGCTGTGGAAGGAATCACTGCGCACATCCCCGGTTTTCCCCGCCGGGATGATCGGATCGTTCTGGACGGCCCGGGAGCGTGGGCAGGCCAGCCCGTCGGTGATCGCAAAGGCCGGGAAGCATCTGACCTGGCTCGGGGGAGAGGCGGCCGTCAGGACGAAAATGGCCGCGCACTGTCATACCGACGGGAACCCGCTGGTCGAGAACGCGCTCGCGAACGACCTGTACCGGGCGGGACAGAACTGTTTCGGCGAGAGGTACGGTCAGCCGTCCCCCTGGCTGACCCCGGTGGACGTGGATGAGACGTGGCCGCAGTGGGTGTTCGAGCGGCGCTGCCCGCCAGGATGGTTCCGGCCCCGTGACTGAGATGATCCCGCTGGCACTCCGGCCAGCAGCGGAACACAGGCCGGGGGTTATCTCAGTTACCGTCCCGTCCCGCCGCCGGGCCGCCATGCTCACCGAATCAATCACGTCGCTGCGGGACCGCGCCGCCCGCCCTGACCTCCTGGACATCCTGGTGGCCTGCGACCCGGACGACCCGGAAACAGCCAGGGCTGCCGCTGCTGCGTCTGCGGACGCAATCTGGCAGGCCCCGTACCGGTTCGGATATGCGGAAAGTGCCCGCTACCATGCTGCGCTGCTCGGGCTCGCGGACGGCGAATGGACCATGACACCATGGAACGACGACGCGATCATGCAGACAGAAGGCTGGGACGACATCGTCCGCGCCCAGCCCGCCGGGACGATCATCTGGACGGACGGCAACATTCCCGGCCTCACCTGTTTTCCCGTCGTCCACGCGGACGTCCTTGCCGTGCTCGGCCGGCTGTGCCCGCTTCCCGCAGTGGACACCTGGTTCCAGGACGTCGGCCTCGCCGCGGGCGTGATCACCAGGCCTGGTATCTACGTGTATCAGGACCGGTTCGACCTGACCGGCCGCAACGGCGACGACACCTACCGGGAAGGCCGCGGCGGGATCCGCTGCGCCGAATTCTACAGTGAGCCTTACACCACGTGGCGGGCTGAGGACGCCGCCCGGCTGGCGGCGCTGCGGTGAGCATCGCGCTGGTCACCACCACCATCCAGGTTCCCGAAGTTCTCGGCTGGTACCGGGAAATCGGCCCGGACGTCCCGTTCTATGTGATCGGCGACGAGCAGGCCCCTCACGATGAGATCCGCGCGTTCTGCGAGCGCAACGGCAGCATGGTGTATTACAGCGACGAGGATCAGCATAAGCTCGGATACGAGTCCTCGGAGCTGCTGGGCTGGCGGTGCACTGGCCGCAGGTCCATCGGCCTGCTCGAGGCGGTGAAACACGGCGCCTCGATCGTCGTCATGATCGACGACGACAATATCCCGCTGGACCGCAGGTATTTCGATGATTTCGCTGAGGACCTGTCGCGGTCGTTCTCGGGGCTGGTGCTGGGCGGCAGGTGGGCAGACCCGGGCGGTTTCCTGATCCCGCCGGTGCATCACCGCGGGTTCCCGCACGAGCTATGGCATCCGGACAGGGCGCCGGCCGTGGGCTACGGCAGCGGCATCCGGGTTGGGGTATCGGCCGGGCTGTGGCTCGGCGACCCGGACATTGACGCGGTGACCCGGATCGCCGCCCGGCCGCTGTGCACGGGCGTGTCCCCCGCCGCAGCGGCGGGGCTCGCTGTCGCCCCGGGTACCTACGCGCCGTTCAACTCGCAGAACACGGCGTTCGCCCGGGATCTGCTGCCGGTGATGACGATGCTGCCCGGCGCGGGCCGCTACGACGACATCTGGGCGTCGTATGTCGCGCAGCGGGTGATGCGCGAGTTCGGCTGGTCGGTGCGGTACGGTCGGCCGCTGGTGTGGCAGGAACGCAACACGCACACCCTCAGCCGTGACCTGGCGGCGGAGACACGGGGGATGCGGGATACACTCCCGTTCACCGCCGCTCTCGACGACGTCGATCTCAGCGGCGCGGAGACGGTGCTGGACGCGGCGGGGATGGTTTACGGGAGCCTGGAACACGGGCCGTGGCGGGATACCCGCATCGGCGTCCTCGGCGCAGCGTGGGTCCGGGACTGCGCGAAAGTCCTGGCCGCCAGCACGCCGGCGCCGATGCAGCCTGCGCGGGTGACAGTCAGCAGGACTGACCTGGAAATGGTCCTGGACACGTCGAAACCCCGGTGGGATCAGGGCATGCTCGCCGCCAGGCAGCGGCTGGCCGGGGCGCTGCCGCTGTGATGCCGCTGATCTCGGTGATCACGCCGACCTGGCACAGGCATGACCTGCTGCTGAAACGGTGCATTCCGTCGGTCGCCGCGCAGACCTGGCCATCGGTGGAGCATGTGATCGTGTCCGACGGCCCCGACTGGGATCTCGGCCAGGCCGTCCTGGAAGCATCGAATCCCCGGCATCAGGTCACGTTCACCTGCCTGGACGAGCACGACACCACCGAGCACTGGGGCGGCCCGGCCCGGCGGCGCGGCCTCGAAGTCGCCGAAGGCGGCCTGATCGCCTACCTGGACGACGACGACGCCTACCGGCCGGACCATCTGCAGGTCCTCGCTGCCGCGCTCCTGGCCGCCCCCGGAGCACGGTTCGCAGTGTCCAGGATGGTCAGCCACGGCCCGGACGGCGGGGCGACGGTCATCGGAGGGGAGATGCCCGCGTTCGGGACGGTCGGCACTCCCATGATCCTCCACTGGGCCGACCTCGCCGACGTGGCCACGTGGGGGCCGCCGTCTGCGGGGGAGGACTGGGAACTGGTATCCGCATGGCTGAACGCCCGGGCCGGGTTCGTCGCCGTCCCCGCCGAGACCATAGACGTCTGGCCCTGAAGGAGCCGCCGTGAGCGACCTGGCCGGGAGCGTCTGGGGCGTCCACGACTACGTGGCCTCCTACATGGCCGCAGGCAGCAGCAGCGGCGAGCTCATCGACTCCGAGACGGTCCGGTGGGTGCCGGGCAGCTCAGGCCCGTCCGGCTGCGGCTGGTACCGGGTGATCGTTCCCCTCGCCGAGCTCGGCAGGCACGGCTGGAAAACACAATGGCGGGCGGGGGTGCCGCCGCAGGCCGCCGACGACTACCGGATCATCACCGCGCAGCGGCTCGACAAGCAGACCGCCCTCAGACCGTGGCGGAACCTGCGGCTGCGGCACCGGCTCGTCTACGAAACCGACGACGATATTTTCTCCGTGCCGGAGGAACGGTGGACGCTCGCCACCTACCGGCAGAACGTCATGCAGGACGTCGTCGCCCATGCGGCCAGGATCGCCGACATCGTCACCGTATCCACGGAACCGCTCGCCGAGGTGTACCGGAAACTGGGCTGCCCGGAGATCCGGGTCCTCCCCAACTGCGTCCCCGGCGGCCTGCTGACCCTGGAACGGAACCGGCACCGGAAGAAACTGGTGGTCGGCTGGGCGGGCGGCGGCTCCCACGGCCCGGACATCAAGATGATCACCGAGCCTTTGCGGGAGTTCATCGACGGCCACCCGAAAGCTGAACTACATCTAGTCGGCTGCGACTTCTCCGATGAGATCGGCCGCCGGTGCCGGTTCACGGAATGGGTGCCGGCGGATGAGTCGCTGGCGTATTACCGGCAGCTGGACTTTGACATCGGCCTCGCGCCGCTGACCGGGACAGTGTTCGATGCCAGCAAATCCGGCATCAAGCTTCTGGAATATTTTGCCCTGGGTATTCCGGCGCTGGCGTCGGATTGCGAGGCGTACCGGGATGTCATGGTCGACGGGGTGACCGGGTACCTGATCCGCAGGCCCGGCGACTGGGGGCGGCGGCTCCGCGAGCTCGCCAATGACCATGCGGCGCGGGAGGAAATGAGCGTGAAGGCCCGTGAGGTCGCCCGGGCGCACACGATCGAGGCGAACTGGCACAGGTGGGCCGGCGTGTACCGGGAACTCCTGTAGATGCCGACCAGGGAAGCCCGCCAGTCCGGGCCGGCCGGGTGCGGGCATGACGTTAAGGCCGGGCATGCTGTGGTGCGGCGCGGCCGCCGGTGGGTGTGCACCGCATGCTCGCTGCCGGGCGGGTCCCAGCATCAGCCGCCGCGGTGTTCCTGCGGTGAGCCGCTGGCACCAGGGCAGCGGCTCGGACTGCGGATGAACGGCAGGTGGGCGCACCTGCACTGCGTGAAAGACCGGCCGGTCGCGCTGGCCACCGTCGCCTCCGGCCTGACCACCTGGGATGGGAGCACAAATTGAAGGCTGTCCGGCTGAACGTCGGCACTGAGGGCGCCTACTTCGACGGGGTCCAGTGGCGGACGTACCCGCCCGCAGGCGAGGTGGGCGTGTTCGACGATATGCACGCGGAGTCGCTGATCGCCGCCGGCCGGGGCGTTGAGGTGAAGGCCGCCCCGGAGGCCCGGGCAGAAGTCCGGCCTGCCGTGCAGCCGGCTGCGGAGATCCGGCAGGAGCCTCCGCCTGTACCTGCGCCCGCTCCGCAGCCTGCGGTGACGCCGCCGGCTGTGAAGGCGCCTCCCGGGCGTCCGCCCGGCCGGCGCCCGTAAGTGAACATCGCCCACTTTTACCATCTGTGGGCGGACGGTACCTGGCGGGTCCCCGCTGCCGCGCATGCGGCGGCGCTGCTGGCGGCGCAGTTCCCGGTCATGCCCGCAGTCGGCCTGGTCGGCCAGCCGCAGAACCGGCGGGACGCCGCAGGGTGGCTGTGCCAGGCACTGCCCGGCTGGGACCGGTGCGCGACTGCGGACGAAGGCTACGAGCAGGTCACCCTGGAAGCGCTGCGGCAATGGTGCATAAACGCTCCCGAGCCTGCGGCGGTGCTGTACTGCCACACCAAAGGCGCCGCATCACCGGACGAGTACCGGACGCGCCGGCGGGAGCACATGACCAGCCGCGTGGTCGGCCGGTGGCGGGACTGCGTGCGCCTCCTCGGCGAGGGCGCCGACGCGGCCGGGTGCAACTGGCTGACCGCCGGCATGACCCGGACCGCCGGCCACATCACCATGACCATCGACGCCGGCGACCATTTCTCCGGCAATTTCTGGTGGGCACGCAGCGACTACATCGCGGGCCTGCCGCCGCTGCCGGAAGTGGACATCACGCCCGTATCGGTGCTGCCGGACTCAGAGCGCATCGCCGCCGAGCTGTGGATCGGGACCGGCAAACCACGCGTCGCGGACCTGTCCCCCGGCTGGCCTGACATCTGAACCAGCCAGACATCAACCACTGACCTTGACCGGCCACAACGCGGGTCTTGGAGTTCCCGTAAATCCTGAGAGGACATCAACCATGCCCGATGTGGCGACAGGCGGAGAAAGGCTAGGCGTAGGCGTCGGCACGGTCGCCCGCGAGCACGCCTCGGTGAGCACCAGCTTCAACGTGCGACGCTGGGATGCGGAGCAGACCCAGTGGACAGACGCCAGGTGGCGGCGGCACGCCGCCGAGCTCTCGCCCGCATGGGAGCCAACCCACGTCCATTTCGACAAGCTCGGCGTGAAAACCTACCTGGAAACACAGGAAGACGACTGCAACCTGATCGTCTCCACCGGGTGGGTGATCCTCCTTGGCGGCATCGCCGGAACGTCGGTGACGAACAAATTCGGGGCGGCGTACGGCCGGATCGGCGTCGGCACCTCCAACACCGCCGCCGCATCCACCCAGACCGCCCTCGTCGGCGACACCGGCGGCGCATCCACCACCAGCTACTACAAGCTCGTATCCGGCGCGCCCGTCATCAACACCGGCATCGTCCCGGCCACGCTGACTTTTACCGCCGCGTTCGGCGGCGGCGTGGCGAACTTCGCGTGGGCCGAGTTCGGCACCGACAACTGGAACGCTGACGGGGTCACCGCCACCGGTCTTGGCGCCAACGAGGTGTTTTTCAACCGGGGCGTATCCAGCCAGGGCACCAAGGCAACCCTGCAGACATGGACCGCCACCGAGACGATCTCCTTCGGATACCCGTCCGGGTCCGGGACCCTCGGCACGACCTGATCCAGGCTTAACCCGGGCCGCCGCCCCTGAGCGCGGTCACAGCGGCCGCGGCGGGAGGGCCGGATGGTTTACTACCAGCCCGACCCCGCCGCCGCCGCCGACACGCTGACCGCCATCCTCAGCCTGCCTGCTGACCTGGCTGGCGGCGCTGACGTCCAGCAGCTGACCGAAGCTGATATCCCGCTGGCCGACAGTGGCGCGGCTGCCGACACGCTGATGCCGTGGGCCGATACGGCTGCGGCCACGGACGTTCTGCTGCTGTATTTCACGCCGTCAGACACGGCTGGATCCGCAGAGACGCTGTGGCCGCCGCCAGTCGCCGCCCCGGTCACGGAAACGGTCGCGGGGGCGGACGTCCTGCTAGCGGCAGACGCCGTCACGTTCACGGACCTGGCAGGCGCGGCTGACCGGAGGTCGGCGCCGGCTTCCGCCGGGGATGCCGCCGCTGCCGGGGATGCAGTAAGCGTCACCGCCGTACTGTCATACACGGACCAGGCTGGCCAGGTTGAGGGGCTGCGGCCGCTCGCAGATGTCGGCGGTGCCGCCGACAGACTGACAGTCGGCGCCCTCGCGGTGCCGTTCGCCGACAGTGGCGCGGCTGCCGACACGCTGATGCCGGCGTCTGCGAGCGTGGCACTCGCTGATGCCGGCGCGGCGAGAGAGGCGATCAATCTCTGGCTCGAGCGCGGCGCCGCAGCCGACAGACTGCGGCTAGCTAACACGCTCAGTTTCGCTGAGCAAGCCGCCGCCGCCGAGGACGCCGCCGCGATTCCCTTCTCCGAACTGGACGCTGCCGCAGCAGCGGAATTGCTGTCAGCCGAAGTCGCGGCCGCCTTCCCGGAACAGGCCGCTGCCGCTGACGCGGCAGGGCTCACCGACCCAGGTGCCGCAGCCGAAGCGCTGCATGTATCTCTCAGTGTCACCCCCGCCGACGCTGCCGCCGCCGCGGAAACGCTGGCCTCGCAGCCGACTCCTGCGCCGGCTGACGCCGCTGCCGGTACCGATGACCTGACCAGTGTCACAGCCTTCGCTGGGCTGCCGGAGACCGCCGCCGGTGCTGAGACCCTGCGCGGCCCCTCGGACCTCATCCAGGCTGAGAATCTGCAAGACGACCTGCTGGACCAGGCCGCCGCATACATCACCAGCGAAGCCGACGAGCCTCAGCAGGAACCGGCAGCCGCGCTGGACGCGCTGACATACAGTCTCACGCTGTTCGTCCCGCAGTCCGATCTGGCCGCCGCCGCTGATCTGATCGCATATATCACCTGTGACATTCCGTTCGGCAGTGACCTGGCAGCAGCCGGGGACGGGCTGCTGTCCGCCGAGTTCCCCGTCTACGCAGACGCCGCCGCCGCCGCCGACATCCTGGCCCTGAACGCCGGCGCCGGGATCGCTGACCAGGGTGCGGCCCTGACCGACGCGGTCCCCGCTGTGACTGCGGCGGCTGACGACCAGGCCGGGGCAGCCGAGACAGTCATATCCCTGGCCGCAGTCCCGGTCGCTGACACAGCCGCCGGGACCGACACCCCGGCCGCGTCAGCGGCCGTCCCGGTAAGAGATCCTGCGGCCGCAGCAGACGCGGAAGCCCCGGCTGCCACGGTGGCCTCGCTCCCGGACTGCGGCAGCGCAGCCGAGACGCTCGTGGTGAACGTCCTGCAATCCGACCAGGCCGCCGCCGCTGACACGCTGTCGGTTACCACAGTCGTACCGCTGGCCGACAAGGCCGCTGCCGCGGACCTTACCGAGAAAACCCCGTTCACCGCCGGCGGAGCCGCAGCCGCCACCCCCGCCGCGACCCTTGATATCACCCTTGACAGGGACATCGCTGACGGTGACACCATCGCCGTCGCCTGGGGCACCGACTCCGACCAGACCGTCGCCGCTGCCACTGACACTGCCGGGCAGCCGTGGACGTTCTACAACCTGAACATCACCGGCCGGTCCTGCGGTTTCTTCATCGCCGGATGCGTCCAGGGCGCGACCGCCGGGGACACGATCACCATCACCTGGTCCGCCCCCGCTGCCGGGGCGGCGGTCATCTGCGGCATCCCTGCCGCCACCAGAATCCTCGCCGTCGACGCCGCCGCCGGAACAGGCAGCCCCGCCAGCGCCACCCCGGCAGAAACCACCGGGCCGCTGGCATACCAGAACGAGATCTGCCTCGGGGTCATCGCCGCCGACGGCGCGGGCGGCACCAGCCTGGACGAGCAGGACGGTGCTGTCCTGCTCGAGCAGGACGGCACCGGCCTCACCCTGGAAGGCGGCGGCACCAGCCCGGCAGCGCCGTCCTGGCCGCAGATGGGTGACCAGCAGTACATCTCCGCCGGCGGAACCTGGGTGACCGCCTACAGCATGCTGCCGGGCTCGACCGTGGCTTCGCAGACCCTGTCGGCGTCGATCACGTCAGCGCCGTGGGGCGCTGCAGTCCTGACTTTCTACTATGAGATAGCCCAGGATCTTGCCGCCGGTGCTGAGCGCACGCCGGATGTCGCTGTCACTTCTGGCGTGCCGGATCGGGCAGCTGCAGCCGAGCTCCTCGTCCTGCAGAAGACCGGGACGGACACGGCCGGGGCTGCGGACACGACACTGACAACCGTCACATCGGCGGCGGACGAGGCTGCGGCGGTCACAGACGAGTTCAGTTACGTCGTTTCCATATTGCTGGCGGACCTGGCAGGTGCCGGGGACCTGCTTACATCGGACGCCGGTCCCGTGGTATCTGACACGGCGGCGGCCGGCGAGACGGACCTGGCCGGGACAGACGCGGAAACGGCTGAGGCCGCCGCAGTCGCCGAGGCGTTCAGCAGTATCGTCGCAGTATCCCTGGCGGACCTGGCCGGGGCTGCCGAAGCCTCAGCGGCGGCAGCCGACGGGGCTTCGGCAGCGGACACAGCCGCTGCGGGCGATACTGTGACCGTCCCCGTCAGCGGCATCGCCTTCCCGGAGGCCGCAGGCGTTCTCGACGGCTTCGCCTATATCACCATCACCAGCGAGCTGGACGACATCGCTGCAGTGACTGAGGCATACGACGGCAGCCAGGTCACGCCGCCCGGCGTCTTTGACGCCGGCGGTGCCACTGAGGCCCTCGTCCTCGCCGGCACCGCCGTAGCGGTCGACGATACGGCAGCCGCCCTGGAGTACCTTGCCGGGCAGAACCGCCTCCACGACGCAGCGGCTGTCGCCGAATCCCTTGCCATGCCGGGCGCCGCTGCCGCCGCAGCGGACGCCGTCGCCGCTACAGACAGGTTCTTGCGACGCATCTGGGTTTACGTCCCGGTCGCCGGGCCGGTCCACGGCGGCAGCGTCACCGGACCGGTCCAGGACTCCACTGTCACCGGGCCGCCCCCGCCTGTACCGGGCACCCAGGAAATCTTCTGCGAAGACTGGACTGTCCTGGACCAGGAAAACGACGACGGCGGACTGGAAACGGAGGCACCTTGAGCAAGATCACGCAGCTTGCGCTGCTGACCTCAGGAGTCGCCAGCAATGACGTGCTGCCCATCGTGGACGTCTCCGACACGAGCCACGGCTCAGCATCCGGGACCACGAAAGGCATTACCGTCGCCGACCTGCTTCCCGGTGGCGGCAGCAGCGGGATCACTCTGGCCGGAGACCTCGGAAACACCGACCTGGTGCCGCAGGTCATCTCCACGCACCTGACCGCGCCGCTGCCTGTCGCTCAGGGGGGCACCGGCGCAGCCACAGCAGACGATGCGCTCGCCAGCCTGGGGGGGGCCTCAGTCGCGTCCGTCGACGCCGAGACCTCCCGCGCCGAGGCGGCCGAGGCCGCGAAAGGGCCTGTCCTCACCCAGGCTGCCGTGCAGACGAACCTGACCAGCCCATGCCAGGCGGCGGCAAACCAGATCGTTCCGGCAGACACGACCGGCGGCCCGGTCGTCGTGACCCTCCCCGCCACGCCGCCAGCGGGAACGCTCGCCGCCGTGAAGCAGATCCTCGGCACAGCCGGGGTGACGGTGAACACGACATTTCCAGACGTGTTCAACAAAACAGGTGGAAGCACCACGGTGGCGCTGACCCTGCTGAACCAGGGAATCTTCCTGCAGTACCAGGCCGGGATCTGGCTGGCCATCTCCACAGACGCGCCATTGTCAGGACTGGATGCCCGGTACCTGAACCAGAACACCACCGGTACGGCCGGGAATGTGACCGGGACCGTAGCGGTAGGGAACGGCGGCACCGGCGCCACGACCGCAGACGGCGCCCGCTCCGCGCTCGGACTCAGCAGCGGCGCCACCGCCAGCATCGATGCCACCGCCGGGGACATCGCCCCGCTCGGCACGCAGGCCGCCGGGGCGACGGGGAAACTGGCCGACGCAGGCCATGTGCATCCGACGACTGGCATTGTGCTCACATCGAGCTTGCCGCTGGCCGTGGATTCCGGCGGCACTGGCGCTACGTCTGCCACAGCAGCGCTGACTGCGCTGACCGGCAGCCAGCAGGCCGGGTATTACGCCCGCAGCGACGGGACCAGCACTACTCTCGCCGCCATTCAGGCCGCCGACCTCCCTGCGGGAACCACCAGCACACAAGGAGCCCTGCAACTCGACGGCACCGCCACAGATATCACGCCCGCCGGGACGCAATCCGCAGGGTCGACTGGCAAGGCCGCCGACGCGGGACACATCCACCCGAGTACAAACGCTACAGCCCAGTACTACGCCATGTATCAGAACGCCGTCCTCGAAGGCTACGGCGCCTGGACGTTCGACTACTGGGAACCGGTCCTCTCCCAGTCCGTATCCGCTAGCGGCTGGCCGAGCGGCGGAATCGCACTCAACCTGTTCTACGTACCCACCACCATCACCATCAATGGATACGTGACCTGTGACTGGCGCGGAGCCAGCGGATACTCGAACTGCTACACCGGCCTTTACACCATAGCCGGCGGCAGCAACGGCGTTGTATTGCAGGGCAGCCCGGTGAATATAACGAGCACCTCCCATGCGATAATCCGCACAGGCCCGACAGGGGTTACATCCCTGACGGCCGGCTGGTGGGCTGTCGGCCTAGTAGTCGGAACCCAGGGCGGCACCGTCGTCGGACCGGTATTCACCAATATCGAAGGGGCCGTCGGGGGAACCGGTTTCGCGCGTTCTGGTTTCACTGCCCGCAGTCTTTTGCTCACAGGAACTGCCACCACCCTGACAACCCCGCTAACCTTGTCCAACTTCTCACCGAACACGTACAACTTCGGCTGGTGGGGAATCGATTAAACGCCGGGGCCTGGTGCGCGCAAAACGGATGATCACTCAGTCATACACCACCGCAGCGACGACCGGGCTCTCCGGAATGCTCTGAGACGGAGGGGCGGCGCGTTGAGCAAGATAACCGAGCTTCAGGCGCTGACCAGCGGAATCGCAGCCAACGACGTCCTCCCGATCGTGGATATCTCCGACCACTCCATGGACGCATCCGGATCCACCCGGAAGATCACCATTGCGAACCTGCTCGGCAGTTCCGCCACCACGACAGTGTTCAACGTCACCGACCCGCCATTCAACGCAGCAGGCGACGGCGGCACCGACGACTACGGCGCCATCCTCGCCGCCTGCACCGCAGCCGTCGCAGCAGACGGCGCCGTCTACTTCCCGGCGACCGCGCAGTGGTATCGCGTCAGCCAGCCCGTCGTCGTGTCCGGCGGATCCGCGCTGACCCTCTACGGCGACGGCTACCGGTCCGTCATCAAAGCCGCCGGGAACTTCGACATCTTCCAGCTGTCCAGCCTCGGCGGCCTGACCATCCAGTCGCTGCGGTTCGACACCGAGGTGACCCCGGCAACAACCGCCGGGGCGGCGCTGAACCTGACCGACTGCGCCAACATGTACTTCATCTGGGTGCAGACCAACAACGTCTGGAACGGCCTCTACGCGACCGGGTCGAACACGATCACCATGTTCGGGTCGTTTTTCCACGGCGAGAACGCCGGCATGTACACACAGAACGCCGTCCACGCCGTCGCGTCCCAGTTCGGCGGCGGCACCTACGGCGCCGACCTGGACTCCCTGTCCGGGTCCGCGTCGTTCGTGTCCTGCGCGTTCTTCGGGCCACTGTCCCTCGTCACCCACAACAGCCTGGGCAAAACCCACCCCAACAAGGGGCTCACGTTCTTCAACTCGGGGTCGAACTTCGAGGCAGGTAACGGGCCCCCGCCGGAAGGCAACGGCGGGATCAACCTGGACTGGTGCGGCGGGAACGTCATCCTCGAGCAATGCTGGAACGCCGGCGCCGGGCTGACATTCGGCGGGAACACGGCGCTTGACACCTTGCACATCGTCGGCGGCGAATACGGCGGGTCCGGGTCAGCGCAGGACAGCTCGATCCTGATGAAAAACGGCGTGAACATCACCGTGTCCGGCGCCAAGATCGGCGGCACGAAGAACTCGTCCACCGACAGCGTCGTCATCGGCACGACCAGGACGGATCCCAGCGGTACGACACAGTCCGGGGCCAGCGCCTCGACAGTCCTGGATCCGCTGGCCGTGCAGACCGATTTGAACAGCCTGATTTCCGGGACCGGCATCCCGGCTGGTGCCACCATTACTGCCGTCAACTCAACCGTGCTGCCCTACAGTTACACGATTTCCGCTCCGGCCACGATCGCCGGCAGCACAGCGCTGGTCATCACCCAGAACGTCGACAACGTCATCGTCACCGGGAACCAGTTCATCGGCACCTGCCGGTACTGTGTCGCAGCCGCCGTACCCGGCACCGGCGACGGCGAGATCATCATTTCCGAGAACGACTTCACCGCCGTCACCCCCAACGCCGCGAACCCAGTGAACTTCCCGGCAGCATCCCGGGCCAGCTACAACATCCACGACAACACCAGCGGCGTGACCACCGCCAGCATCACCGGCTTGATCAACGTCGCCGCCCAGTACGGCGCCGACCCCACCGGCGGCACCGACTCGACCACCGTAATCCAGGACGCCATCACCGCCGCGAAAACCACCGGGCAGACCGTCTACTTCCCCCCCGGAACCTACAAGATCTCCGCCGCGCTGAACGTCGGCGGCGGATCCCCCGGCGCGATCACCATCGCCGGGGACGGCTGGGACTCCCAGATCTTCATGGCAAACGGGTCCAACGCCTACATTTTCGACTTCGGTCTCTCCGGCCCGGTGTACACGCCGGGACTCACTATCCGCGACCTGTACCTCAACTGCAACGGCGCCAACCAGACCACCGCAGGCGGAGGCATCTACGCCCGCGGCGCCGTCTGGTGCGTCTTCGACCACCTGTGGATCGAGGAACCGTGGGGCGAGGGCATCCACATCTACCAGGACGGCACCGGCTCCTACGGACACCACAACACCATCAGCAACTGCCTGTTCCGCAACGGGAAGAACGCCAACGGCGGCACCGGCCTCGCCATGCGCGTCGAGCAGGCCGACGAGAACCTGTTCACCGGCTGTACCATCCAGGACTGCGGCAACACCTCCGCCCCGCAAAACGGACAGGTGTATGACATCAGCGCCGGGCTGTCCACGTACAGCAGCTGCCACTTCGTCGGCGGCGCCACCGGCGCGGCATTCGTCAAATCCGACTCCACCCCGGGACGTCTTGTTTTCACCGGCTGCCAGTTCGACGGCACCAACAGCGCCGACATGCTCGTCCTGCAGGGCGCCGGCCATGTGGTGTCCGGATGCCAGTTCCTCAACGTCGGCCAGGGCCTGACCGGCGGACAGGCCAGCGCGGTGCGCCTGAACGGGGCCACCGCATCCACCGTCACAGACAATTACTTCACTGCGGTGACCGCTTACGCGACGGCCGTACTGGAAGACTCCGCGGCGAACGGCAACAACGTCGGCCTGAACACCTACGCCGGGACATGGCTGGCAGCGGCGCCGGTCGTGCTCACGGGGGCCACGTCGAGGGCGGCGGCGTCCTCGGTCGGCCTGGCGCCGGGCGGGACGACCCAGTTCCTGCGCGCCGACGGGCAATGGCAGGTGCCGCCTGGCGGGGCAGGCGGCGCTGAGAGCGTCGTGGCCCACGGGAACCTCGGCTCCGGGTCGGTCACCCTCACCGCATCGGCGCCGGGCACCGTGTTCACGGCGAACCTCAACAGCGGCTCCCCGTCGATCACCCTCGCCGGCGGGGCGACCGGCGCGGTCGCGACTACGATCACCCTTTACATCACCGCCACCGGCGGCACCCAGCCGACGTGGACGAACGTCACCTGGATCACCGGCGCCGTGCCCGTCATCGACCTCACCACATCCCCAGCGGCACTGACAGTGCTCGTGTTCGAAAACCTCGGCTCATCCACCTCAGCCTGGTACGGATCGCAGGTGGCCTGACGTGGCCATGGGCGCGCGGCGGATGATGAGGGCAGCGAATCTCCACGGCCAGCAGATCACCAGCATGTACCCCGGCGTCGCCAACACCACAGTGAACCGGAACGCGAACACCGGGCCGATACCGCTGCTCACCGCCGCGCAGAAAGCTGCCTACCCGGCAGTGAACGCCGGACCCGGCGGCCCGCTCACTGCCCCGCCGCTGCCGTCCGGCGGTTACTGGCGGCTGGACGGATCCAGCGAGCTTGACACAGGCAACAACGGGCTGTGCACTAACTGGACATCCGTGTCAGCGCCGTACACATACAACAACCTGACCACTAACCTGGGCGGCCTCGCCCAGAACATCGGCGGGACCGGCGGGCAGGTCATCGACGGGTTCTTCGTCCCGGCCGGCACTTACGTATTCCAGTTCATGGACTTCAGCCTTTCCAATCTTGATATTCTCGGCGGATTCACCGGCGCGCTGTTCCGGGGATGCCGGTGCCGTCAGAACGGTGCTGCGCCGGGATCGTTCAACACGGGCGGTGGCAGCACCTCGGCGCTGATGTTTCATTTCTGCGACGTCGGCGGCCTCGGCCCTACGTCATCTGAAATCCAGGAAGTCCCGATAGACATCCAGAACAGCGGCGGCATCCGCATCTACCGCTGTTATGTCAGTTACGTGACCACCGGCCTGCAGCCAGCCGCATCAACAACCTACATCGATCTGTTCGAGAACTATATTGAGAAAATCACTCATCTCAGCATCGGGCATCTCAACGGAATCACCTGCGGCGGCGGCCAGTCCGCCATGCGGATCCAGCGAAATTATATCGTCACCGCCGAGTTCGACGAGAACGGCCTTCAGGTCAACGACACTGACTGCATCAGCATGTTCGTCGACTTCGGCTTGTGGACGGGCCGGGGGACGAACCCCGACGGGTCGAACGGGTATTACCTGAAAGACAACTATATGGGCGGCACTGGGTACTGCGTCTACCTGGGCGGCGCGCAGAGCACCAGCATCACGCCCTACGGCGCCGTCGCGAACCTGAATTTCACCGGGAACCGGATCACGACAGCGATCTATCCCACCGGCGGCGGAAACGGCCCTTATACCTACCCGCCGCTTGACGGCTGGGTCACGGGCTCTCCCTCGCTCTGGCTGAATTACCCGTTCAGCAGGCTCAGCGGTCCGGCGCCGGAGAACGCGAACGCCAGCACCGGTCATGCTGACCTGAGCGTGGAGTTCTGGGTCACGCAGCCCGGATGCACCTTCGGCGGCTATGGCTGGTATGTAGCCCCCGGTGACGGCACAGGCGGCCAGGTAGTCGGCGACGGTACCGGGGCCAGCACGTCCTGGCGGCTGTTTTCCCTGACCAGCACGACCGGCACTACCGGAACGCTTGTCGCCGGGTCGTCGATTGCTGCCGGGTCCTACGGCGCACTGGCAAACACCTGGACTTACGTGCAGGTCGCGTCCCCGATCGCGCTGTCTACCGGCACGGCCACCACAGGCACGCACTACCGCGCTGTCATGACCTATACCGGCTCCGGGAACGGATGGTCATCCACGCCCGGCTGGTTCGCCTCCGGCGGCCAGGGTGCCACTACAGCAGTCAACGGACCCGTCTCGCTGCCCGGCACCGCAGAGGCGTTCGGCGGCCTCCAGGGTGCCAACCGTGTCCCGAACTCAGGAACCGGCGCGATGCCGGTTGCCTCGTCCGGCGGGACGAACTACTGGATCGACTTCATGATCTACTGGTCCGGGCAGACATACACGAATGTCCAGGCGAATAACCTGTGGGCTGACGGATCCACCGCCGGGACCGCGTTCATCTGAACCAGCTCGAGACGGAGGCGCCCTCATGGGATCGACCGTCTTCTACACCGGCGGCGCCGAAGACGCCACTCTCACCAATGTCTTCACCATCGACAAAACCCCCGTCGACCCCGACACCGTAAACCTCCAGGTCATCGACCCGAACGGCCTCTACACCTACTACACTTACGGCGCCAGCCCCGCCCTCACCCGCCTCGACGTCGGCGTCTACCAGTGCACGCAGCCTTGCACCACCGACGGCCTCTGGACCTACGTCTGGATCGGCACCGGCGCCGCCGCTGACGTCTCCGCCGGCACCTGGCGTGTCCTCCCCGACACGATCGGCCAGTGGTACACCTCCCGCGAGGAAATCAAATCCCGCCTCGGCATCAACGACACCTCGGACGACTTCGAGATCGACCTCGCCGTCCAGGCCGCCGCCCGGTGGATCGAGGGCCGCTGCGGCCGCCACTTCTACCAGATGCAGGACACCCGCACCTACGTCCCCGAGTCCATCTGGACCGCCCACATCGACGACGTCGTGTCCATCTCCCAGCTTGCCGTCGATCCGCAGGGCACCGGCGACTTCTCGCAGATATGGACCCCCGGCGTCAACTATGAGCTCGCCGTCGGGGAACGCCGCTACAACCGGATGGCATCCGGGGAGCCGCAGCCGTACCGGGAGATCCGGGTCATCGGCGGCGGGTCCGTGTTCTTCCCGTTCGTGTGGCCGCTGTACCGGCAGGACCGGATCCAGGTCACCGGCGTGTTCGGCTGGCCCGCCGTCCCCCCGGCGATCACCCAGGCCGCGCTGCTGCTCGCCTCCGACCTGTTCAAGCTGAAAGACGCCCCGTTCGGCGTGCAGGGCATGGCCGACTTCGGCATGGTGCATGTGCAGGCAGGATCACAGGTCGAGTACCTGCTGCAACGGTACATAGACCCGTCCAGGAAGGTCGGGGTGTAGGTGCGGGCTC